TTTCTAAAATACAATGTGCCACCTTCAGAATCTCCTACATGATTAAGGATTCCTATTCTTGGATGCCCACCGCCAGAAGTTGCCGCTACTGATAATTGTTGTTCTGGCGCTTTTGTGCCGATTCCAGTATGTCCTGACTCATTTACATATATTCCGTTGCCGTCATCTGGGTTATCATCAATGCCAAAATACGCAGTATCTGCTGAGTTTAATAATAGCCCCATGTAAGCGGCTTTACTGGAATGACCAACTCGTATTATTGAATGTTCTCCATTAGCATCAATTGCACTTTGAAAATTTGCTACTGTTACATCAGCATCTGCGGCTGATACTGCATTTAAAGCATATCCTGTACTGTCTTGCAAAATCTTTAAACCAGTAGTTCCAGTTGCTGATGCGTGGTCATTATGTATTTCTACTAAATTTCTTGTACCAGTAGATGATGAGTTAGATTTAAGATATAACATCTTACCAGTAGTTAGCGCATCAGATTCTACATAGACACTATAAGATGTAGTATTTTCTGCATCAATAGAAATAGCATTGTGGTTTTCATTGTGGTCTATATATAAGGCGGCTACAGCCGAATCTTCTTGAATGTGCATTTTAGTTGCTGGAGAACTTGTACCAATCCCGACATTGCCATCGGCATCAATTACCATTCGTTGAGCAATGGAAGTTCCACCCGAAGCATTACAAGTCCAGAATTGCAATTCAGTTGGAGCATCATCTACATCGTCTTGATCCCAATGCCCAGCAGATTGACCTACAATCTTTGCACCTGTTGCTGGTTGGACATTTGAACCACTATCATCGTGTCCTTTAAAATATATTACACCAAGATTGCTACCATCTGTTATATTAGAGTCTCCTGTTCTGGATAATGTTAAATCTCCACCACCACTTGCTCCAATATCTAAATCACTTGTTGGGTCACTCGTACCAATTCCGACATTTCCTGAGCTATCAATAGTTACAGCATCAGCATTATTTGTCCTGAATTTCATAGAGTCTGTGTCGTGGTAGTACCTTACAAAACCTCGGTTAGCATCACTTGAATCTGGGAAATATATTCCAGCCGAACTTGATGCTCCTGCCAATATAGAAATTCCAGCATGACCACTGCCTTCTATAACAAGTTCATCCCCACTTCCATCTAAGGTACTAATTCCACTATCAGCACTTTTAACATGGAGAGTGCCTAATGGAACAGTCTCATTAATACCAACAGCACCCCCAGATGTAATTCTCATTCTTTCTGCATTATTAGTAGCAAAAACCATCTGGGTATTTTCTTGATTCCAAATAACTGTTTCTTCAGTTGCTCCTAACCCTATTAATGTTCCATCACCAGAACCAGTGCCAGTAGTAGAATTAACATATTGAGTATAAGAAGCTCCACTATCAGAAGCTGAAATAACTTCAGTATAATGAAATCCTCCACCGCCAGTTACAGTTAAATCACCTGAAATGGTCAGGTCGCCAGTTATTGTACCTCCTGAAGATATTGAATCAGCAGTGGTTGTTATAATACTACTTTTCATAATTATCTCCTTAAGCTAAAATTACTTTGACAGTTGCATCAGAACCGCCTTTTCTTTCCATTATTAAATAAATATTATCGCCTAATCCTCTAGGCACTTTTAATGAATATATTGTATCACCACCCATTAAATATAAATCATTAGCAGTCGATACATCTGTATCTGTGCCTGTAGTGTTAAATGTAAAGTAAAAGTCATTATCAGATTGTAAATGAATTGTATGATATGAAGTAACATTAACTGCAACTCCATCTGTATCAGCGGTAACTGCAGCTTGTACTTGCCAATCAGCAGCTGAATCTGTATTTAAAGATTCGTGCGCTCTGTGTTTTTGAAGGTTTGCCATCTTATCTCCTTTAATTGTTTAGTTGTCTTGCGAGGCGAGATGTCTCCTTATACAACTGTTAATTTTTATCTTACAGCGTAGGGTCCAGCAGGAAATGACATTGCCATCTTCCTTTTGTTGCCTTCGTTGTCTCCTAATTTACTATAAAATTCTCTAATGTAATACTCTTTTGAAGTTAAATCTCCTTGAGATTCTGCTTTCATTGCTTTAACATAATCAACTACAGCAAGACAAAGCATTTGATTAACATTTGGATGAGATGTCTCACTTGGAGAAGAATCCTCTAAAGGTATTTGAGTAATTGTAATTCTTTCACCAGCGGCTTCAGTAGTAAATGAACCACTAGCAAGTGTTAATGTACTTGAACTAACAGTTCCACTAGAAGTTAATGTATAATCACCATCATTGCTTGCTGAACCCTGAACTCTTATTTTATCTCCCTGAGCAAAAGTAGCCCCAGTCGCAGCAAATCCACTAGCTGAATCGCTTATTGCTGAACCTGAAAAAGATATTGTAATTCCATTTGCATAACCAGTTGTTGATTCTAATGCTTCTTTTACAAATGGCTCATCCAATGCTGTGTATTCAATTCTAAGACCATCTGCAATATTCTCATTTGGATACATTAACTCATTATCTCTAGTTCTTAATACACCAGTTTGAGTTATACGTTCATTTGTAGAACCTCCCAATAATTGATATAAGATAAGTTCTCTACCTCTTAGGTAATAATACCACTCTTCACTTACATTATAACTCATGGTGATGTATCCTCAGCTAAGTAACTAGGTTGATTAATTAGTCTTTTAATTCTTTTGTATTTGCTATCACTTGTATCTTTTATAGTTACTCTTTCAAGAGCAATTAAATCTGGAGGTAATTGATATACATTATCATCACTATCAACAGATTTTATTATATCTTGTTTTCTTGATTTTACTTTTTGTTTAGAACTAGACTGTATTAAGTGTATAGCATCTTTTACCCAAGCTATTGTTAAAGTTGTTTCTCTAATCCCAGCTCTTTCCATTATTTCTTGTACTGTCATTGTTGTGCCTCTGCCTGAGCTTGTTGTTGTTGTGATTGGTATCGAATAGATTTTTCATTCATACCAATATATGTTTGTAATTCTTCTTTAGCCCAAGTATAATATTTTTGAGATTCAGCCATATAAACTTGTTGTTGAGATATTCTTGATGTTATCTCATTTGCATATCCTTGAGCTTCAGCTAATGCAGAGTTTATTTGTTTTACTCTCATATCTCCTATCGCTACCCATTCTGCTAAGTGAACTTGAGCACGTTCTAATTCACTCTTTACAATAGATAGATTACCATTCAATAATTCAATATCTTCAGCTTGTAAAAGGTCATAAGCATCATAACCACTTGCTGGTTTATTTGTTTCAATTAATAATTGAACTTTATCTACAGCCTCTTTTACTCTTACAAGTTGACTATTAGTAGCATCGTATGTTGATGGGTCTCCAAATATTGAAGCGTCATTACTAGCCTCAAATCTATCTGCAGCTGTTTCTGCTTGGTCTACAGATGCTTTAAGATATGTCAATGCTGTAGTAATTCCAGAGTTCATACCAGATGCTAACTTAGCAAATTCAGAAGAAGCCGCCCTAAATATAACAGCACTTCTTAAATCACAATCATCATCTATTTTTGTAAAATCTACATACAAAACTCTAGCGGTTTCAGAATCAGTTGGAACTGGCTTAACTGAGACTATTACACCTTTATCAGTAACTGAATTATCAAGATAATATTTTGGATATGTATTTGTTGCTAAATGTAGACTATTGCTATTTGCTATAAATCCTTTCATGCTATATGGAACTTCTTCAGCACTAAATCCATTTCTTGAAACATCTAATATGCTATCAGTTGCCCTAGACATAACTATGTTAACACCTTGTGATGTATTTCCACCATCGCTACTTGGATTTGTAAGAGTAGCAGCCCATTTCAATAAATTTTTAGGGACACTAGCCACTACAAACCTTTGAGCAGAAACTAGAAAACTAGAGTCTGCTGTACCTACACCAGTTATAGCTTCTATTTCGTCTGCAATTGCTGTTGTTGCCATTTATTTTTCCTTTAATCGAACAAGGCATCTTCCACCAAAAGGAGAACTTCTAAATGAAAGACGCCCGTTCAATTTTATCTTTTCAGATTATGATACTGAAAAGCTAGCGTCATGAGAGCCATGTCCACTAACATACCAATAAGTACCATCACTAATTAGTTCGAGCCAATCTCCTACTGCTCCCGCTGCTTCTACTACAATAGTAGTCCCAGCTAGAGTGAGATAAGCATCTCCACATTCTGCACCACCTTTTAGTAATGCAGTTCCTTCACTAGTTGTGATTGAACTATCTGCAGTCGTGTTAGTAGCTATAAACTTAAACTTTAAACCAGCTTTAACAGCAGGTAAAGTAATTGTTCTAGCAACTGTGCTTTCTAAGAAATAAGTCTTACCACTATCTTTCATACCTAAAGAATGAGAAGAAGCAGAAGAATCATCCATAGTAAACATATACGAGTCTGATTGATAACTAGCTCTTGCTTTGTTGTTAGTTCCACTACCATTAGCCATGATTTACTCCTTAACCGCTAAATGGTGTTGCTGCAGTTCCATTAGTTCCTAATACACTACCCCAAACTATCCAACCAGTATTATATACAGCTCTAAGATTAACTTCAGAACCTAATAATCCACCTTGTGTAGTAGCGTTCATAGTAATAATATTGTTTGAACTACCATTAGCAGCAAATCCATCATCAGCATCTACTTGATGAACAGCAAGAGTACCTTGATAGTAATCACCAGCTTGGTCTGTTGCTGTGATAGTTATATCACCACCTGCATCATTAGCCATAATGAACTTATATTGAAGTCCATCTAAGGCTGCTGTGATAGTAGGAAGAACAATAGCACAAGCATCAGAATCAGCTATGTGAATTACTCCACCTTCTGTACCATCAAGAGTTACGCCAGCTGTTATTTTTAGATAACCACGACTAAGAGCTACGCTGCTTAGAGCATCACCATCTTTGTTTTGTCCATATAAAGGTATACTCATTTTCTACCTCCTTATGACCAGTAAGCGTGAGCTTCTGGCATTTGCCATTCCATTCCCGCTTCTGTTTGGATTAAGTCAACCCTTCGGTCAACACCACTATTTTCTAAGGTTTGGACTCCAACATAGATTGCAGTATCTCGATTCAAGCCATTACCAACAAGAGGTCTGTATGCACAGTACTTCATGTTAACAGCTATCATTTTAATAGCGTGTCCATCTAAGTGAACATTGCGAGCTACGTTCATATCACCATAAGGTGTAGAAATTGTAGTAATCTCGACTCCAAATACCTTCTTTTTACCAGTTAATGACATATCAGCTCTGAAGTTTGAAGATACTTCAAGATTGTTGCTGAAATAGCCACTTAGTTTATGTAACCAGTTATAAGTAGCAGTATCGCAAAAGAACAACGTAGCGTTTGCATTATTATAACGTGGGTCTAAGAAGCTAGACATATCATCTAGGAAATCATCTTGAGTTTTACTCGCATGAGTTAAACTAAAAACGTTACCATAATTTGATATGTAATCAACAGCACCTTGAGTATACCACTCATCGCCAGAATCATACTGAGCACCAAACAAACAACTTTGTTCAATATCCCATTTATGTTCAATTAACTTTTCACGCCAGACTCTAGCCCACTCATTTGGTTCATACTTGAGAACGGTAGCACGAGTTGTGTTATCCATTGCCATAGCTGTTTTCCAAATTTGAGTACGACCATATCCAGTTGAGAAAGGTTGGTCTTTCCAAGTTTCTGGATAACCAGTTCCTTGACCATGTGCACTACCCACAACATAACATCTTTTAGGTTCTAGGTATTCTGAAATTGATTTTCCAGATATATCTAAACCATCAAGAGCATTATTATAAGCTGAATAAGAAGAAAGTTCCATAACACTTGTACCACTTCCTTTTCTTACAACTTTACATTTTAGGTTTGCGCAATTAGATACAGAAGATGTATCAACATCTAATATCTTAACAATTAAGTAATCACTAGCAGATGAAGCAACACTAGCAGAACTATCATCCCAAGAACCAGCTGTAACGCCAGTCATATAAGGTATTCTTACCATTTGGTCTGCTAAGAAAAACCCAGGTTGGGTATTAGCGTCTGCTACTGAAATCTCACCAGTTGATTGACCATAAACATTACCAACATTGCCAGTATTTTTATAGTCAGTCGCCATAGTAAAATAATAAATATCACCTGCGTCTACATTACCATGAGTCACAGAAGCATCACCACCAGCAGAACTAGCTGGGGCAGTTGTTCCATGATTTACCACATAAGCATATCTCTTATGGAAAGAGGGTCTGCGTTCTGTGAATTTGAACTCGGGGTCATCAGTTGGTTTCTTCGATAGTTTTGACATTAATCTGAAGAAAGGGTCTTGAGCTATTCCTAGCTCAGAAACTCTATCGCCAAAATTGTACTTTCTACGAAGAACACCAGTATTGAGGTCTTGCCCATAGGTAGGTTCACCACTAGAACCACCTCGGGAAACATCAGCTGTTGACTCGAGCGAAAATAAGTCAGCCATTTTAGCCTTCTCCTATTTTAAGTTAAGGCATCTGGCTATTAATTTAACCAAATGCCGATTCTAAGTCCTTGTCAATACCTAAAATAGAATTAAACAATTGGTCGTCTTGAGAAGATTCAACTTGCTGACTACCAGTAGTAGCTAGAGATTGTGGACGTTCATTTACGTTCTTCATTTGCTGAGCAACTTGAGTACTAGCGTCTTTAGCTATATTTGTTTCCCTAGATTCTCTATTCTTTAGATAATAAATATCATCAAGAGTAAGAGTTTTCTGTTTGGCAAAACTTCTAAAATCATTCCATTCGTCTTCGTTCATTTCGTAACGTTGGCGAAAATCTGATTCTTGAGATAGTCTCTGATTCTCAGCTTTTTGTCTACCTAAAGTATCATTCAACCTTTTTTGTACAACTCCATCAATGGTTGATTGAAGTACTCTAGCAGAGTCAGAACCTGGGTCCGAGACAGCTTCGTCAGGGTCAAATACAAAATCCTCATCTAACTTCAATTGTTCTTTCATATTCTTAGGTGCTTGACCACCACCCTCAAAATAGTTCCTCACATGAGTTACTAAATTAGGGTCGTCTTTCATTGCATTAATGATAGGTACATAAGGTTCAAGTTCATTCAGTTTACCACTAAGTCGTTTACCTTCTTTACTTGAATCTGCATACCTTTGTTTCAAGGTCTCAACTTCGTCTTGACCTTGTGTTTGACCTTCGCCCTTGACGTTCTGAGGCTTGTTATCGCCCGACGCAGATGATACAGAAGTGTCAGCTTCTTCGAGTATTCCAGAATTTACGCTTCTATCTAAATCAGCAAAAAAGTCATCAGATACAGCTTCTTCTGTCACATTATCTTCGAGGGCACCGATGTCCACTTGGTCAACCGATGCGTTGTCTACTTGTTGTTCCATACTCATTTTTCTCCTTTTGTGTTATTTGAAATATAATATTACTGGAATGAAACATAAAACTATTTTTCCTTGACATTAGGCATTCTACCTTGCTCGGTTTCTTTAACATCTCTAGCAACTTCTTTCATGTCCATTTGAAGTTGTTTTCTAGCTGTATCAAATTCACCTTTCATAAGATTTCTTAATAGCTTTTGTTGAGCCTGTGTATCTAATACACTCTTTTGACTTTCCATACTTCCAGTTCTCACTTTGTCTTTAATACCTGCTTGTACTAATTGACGTTCTAATGTTTCAATAGTTCCGTCTTTATCTTTTAATGATTCTTCCATTTGTTGCAATTGAGATTGTAATTGAGAATACAATGACTTTCTTTGTAGTAATTGTTTCTTACCTCGTATGTCTGTTTCAGCAACCATAGCCACATCATCAATAAGACCAGATTGAAACCATCTAAAATATTCTTCAATCAAAGCCCACCTATTAACAGGGAGCGTTGCCCCAGATACAATTCTTACATCAAACTTAGCAGCTGAATAATCCATCCACTTTCCAACAGCTTGTCCATAATCATTATAAATTGGGATATTAATTCTTATTTCTTTTTCTTGCTCTTCAGGGCTTTGACCAGCTTCAGGCTGAACAATTCTAAATACCTTATCAATTTGATAGGTTTGTTGAGCAATCTCTTTAAATACTTTTCCTAAATGTTCAAGGGCAGGTTCTACAGTATTACCCATCCAAGCTTTAATTCTTCTTGTTCCATATTCATCGTTAGCTAATAATCCTCGATATGTCTCAGGTTGCGCTCTTGCAATTCCCATCATTGATGAATGGATACCAGCAATATATTCTATATCAGATTTACCTTCCTGAGTAACACTATAGAAAGCATTATTAATACTAGCAGGTAAGACAGGAGTTGGAGGTTGAAACCCCTGCCTATATTTCAATAAAGCACCTGGAGCGGAAGCATATTGCTCCCATTCTCCTTCGGGTACAGAGCCTTCTTCATATAACCATCTCAAGTTAGAGGCAAGGTTGGCATTATGAAGCATTATTTGATGTGCCTTATTTATTTCCTGCTGTTTACCTATTAATGGTGTAACAGCACTCATTGGATAAGGAGTGCCTGTGTATGTGTAAGGGATAGGAACGATTGGATATTCTTTTTGATTTAATAAAAACTCATATAAGAATGTATCGTCACCAACACTACATACTAGTTTTATTCTTTCTTCATAGAAGTCAATCGCTTCAACTATGTTAGCAGCAACTGATTCATTCTTAATTAGAATACCATATTCTTTTTTTGTAATAACCTTTTGTTCAATTCTTGTTGCTCTATCTTGAGCCATAGACATTAATTCAGCTCTTTTTTCCTGAACTGCTTGTTCAGCCATTTTCTGAGCACGTTCAATTTCAAGCTTTGCTCTTTCCTCTATTATCTCACCAGCCTGTAATGCTTCCTGTATTTGTTTCTGTTTTTCTAGTAATTCAACTTCAGTCTCTCTTTGGAACTCTTCAAGTTGAATAGAAACAAGCCTTCTTATTTCTTCTAACTCTTCTTCTTTAGGAGGTATCTTTATAAATACATTGACGTATGGAATTTTTACCTTTTGGTAACATTCGTAGTATGATACAATATCATCATCTTCACCCTCTATCGTCAAGCCCATTGTAATATCTTCAGGTAGAATACTATCAGATGTAACAGTATCTCTTTGAGAGTAACTTACTGTCTCAGATTCTCCACCTGCATTTTTAATCTTAGCTTTGTACTGAGGAAACATATGCATCAATTGTGTCCTAGCAAGATTTTTTCTAACCATGATAAAGTTAGCATCTCTGAACAAAAAGTCTCTGCTCATTGGGTCTACAAAAACATCTTGAGGGTCAATTCTTTTAAATAAAACTTCACCCTTTCCTCTATCAGCATCTCTATCAACATCTACAAAAAAGTAGCCAATACCCTTAGTTAAACTATCTAAGACAATTTGACCATATAAAGATTTACCATTTGAATTGTGCCAAGCGTAATCAGCTATGTCAGAATGCACTTGAGCAACATCAGTATCACTTCCTTCTACTCCAACTGCCTTCCATCTAGGATTGTTAGCAGTTACAAAGTATTTCATTGTCTCAACAATTGGAGTTACCCTGTTAATAGTAAACGTAGGCATTCCAGATTCATTAAGAGTATCTTCTTCTTCCTTGCTAAGTTGTTCGTTTAAATAAAAATCATAAGACTTTTGACTTAATGAAGCCCATCTACTTCTATGAGCATTATTAGCTCTATCCCATAACTGTTTATTTATTTGTGCTTTTTGTTTTTGAGTAGCCATTAAAATTTAACCCCGTATCCTTTTTCTCTCATAACCTCATACAGCTTTGGAGCGACAATACTATGTGTATATCCTTCGTCTGTTGTTTTATCTAAATACACATCTTCACCAGCATGAACTCTATGTTGTTCTTTCATTTTTTGTTTAAATAAATCTTTTCTTGTAGAATGGTGAGTCCATTTTTCAGGGTTTTCCCATTGTATAGCATGAGAAAGTTCTTCAACAAGGTCTCCTCCAGTATCAACACCTCCCCTTACTTCAACTACATCTTTACCAAATTTAGACTTCCATTTAGACCAAAAAGTTTGTTTTTTACCAGAATGTTCTCTCATTAAATAGTCTACATCTCTAGGAACAAACTTAGGTTGACGAACTCCTTTAGTTTTTATTTTAGGCTTACCTGCCATTCTCCATAAATCTTTAACGCCTTCCATTTCATAATTCTGACCTTCTCTTATCCCACCTTTCTCAGTTGAGAACATAATGCTTTTACCCAAAGCTTTATTTATATTTTCTTCCCTAGATTCATATAAAAGACCTATTAATGGAGCTTCACCAACTTTATCCATTAAGTTTAAAAATTTTTCCCTACTTGATACTTCAGCCATTAATCTTTAAGCTTTTTAATATTAATATCATTTTCTGAACCAAATACTCTACCAACGATTGATTTTGCGTTTTTTTTTATATCATTCAAAGCAGCTTCAGCTATATTCTTACCTTTGTATTTCATCATATGCCTATCCCATTGTTTAGCTTTCTTTTTATAATCCTTGCTACCAATAGGAGCACCAGCCCAATGTTTTTGCAACCAAAGATTCTTAGCACTTCCACTTTCTATAGCTTCTATTATAAGAGGGTCTGAGCCTTTTTTATACCAAAAATCTGCCAATAAAACTTCTTCTTGTTGATCTCTTGTTAAGGTCATAGCATTATCTGATTTTTTTGCAGAAGCAACCCAATCTGGTGATTCTAAGCCAAGAGCTTTATATCTATTTTTTACTCTATTTAAAGCCGTTTGAAATGCTCCAGAACCTTTTCCACCACTAATTTTTGGGTCTGTTTCAAACTGAAAATAACCCCTACCTGGACCACCTCCATGCTGAGGTATATTTTGATTATTAGATTCTACAAATCCTATTTGATTTAACATTCCCTCAATTTGTTCATCTGTCGCATTAAATTTTTCAGCAAATGTTTTTCTTAATGGACTCATTATTTCCTCCAAAGAGTTATTGGTTTACTTACTTTAACATTCCAATCGTACCCTGTACCGAATGGACTTTTTGATTTTTTATATCTAAAATCTACGCCTATGTCTTTAGGGAGATTAAATTTGGCTCTTCCATGAGTACCTACATCTAATGAAAATTTACCACCAGCTACACCAACCTTCATACCAACTAGGTCTCTAAGGCTTGATTGCATAAATTTCTCAGGTTCAGGTTCAGGTGAAAGTTTTCTTAAGCTTTCTTTTACAGTTTGATATGAATAAGGAGAAAGGTCTGGTTTCCCACTTGCACCAGAAAGGATTCTTCCAACATTCCAACTTGTATCAAGTTGAGCAGTTGTAGTTGTATCAGTATATGTTTTACTTGGCTCTGCCACAAAACCTCCTTAAATGTGACTAATTAAGCAACTATCCAGCTCTTAGGCTTTTTCTTTGGCACATACCAATTTTTGGTATTTTCATCCCTTTCGATATTAGGTGGAAAAGCATGAAGTTGAGAATAATATAGAGTTTCTATAGTATCATCATGTGCCATTCTCGGTCCGAATGTAATAATTTCGTTAATTAAATCAAACATATTATCTCGCACATGAATTGTACCCATGCTAAACCTTCCAGATAGACCAGAATAAACCCTATTCATCTTGTTTGTACCCCCAGGTTTTTCTGGAATAACAGAAATATCGAACTTATTAAGCCTTCGTCTTTCTTCATTCAATGCTTGAAATACACTTCTATTCATAGCTACATCTTCAACTGTACTTGATATAGCATGGTACTTTTGGTGCATTTCCATTATATAATCTACAACACCTTTCTTCCCAGTATTCTCACCCTCTAGTGTCTTTTGACCTATTGTTGGTATAGAACGATGTCGTTCATATTCTAGTACATAGAGATTATTTTCTTTGTCAATGGCGATAGCCATGATAACAGAAAAGTCAGACTCTTTAGTATTAATATCAGTAGCAGGGTCGCAACCAATAAAAGTATTGACTGGAACTTGTTCGCCACCAATGACAATATAGTTTTGATTTGTCTCTGTGTCGTATTCATAATACCCCTTCCAGTATTTTATGTGATGTCTTGTCCATAAAGCATCTTCAAGACTCTGAACTTCCATCATATATTCTTGATAGAATTTTGAAGGTTGCCCAGAATCTTGATAGAACTTCTTCTTTTCTTCCAATTTTGAAGAAGGAAACCAACCTTCCCATAGCGGAGAACCATTAGGTAAAACAGCTTTGTAGGTTATTAGTTTCCAAGCAAATTCTTCATTATTGCCTTTAGCCCTCTCATGGTTGATAAGAAGATTGTTGATAAAAGAATCGTAATGCACAGGAGTACCGTTAACACGAAGACGACCAGTATGAGGCTCGATTGCAGGATAAACGACAGCAGTAACGAGATTCGCATTTTTATCCCTAGCTTCTCTTGTGATTGTGTTTGCTTCGTGTTCAAAGTCATCAAGTACGATGAGGTCGTATCGTTTGTGGAGTTTTGCTCCTCCCCGTATGCCCGCGACATTGCTTTTCGAAATGAGTTTGCATCCATTAGATAATTCTACGTCCTCCTCTGTCCATTTAGAACCTTTAAGTTTACCAAAATAATATGTGAACCTATCATTAAACTCCAGATGATGTTTAATATAGTCCATATTCCCAACACTAAGTTTTTGAGTGGCGGACACCCAAGCATAAAAAAGCATATCATCTTTAGGACAGAATACAAAGTCTTTGAGGATTGATGCTTTTGTTAAGACAGTCTTCCCGTGACCACGAGGTAAGATAATAGCTAATTGTTTACAATCTTTGTCGTCAATAGAATCAGCAACCTCATAGTGAAAAAAAGGTGTTTCACTCCTCATAAAGTCATCTGGTAAGAACAGCTTACCAAAAGAGATAAGGTCTTTATAAGCTAATACTAACGCTTCTTCAGCTTTGTTTATGTTCTGACTGTTTATATTCGCCATCTAAATACTCTTGAAACTTTTCTTCCAATTCTTGCATCCTAAGAAAATCAACAAATGCTTTTTCAATAATAGTAACTCTATCCAACAATTGAAGCATTGACATTTCATAACTACCCATACGCTTCATAAGGTCTCTACGACTAGGTTTATTCTTTCTCTTCAACTAAATCTCCTATTACCCAATTCATCATTTTGCAATACTCTGTAGCATCTTTCCTGTTCTTTGCCCAGAACTTATATCCATTAACAGATTGAAATCTTTGGTAGTCATGCTTCATGTGATAAGGTTGTTTTTTATTTTTCTTTTTCATCGTTTGTCCATGAGAATACTATGTTATCATTTACAATGTAATGAAAAGCCCCTGCTACTGAAGTATTACTCTTCCTCAGCGGCAGGTATTTTATCTTGTGATATACCACCATTCAACATTTTCCTTTCTGCTTTTTCTAGTTGTTCTGGGGAAAAACCTTGAAACATACCAATCACACCAACCTCTTTTTGTTTCATTGTCATTCCTGTTGTTCCTATTATCTTGCCAATCTCCTTAGTGGATTGCAATATTATGTTATCATCTTCACTAAAGTCAGCAAGATGTTTGAGTTTCCGTAGCACATATTCGTGGTCTAAGCCATTTTCCTTAGCTACATCCATTACTCCTTTTTCTATTTCTTTCACTATACGCTCCTGTTTTAAAAGCACTACAGCCTTCTTTCTAGCTGTTTTATCGTTATCTTCATTAAAAGCATCCATATAAGCTTTGACTGGTCCGTGTCCAGCAACAACACTTGTTGTAAATAATTTTTCTTTCTTAGTAGGATTCTTCCTTGTTTTAATATTTGTTTTCTTTCCAATGGTCTTTGAGAATGTATATCTATTCTTATGAGAGCTAAAGTCTGTATCCATCTTTGTTTTTTCATTTATCAAGAATGTACCAACAATCGTTCTACACCATCCTTTAGAATGTTTATAATTCTTCCTGTCATTTGGATGTGTTATTCCTCCAACCTTTAATAACTGTACAATTCCTCCGTCATCTGCTTTTACCCAGTCTCCTTCTTTAGCATCTTTCCAGTATTTCACATAAATAGCATCACCACCATTCAGCTTATATTCATCTATGTTTTCATACACATAATGCTTTTTTCCTCTTATTGTTCTATATTCCAACTTTCTTCCTCAATTTGCTATTAAGTTTCTCTAGTAACTCCAACTGCAATACAAGACCATCTATCAAATCAAGTACTGCTTTGTGAGCTTTATACATTTTACCATCAATCTCTATATCTTCTAAGCTTGAACTCTTATTAATAGATAACTCTTCTAATACTTTTTCTTGTAACTCTTGTGGTAATAATTCTAAAAATTTTAATGACCTTGCCATAATATCCTTGACATCACTTTCTTTAACATATATTTTATATTATATATATATATATTATATATACTATATATATCCATTTTTCTTTCTTTGGTTCTTTCTTTCTTTTTGCAGTTCGCACATACTGCCTTAAATCCAAATTCACTAGTGATAGGCTTATCACAATCTGTACAATGAAATGGCATTGGCATACCCTTAAAATAATGCTATGCCCAGGTGTTTCCAAATAAAATATTACAAAATGTTATAGGGCTATAAACTCGACCCCAATACCCTAAAATGGATTTTTCACTAAACAAAAAGAGGTTAAAAATGAATCAACTTATTCAAATTTTCTTACCAACTGAATGGCGTGGTATTCCTAATGTTCAGCAACCATTTACACTTAACTTGGTTGAGAATGGCGACATGATTGATGTCTACTTTTGGAAACCATCTGTTGAAGAGAATGGTAAACATTTCTTAAGAGTTCCCAAGAAATCTAAGAAAGCTTTTATTAAGGCTTGCGAGGTGTAAACCTCGTAGCTGAGCACGCATAAGAGCAAGTTATTAACAAACAAGTGAAGAAGTGAACATAATGTAAGGCATTTACTGATTGCAATCCGTAGATGTCAATACTATTATTAGTAGCTTCTTCACATCACATGGGCAAACACATATATTTGTACAATACAAACAATAAAACTATCTATGCTATGGTTTCTCCTAGGACGAGATATAACCAAATTAGCGGGAGCTATACCATAGGGTAGATAAATAAGGGAAATAGCAAGGAAAATAACATGAGTATTAAAAAAATAAGAGAAGATAAAAATACTATGACTTTTCTTGAAGATGGCAAAGAAACAACTTACAAAAAAGATTGGACAGATAAAGATGAAGAAGACTATAATGAACACGATAAGTTTGAAAAATCTGTTTCAGTTATAGTAGATGATTGGGATTCACTACCAAAATGGAAACAAAAATTATACAATAACCAAATGAATAATTACTACAAAGAAAAAAATAAATAGGGAGATAACAATGGAAATACTACATCACATCAACGTTTATGCAACAGCATTATTCATAATGCAAATGCTAACAATATACATGATGTTCTCACTCTTCAGCTCAGATGGAAAGAAAGAAGGACACATGAAGAGCTATCTTAAAGGAGATAGATAACAACTAACAGCACAGGGGAATCTTAATTGATTCCCTTGTGTAATCACAATAGTGAAGGGAAATAAAAATGAATAACAAAGAAATATTGAGCTTATATCCACAATATATTAATACACCTTTATCTGTAATCAGAGAAGGTGGCGAAACTATTATAGAATGGACAACCACTAAGGTAAAAAATAAAGAAGAAGAAAAAGATATTATAGAATCATCAATAGATTTTCTCATGAAAAATAATATAAAACTGTATTAAAACAATAGGGGGATAACAATGATACAATTAACATTAGACTTGCAGATTGAACATTACACACCAATATGTAGTTGCGAAGGATGCTTCAGGGATTCTACACACACTACATATCTAGGCAGAGAGTCATTCGACACTTGTGAATATCACTATCATGAGCTTATGATGATAGATGATTGGGATACGGAAAGAATAGATGCACAAATTATGATGACACCACTAGCAAAAGCATTAGAATATCGCGAAGAGATGTTCCAATACAACAATAGACAATAGTAAACAACAAACAAACAAAAAGGAGATAGGACAAAATGAACAGCCTATTAAAACACACACTTGCAGTATTTTCAATAGTTGGCTCAATGGTAGCCCTATTAAATCTACAGGCATGTCAAAATGAGCAACCGATTGCTAAGGTTGAAGAAGTGGATACTGATACATACTCAGCAACAGAGAGTGAGCAGTATAAGGAACTATCAGAGTACCTTGACTCTGTATCAATTGCATATGAAGTACACGCAAGCGTCGAAGACTTCAAAGACTCACTTGAAACACTAAGTGATGAAGAAGTTGAAGAACTATACTTAGATGTAGTATCAACAACAGAAGGGAATATTGAATATGCAGAAGTCATAAGGATTGAAGCAAGTACATTTGGCGAAGCATTTGCATCAGCAAGGTATCAACTCGGTCCAAATCAAGAGTTCATATGGGAAGCAAATGGTGTAACATACACTACTAACTTCGCTGAAGAAGAAAAAGAAGAAGGTAGCACATCTCACACACCAGACCATTATTGGACTGATGCTGAGATAAATAGTGGAACAGTCATAGATACCACACAAGCACCTTATTAAATAGGTATCTCCCTATACCATAATAGGTTGGTGAAAGCATTATTGTTAGGCAAATGTTAGTAGCCAACCTATTTTAATTGCAGGATACAACTAATGAATAACATAGAAGCAACTCAATTAGTACATTCAATAGACATTTATATACAAAACAAAATAAAGGACAATAAATATGTCAACAATATTAACAATCATATCCATAGCAGTATTTTCACTAGCAATGGGACATATAGTAAGCAAAGAACAAAAACAATTAAGCGAAGAAAGCATATTCTTAAACAAACTTAGAGAAAAAAACTTAAAAAAACTTAGGGAAATGAAATAATGGACTTAACTCAATATTTAAACCAATTTAGTATATCAACAGAGATAAAAATGTGGATACAATCATCACTTGCTCTTGGAATAAAATTAAATAAATTACTTGAAATTGCAAAAAGCGACGACGCATCTATTGACATAAGAGTTCAAGATACAATAGAATTAATTATGGCAACAAGTAGAATAAAGAGTCTTGAGTTTAGATACGGTTCTCAGAATTATAGAATAAAGGATTGTATATTATATGATGATGGGAAGGATTAAAAATTATGAAAAGACGTAGAAGTAAATTTATTCATTGGTTTAATACAACTGATGAAGGACAAATATTCGCATATTGGATAGCGTTTATGTTTGTATTAATGATAGCTGGAATAATATTAAAAATATTGGAGGCGTAATGAGTAAACTAAAGAAACATCCAACAAGAAAGTATGAATCTCTTGAAGAATATATAAGAAGAACTGTTGGTGACTATAGAATTATAAAAAAAGTAGGTAAATAATGAGCAAGCAACAAATATTTGTAAAACACAAAGATGAGATAATGCTTGAAATACTGAGATTGCACAGATTAAAATTTTGTGATGACGAACATAGACCTAAGATAGAAGCAGAAGCAGTAAATCATGGTAAAATACAAGGCTTAATGTGGGCTGTAGGATTATTTGATATTAAAAAGGATAAAGATATTGACCCGTTTGACCAATGGGATAATGAAGAAGAGAATAATAATGTTTTTGAAGGAGAATGAATAATGCCAATACATTTAGATGAAGCAATACTTAGGTCGAAGACTGGAACTCATATAATAAATGTGTTACTATCAGTAGATGTATTGCTTAAATTATATAAGGCAGGTGATGTCCCTAGCCAAGATAGAATAGAAATACTTGATAAGAGAGTAAGAGAAATTGAGGCTAAAAGGATAAAAGCAGTAACTAAGAAAGATAGTTTTCATTATCTTAGAAAAAGTTAATATGTAGGCGAGTTATAATATATAATGGTTTGTTTCTACCCTATATCCACAACTACAAAACGACTCGCCTATATAATTTAAAAGCCTAGCGATTTATATCACAATAAGAACTCCGCAGTTTTTGATCACGATTCAATTGCTAGGCTTTAACATTAATAAGTATAAGGAGAGAGAATGGTAAGATTAAAGAATCTCAAGAGCATTGTTGAACGTCAACTGAGAGATAAGCCAGAACTCAGAGATAGCGACAGCAAGTTAGTTGCTAGAATATGGTATAATCATATACAAAGCAAGAGTCCTATCCCTGTTGAGAATATGTCAGCAGTTGATTTACTTATAGCAGTAGGCAATGGTGAGCTAATAGGATGGTCATCTATAACAAGAGTACGAAGAAAGATACAGGAAATGAATCCAGATTTAAGAGGTAAGAAATATCAAAAAAGACAGGAATCTCGTAAAGTATATATTAAAGAGATAAAAGAGTTTGAACTATCAGAACTAAGAAAAAAAGTAAATGGAGAAAAGAAATGTTAGAACTTTGGTGTTTTATTATAGCTTCATTGTATCTCTTTTTTGGAATACTTGTATTCAATCTTTGGAAAGATAGAGACATTTGGAGGAATAAATGAAAGAAATTAAAAGCTTACCAGAAGATATACTTGAAGACATTATAATATATGTACATGAACATACTGAAAATAATGAAGAATTTTATAAAGCATTTTATGAAGAGATAATGAATCACTTTAACAAGGGTTTATTGCTATGAATAAATACTTATTTTTATTAAATTTACAGCCCTTATAGGAGAGAAAATATGCAAATTGAGAGAATGTATAGTGAATTTCTTGACTCTAAAAATGAAGACTATAAAAAGAAATATAAAGGATTAGAGAAATCATTTTCAGCATCATCAGCAGGACATTGTTATAAGAAACATATGTTTAAGGTAACTGAAGCACCACAAAAAGAAATAGAAGCAAGAAGTCAAAGAATACTAAGACTTGGAACTTTAGTACATCAAGACTTTGAAGATGCTGTTAAACACTACATAAATACTGGAACAGATTTATATGCTACATCAACAAGTGGCGAAGGAAAATCCACAGTATACTATACTAAGGTTTCTGGTGAGCAAGATAAAAGATTCTATGTTGAGCATAGGATAGAGATACCAGAATATAATGTGGTAGGTCATCTTGATTTTGCAGTTGCTGATAAAAATAATAAAGATGTATATGTTTATGATTACAAGACTGCAGCCTCATATAAATGGAGTCTAAAGTTTGGAAGAAAGTATAAAGATAATAATCCAAATTTTAATTATGAGATGCAACTATCTACATATCTATTAGGATTGCAAAAGCACTTTGAAGAAATAGATTTCCAAGCAGAGTCTGTACAGATGTCAATCATATGGTACAATAAAGATACGAGTAGGATGAGAGAAGAGATAATACAGTTAGACTATATTGATATGGCAAAATCTTATTGGGAAGAATTAAATGAATGGAGAAAAGAAGTAGAGAAACAAGACCCTGAACTAAAAAATCATGAGTCTGTAAATCTAACAATACCAAGATTTAGGGAAGTTGGAGTACCATTCCAAGATTGGGAATGTAAGTATTGTCCATATGACCACATATGTAAATAACAAAATTGGATAGTTTCTCGGGCTTCCAATAGAGAACAGTAGATTGCAATGTGTGCATATGTACAACTAAGGCTGGGGCTGAAAAAATAGGCTCACTATCCAAATTTTTTAAAAAAATAACAAAAAGGAGAGAGAAATGGGATACGATGTATATGGATTAAATCCAAAAATAAACACAGATGTTCCTAGTATAATAACTGACTTTCAAAAAAAAGAATGGTCAAATACTACAGAAGAAGAACAAAAAGAATACTTTGCAATGCAAGATGTTTATCGTGAAGAAAACCCTGGAGAATATTTTAGAGCTAACGTATGGTACTGGAGACCAATATGGAATTTTGTATGCGCAGCTTGTGATGATTTCTTATCTGATGCAGATATAGAAGCAGGATATAGTAATAGTGGAGATAGGATAAGTAAGACTAAATCTAAGAGAATAGCGTCGAGATTAAGAAGTTTAGACAAGCAAGGTATCATACAAAACTGGGAAGATGAAATGATGGCTCATTACAACAAGGCAAAGAAACATAATAAAAAAGTCGAAGAAGAATTGGAAGAACTTCGAAAAGAAATGAAAGAAAAACATGGTAAAGATATTGTACCAGCTGATTATCCTAAAGAAGACTATGCAAAATGGAATGAAATATATTCTAAAAGAGATTGGTCTGGTAGTTATCCCCCCAGTAGAGAGCATATAGTTAGATTTTCTAGGTTCTGTGAAGAATCTGGAGGATTTGAAATTTGCTAATTAAACACGAAGAAAAAGGATTATTTTGGCGAACAATGGAGGGTTATATACTTCATACAAGCCAAATGGAAACAAGTCATCTGTTTAATTCTGTCAAGATGATATATAATCATATGGCACAACTAATAGGATTCCCAACATTTTGGTTTAATAAGGAATATGAAAAATGGAACAAGGTATGGATAAAAGAACCAGAACAAACACTCGAGTATCTTAAAATAATGATTGAAGAACTAGAGACTCGAACGGATTGGGATGAAGATCAAAAAAGTACCTATATGAAGATAAGACTAACTCTAAGTGGTGGATTTCATAAGATTCTTTTTGATGAACTAGAAAAAAGAGGATTTGACAGAGACTTAATACAAATACAAGAACCTATAAAACTATTAATGGAGGCAAAAGAAAAGTATGAGCGAAAACAACTCACTAACGGTGATTGATAAGAAAACAGTCACTAATGCTCAACAGATATTAAAAGGTGTTACAGAACAACACACTAAAGTATCACAGATTGAGACACCAAAAGCATATGTCTATAAAAAGCAAGGATTTGACTATGTTAAACTTGAGTATATGAGAGCAATAGCCGATAAGAATTTCCCAGGCTGGAGTTGGACTATAATCAACACAGAAGTATTAGGCTCTGAGGCTTATGTAGTTCATGGCAGATTAAAATGGTTTGACAATGGAATATGGAGAGAAGGTGATATGGTTGCTGCTCACAGAATACAAAAGAAACAAGGTTCTAGTGTATTTGTAGACATAGGTAATGATATTAAATCAGCAAACACAGACACAATGAAAAAAGCATTTAACACTTATTTGAATATTGCAGATGATGTTTATAGAAAGCAATACGAAGAAGCTGAATTGACAGATGAACAAAAAGATAAGTTGTTAAAATTGGCTGAAAAAACAAATAGATATGACGATATACAGAATGGAATAGAAGATGGAAACATACATGGATTAAACTACAAAGCATCACTAGCAAAACTAGAAAGACTAGCAGGAGGAAAATAACATGACATCATATGATGACAAACTTCATACAATTGGAGCAGAATATATGGTTGGATTAAACGATGGAACTGTATTGAACAAGATAATATTTGAAGGATATAAAATGTTCAATGGAAAACAAATAATGTGTTTTAGGACATTAGATAAGGATTCAATCGTTACTGTAAATCCAAGTTATCATAGCTTTACAATAGAAAACTGTGGTATAGAAATGAATGAAGTCTTATATAGAGAAATGAATGAATCAATAAACAAAACCCAAAAGGAGAACTAATGGGAAACATAACACATAAAGAGTCTGAAGAGCTTGAAGCAAAGTATCCAGGAATTACTGAAACTTTGCAAAGTGAAGGCATTGTTGGCAAAAGAAAACGTAATAAGCCAAGATATATGCTAAACGCAGAAAAGAAAAAGGTTCAACCCACTCTTTACTTTAAAGGTCATAATCAAGGAAATGATAGTAAGAAAATGACTGAATTAAGAGAAAAATGGACTGAATTAGTAACACAATACACAAAGGAAGATAATAAATAATGAAAACACTAGAAAACACTACATTCGATTCAGCAGTTGATGGAGGTTTTACACCAGTTCCAGCAGGGACATATCCAGCTCATGTATCAGAAGTTGTAATCAACACTTTTGAAGACAGCGGTAAAAGTGTATATAACCTATCTTTTAAAGTAGCTGATGAGGTAAAGAATCTGGAAGTTCCTAAGCTATCAAGTGATGGCAATGGTGGATATGTAGAAGACACAGATTCTGATGGAAACACAGTAACCGTGTCTGCTGAATTTATAGCAGGAAAAACATTCCGTCTTGACAAAGGTATGTGGTTGACTCCTAATCCAGAACAAGGAAAAGGATGGCAGAATAAGACATATGTCAAATACTGTCAATCTTTAGGTGTCCAATTTCCCGAGACAGAAGATGGAAAACTTCAATTAGCTGAAATAGAGGATGCTGATATTCTTGGACATCCTTGTTTTATCAAAGTTGAAGAAGTGGCTTGGGAAAATAAGAAAACTGGAGACTCAGGTAAATCAGTAAAAGCAGTTGATATTACAGCTTGGCAAGAAGGTTCTAAACTTTCTGCTGACGAATTATCAAGTGACGATTTGCCATTCTAGTTAACTAACAATATAGTAAAAGTATCAAGTTATGTGCATTAGGCTTGTGAAAAAGTTCAGAACTCTTTTACTAATAATATATAGGGTAAGGTGGGTATGTCTCACTTTACCCTATAAAAAATAGGGTAGTTACGGATAAAACCACCGTACCGTTAATGTTTCAGAGCTTGTCAATCCGATGATGCAGTCAAACTCCGAGATACAAGAACTTATAGCATAAGTGTGGTCTACCCTACAAAACTTTATTAAAAAGGAGATTAAATGAAAAGTATGCGAGTACCAGTACTAGTGTTTGAAAACAATGAAGATGTGGATATTTTAATAGCAGCGTTGTATAATTGGAATGAAACACAAACAAAGTATGATAAAAATAAGGTACAGGAGAGACTAAATGAAATCTACAAAATCAAAACAATCTTCGAGAAGACGAATAACAATTAGAAGAATAAATAATCTAGTAAAAAAAGCATTAGCCGATACCCCAGATTGGAAACCAGCGAAAGGGTATAAGTATTTAAAGGATACTGAACAAGGCTCATTGTTTGAAACAGGGACAGGAATGAGGGGAGTGTATCTTAACAGCACTCCCACATCAGCAAAAGTAATAGTAACTTCTTGTAATCTAGCAGAAGAAGACCAACCATATTACTTAGGCAAACAAAACATAGCAAATAAAACGGAGGTTAAAAAATGAGTGTAATGAAAAAAATATCTATGCTCTGTGAAAATGAAGACAAAGAGGGTCTCATTAACTACTTAAATATGGTAGATTTAACAAGTTTGACTGGTAAATCATCAGAAACCATAGCGAATGACTTCATAAAGGCACATAAAAAGATGAGAAAAGAGAGGGATAAAGACCCTTTTAAACAGTTAAATAAGATACATGACGAGTTGCAAAATGACTGAAAAAGAACATACAAAGATTGCTAAAGATTTACTTGTTGGCAAGAAAATAAAAGAAGTTATCTATTTAAGCAGCTTTGATGCTGACCAAATGTTATGGGATAGAAGGTCAATAATGATAATATTTGAAGATGGTTCTAGTATAATACCAATGTCTGACGATGAAGGGAATAACGGTGGAGCATTGCATTACCATGACCACGGCAAAACTGAAACTATAGGAGTACTTTGGAATGATTAATGAACAAGACATCATATTTGATGAAATAAGTAATGAAGTGTTTTTATATTTAGAAGAACTTCGTGAAAGTGGTGTAACAAATATGTTTGGAGCACATCAATATGTAATGGAAGACTTTGAAATAAGTAAGACACTTGCAATTAAACTAGTTAAAACTTGGATGGATAGCTATAATGAAGAAAAAACAATGGTTGAATCAAAAAGTAATGGTTGATGAATGGGGAAGACCTCCTTCATTAGCAGACGTTCCATTAACTTTTATGACTAGAGCTGAAACATTTAAAAAAAGAAATATGGACAAAGAAGAAATAGATAGAATATGGAATGTAATGAAAGAATATGGTTCAGATAAAACAGATTTTAATAAAGACCTACTTTTTGATAGAAAAAAAGGTACTTATTATTACAAAAAGGAGAATAAAAAATGAAATATTGGCTAGAATCATTAGCAGAAAATGGATTTGATGTCTTTACAGTTGTTTACATAGCAATTTTAGGAATCTTATACCATTATTTAATGAGATGGTTTATTGATTTAAGACTTAAAAAACTTGAAGATAAGCTCGAAATACAAAATGAATTACTACATCATATAATTGATGAAGTAGAAGAATGAAATGTCCTGCTTGTGGATTTAATGGTGGCAAAAACTATAATTACAGTAAAGAAATAATAAGGATTCTTGCTACTAAACCAGAGAGAACAATAAAATACATAAAAAAGTTAGTATCTGAGGTGCAACAAAATGTTCCATCAGAATATAACTCCAAGTCCTATTTCTATTTTTTGAAAGGAATAGATAAGGCAGATAACAGAATAGTTGAAAGAGCAATCGAGCATTATCTTAGAAGTGGATACCATCTTCAAGGTAAAGGCTTTGCTTACATTAAGGCTATGATCAATAACGAAAAACTCAATTCTAGAAAGAAATTACAGAATGAGTACAAACGTCTTGGAAGAACACCCAAGATAGTAAAAATAAAAGGAAATGAAAATGAAAAAGAAGAGAGGAAGACCAAGAAAAAACATACCAAATAACTTTAGAGGCAAAGAAGATAGGTTCTGGTCTAAAATAGTTAAAGGTTTGAAGAAATTTTTAGAATCACCATTTAAATAGGAGGATAAATGAAAAGTAATTTTGAACAAACATTATTTCCAGTAAAAGAAATACCAGCAGTTGGTAGACACTTGGATAAAATTGATAACAATGAATTGTATCCAACAATACTAGATAATACTGGATATAAATTCATAGTAAGAGAAGACACTAATGAGGTTCTTAGTTGCATGACGAATGAATATAAGTTGATTAAGAATGAAGAGATAATAGATAAAGCAATGCCAATTATAAAAGATAGAGGTGGTGTATTGGTAGAAGAAAATCTATTTGGAGATGGAGCTAGAGCAAGTTGGCAATGGAAATTCCCAGAGGTAGAAGTGGATGTTGGAGAAGGAGACTTAATGAATCCTACTATCAATATAAGTAACAGTTATGATGGTTCTTCTGAAGCCAGCGCAATAGCTGGTGCTTTTAGATTGATATGTTCTAATGGATTAATAATAGGTGTCACATTTGGAAAAGGAAGCACTAGACATAGTATTTGGTCAAAGAAAAATAAGTTTGATGAAATAATAAGTGGCGTTATTAATAGTGTTGAGAATATATTCAAGACAGACTTTCGTGACTTAATTGATACGAAGATAAATAAGAACGATATAGTTAAATTGATTAAACTATTTCCAGAAACACACACAGAATCATTATTCCAATACATACTTACACACGAACCAAAGACATATTGGGAATTGTTGAATGCTGCTACTTGGGTTGCTACTCATCAGATGAAGAGAAACGTAGAAGCAACACATAAGTTTGAATCAAAGTTGTATTCAACAGTACATGAACTAGCTAAAAAAGAAATAGCTAGAGCTTAAAAACAATAATATTAAGGGCTAAAGTGGTAATTATCTAAAAAAGATGGCATCTGTTCTTTTTTAGTGGTTGGCTAGGCGGTACCTGCCTTGCCCTTAATAAATAAGGGAGTTATATGGAAAATAAAATAAAAGAAATGCCTTCAAGTCAAGAGGCTGAGAACTCTGTATTAGGCTGTATACTGTTAGATGGTGAACAATCTTTTGATAAAGTAATCCCGTGGATAAGAAATGATAACGCATTTTATACAACAGATAATAAGAAGATATGGAAGGCAATTAAGATATTAAGAAGAAAAAAAGAACCAATAGACCTAGTAACTGTATCAAATACATTAAGAGAAGATGGAGAAGACAATATAAGTTATTATCTTACTGGTCTAACTGATGTTATAGCTACTACATCCAATATAGAAAGTCATGCAAAAATAGTTTGGGAAAAATATGTACAAAGAGAAGTAAGAACTGCATCCTACAAAATGAATAAAATCAGTTTCGATAAATACGAAAAGACAATGCCATTAATAAATCAACAATTAAAGTGGCTAGAAGAACTAAGAGACCTACAACCAGATAGAGTAAATAACTTAGATGCAATGATAGAAGATGCTGTAGAGTATATAAAAAGTGGAGAGAATGTAATAAAATTTGGTATGTATGCCCTTGATAAACCAGCAGGAGGTATGACTAGAAAAGAAGTGACTGTATTAGGAGGAAGACCAGGTCATGGCAAGACAACTCTTATGATTAATGTGTTAAAGTCTTTAATAGAGCAAGGCTATAAGGTTATGTTATTTAATCGAGAAATGAGCAACACAGAAATGTTAAGAAAACTTATAGTCTTGGAAAGTAAAAGCCTTTTATATGGTAATATAAGACGAGGAGAGATAGATGGTTTAGAAGATGAAATAGATAAAGCTGAACAAACCATAAAAGAAAAATACAAAAATCTAATAATGTATGATGACATAAGAACTCTTCAAGATGGAATAGCAGAAATATCTAAACATAAACCAGACGTAGTAATAGATGATTATATTCAATTGATAACAATGAATGACAATAAAGATAGAAGATTTCAAATAGAAACAATTATGCAAGAATATAAATGGGTAGCAAAGAAAGAGAATTGTTCAGCATTATTAATAAGCCAATTAAACAGAGAAATTGAAAGAAGAATAGACCCTTATCCAAGAATGAGTGACTATGCAGAAAGTGGAGTAATAGAACAAACAGTTGAAAATGCTTTATTTGTTTTCTATGGATACAATTTTGACCATGAAAATTACGATATGTATGAGAGTGAAATAATATCTTGTAAGACTAGGTATGGAATGGTAGGAGGATATAAAGTAGGATTTGCAGGTAATAGATGTAGCTTTTATCCAACAAGAGAACAAGCAGTAAAAGACTTAAAGAATACAAATCAAGATGAACAACCAAAAACAGAATGGCTCGAAGGAGACTGAAGAGAAGTATAAACTAATATCCAAGTACGCAATAGCTCAATATGAATTTGAAAAGATAATCGGATTTAAAAGAGCTATAAGATTGACAGTAGATACAAAAAAACAAATAATAGGGCATGGGTATCTGAGTGATGCACCGAAATCCAAATTGCTTAACCTCTTAGCAAAGCTTAGATACCTATATGCCCAGGTGGTAAAAAATAATCAACGATTTCCCACAAAGGAGTAACGATGAATGGAATCATAGCAATTGACCCTGGGGCAAGCGGTGGGTTAGCTTTTGTAACAGACGACTATTGCAGGGCATCTAAGTGTCCAAAGACAACAAGAGAAATGTTTGCAATCTATAATCATTGTATGTCATCCTGTTACATAGATGGATACAATCCTGTAGTTGCAATAGAAAAAGTATGGGCGTTCCCAACAGATGCAAGAAGTAATGCATTTAATTTTGGAGTGAACTATGGAAAATGGTTGGGAATAATATCCTCATCTAACATCAAACCAATACTTGTAACACCAAAGAAATGGCAAGACTCATATCAACCACTATCAAAAGAAAAGAAAAAAAGAAAAAAAGAATTGAAGGAAATAGCTGAAGAAATGTTTCCCGATATTAGAGTAACTCTTTATAACTGCGATGCTCTATTAATAGGAGCATGGGCAAAAACAATGGGAGAAGTAAATGAAAGCTGAAAAAATATTTAACTACAGCAAACATCCATTTGAGTTTCAATCGTTTGCACTTACAATGGAGACTGGAGTTAAAGCAATGCCAAGAAAAACAGTATGTCTTTACATTGGAATAAGACCAATCATATTAGCAGTAAGCACAGCAACAGACTATAGTATAACAATTGAATTGAAAGTATGGAAAACATCATTGGCTTTTAATTTAAAACTATGGTCTAATCATGAATGATAAGGAACTGATAAGAGAAATAATAAAAAAACTTGAAGATATTTCAACAGCTTTAAGTTCTTTACTTTGGATGATAAAAGACATAAACAACAGAAAAAAATAAAAGGAGGTATAACATGGAATTATACATTTTTGGATTGTTGTTTTTAACTATAATTACTTTAGGATATATTATTTTCTACGAAGAAGATAAAAGGAGCTAAGTATGGATACAGATTGTCCAGTTGTCATACCTTATTATGGTGGCAAGTTCACTATGAGTAAACAGTTGCTACAGTATATTCCTGAGCATCTTAGATACTTCGAACCTTTCTTCGGGGGCGGCTCGATGTTTTTTAGAAAAAAGAAAGCAAATTGGAATATATTAAATGATATTGATAATGACCTAGTAAATCTATACTTATGTATATTAAATAAATTCGATGAACTATCAGAAAAGATATATTGGTATCCAAGAAGTAGAAAATTACATGATGACTTTAGAGCAGACATTAAAGCAACACAAGAAATAGACATACCAGATACAGCCAGAGCATCTAAATATTATTACATAGTAAGAAATGCATTTAATAATAAACCATTAAATAGTTTTTCAAAGGATACATACTGGAGTACTCAGATGGTAGAGGAACTCAAGCAATCAAAAGAAAAATTAAATGGTTCAACGATAGAAAACTTAGACTTTGCAGAATTAATAGACAGATATGTAATGAGGGAAGGAGACTTTGTATACCTTGACCCTCCATATGTTGTAGCAGATAACAGAGATTACTATAGAAATAGGTTTGATGAAAGTATGCATCTTAAACTAAAAGAGACTATAGACAATATATCTTTAAATAATGGTAAATTCATGTTAAGTTATGACGATAGAGTAGAGCTTAGAGAGATGTATAAAGACTATAATATACTTACAATAAAAACAAAGTATTCTGGGGCGAACCCAGACATCAGAGGTGAAGAAAAAACAGAACTTCTAATACTTAACTACGAAATTAATAAACAGGGGGTATTATTTTGAGCTTAGGAGATGATATTAGAAAAGATGATGATGGCAATGTAATCGGCTGTCCTCATTGCGGAGCTAGGTCTGTACATAAAAGTGGTTTTGTATACAGAGCCAATTCAAAAAAACAACAATGGCTGTGTACTGCTTGCGGAAGAAAGACAGTTAAGCCAACAATAATAGAAAAAAGTCCATTTAAAGTAGAAGATATAGACCCTGACCACATACCAATAGAAGAATTAATAACACATAGAAAAAAACAGTACAAACAAAAGAAGATAGCAAAAGAAAGTAAGAAATTAGTAAGGATAGATATTAATGTTGATGGACCGATAGGCATTGCTCACTTTGGAGACCCTCATGTTGATGATGATGGAACTGATTTATCTCAAATTCTACATTTCATGAACGTCTTAAACAATACAGATGGAATGTTTGCTGGGAATCTAGGAGACATACAAAACAATTGGATAGGTAGACTGTCTTATTTGTATGGTCAACAGTCTACATCAGCAAAGGAATCTTGGAGATTGACTGAGTATTTTGTAAACAAAATGAATTGGTTATATCTCGTAGCAGGTAATCACGATGTATGGAGTGGTGATGGCGACCCTTTAGATTTTATTATGAGAGACCACAAAGGACTCTATGAAAAATGGGGAGCTAGAATGAGATTGGTATTTCCAAATGGAAAAGAAATAACAGTCAATGCAAGACACACATTCAAAGGTAATAGTATATGGAATACTGCTCATGGTGTAGCTAGGGCTGCTCAAACGGGATGGGCTGACCATATTCTTACTTGTGGTCACACTCATGTTTCGGGCTATCAAGTATTGAAAAACCCTGCTAGTGGATTAATAAGTCATGCATTGCAAGTTGCTTCATTTAAAATAATGGACAGCTATGCAGATAAACTAGGACTAGACGATAAAAATATATTTAATTGTCCAGTCACAATCATAGACCCACAGTATGATGATGACGATAATAGATTGATTACTACTATTTTTAATCCAATTGAAGGTGCTAACTTTCTGTCTTGGAAAAGGGCAGAATGGAAAGCAAAACATAAATAACAACTAGTCAGGTTGGGGGCGTATATCCTCCCTATCTCTCTCTTCGCATCCCCGCGTCCTCACCTGACATATCTATAAGGTAAACAATGAAAGAATTAAAAGAACGTATTAAATGGTTAGAGCATGGTCTTCAAACAATAGCTTCAACAACCACAGATGAGTCATCAAAAGAAAGAGCTATAGCATTTTTAGATGGAGAGCCTACAACAGCAGACGAATTTAATGAAGATTGTATGATTACTTATGTAAATGAGGGAGATGATATAGAATATAAATACAAAGAAGTAGGTAGAAGAATTACATTTGATACAATATAATTAATCTTCTCCCCACCATTCCACACCTCTGTAAGCATCCCTTCCTAACATACCAATAAATACAGGCAGGAATATAAATGAGAAATCATTAACTACTTCTGCTAATGCACTATCTGTATCGTCATCGTCAGAACCCATACTAGCTAGTGTACCCCAAAAAGCCATTCTCATAGCCACACCTAAAGCTGGGTTTTCAAAACTTCTTAGTATACTAAATGATTGAAATCCATATTTCCTTATCATCCAACCAACAATAGGCATTACTGATACAGTACTAGCTATTACAGATGCCATAACCCTAGAAAACACAAGCCTCAATACAGCCCTAGCTTCTTGGTCAATGGAAGTATCTGATGGGTCGTAAGTTTTTCCTTCAGCTGTGTCTCTAATTGCTTTTACAGCTTCTGTTATTAGCCTATTCATATTGTCAAATTGACTGTATCCACCTTCACTAAACTTTTTCCATACATTATAATCATGAGCCATTTGTTGAGCCGCATATATTTTATATTGATATATACTCCTACCCAATCCATTAAATCCTTCCCCAACATACTGAGGAGTCATGCCAAACTGTGTATTATATACAGCATCTCTAGCTATCTTACGAGCTTTATCTGTTTTAAATATACTTAAATCTCCTTGAGAACCATCAATATCTATATCCCCACCTAAACTTCCTCTCTTTTCAGCATCTAATAAAGCCATAATTGCAGTTGTCTTACGAAGTCTTTCTTCTGTACCAGTAAATGTAAATCCTTTAAATGGTGTGAAGTGCCAAGACAATTTCCAAGATACCATTTGCCTTATTTTCTGGTCAGATATATCACCTATCAATGTTTTGAACCTACTCATTATAAGAGCTTCTCTATTATTATCTTGTTCTGCTGCAAAAGCATCAAAGAACTCTCCCCTTTTTCTTGAAAGTATTGATTTTCTTTCCTTACTTAACTCCCTTAAGCTTGTAACATCATCCCTTAGTATACCTCTTGAACGAGCTTCAAGATTCATTAGGAATTTATCTACATCTTTATCACCATTTAATATAAAATTATTTCTACCTTTTGAAAGCAACCGAACAAAATCTCTCATGTTCTTTCCAGGGATTCCAAATATCGGTCCGAAACCAAAGTCATTCCATTCGACATCTCCACCTTGTAACATAATGTCATTGAACATTGACAATATATTTAATACACCAGTACCATTGACAATTGATTCCCATTTTTGTTTGCTATACTCATCTCCCAATAGCTTTTCTGCTTCCATAAATGTACCAAATCCGTTGGCTATTATCTGGTTCATAATCTGAGTCATGTTTCCCAAAGCAGAAGTAGTATCGAGGTATCTCATAGAAGGGAATGAGTTCACCCATTTAATAAGTTTCTCAGCACTTTGAGATGTGAACTTGACACCACCTCTTATAAGTGGGGGAAGATTATTTAACTGTGTAGCTACATTACTATACCCTCCTGTCTTCCCTGTGATGAATGATGTAGACCTTGTATCTGAATCACCAACAGACATCTTAATTCTATTCACTAAGTAATCAACTACACCTTCAGGGACAACTTGCTGTTTTTCCATTTGCATTAACTTATCTACAGCCTCAACTGTGTCATTCATTAAATCGTTTCTATGTAATGAAGCAAATATGTTCTTTAAATAATCAGCGTGTACATCAGAATCAGTCCTCATAAAAGAAGCATCAGTCCAAGAAGTAATATGTTTTAAGTTTGGATTAGCTTGAGCTAAGACCATCCTACTCATAGATTCTATATCATCATCTGTTGTTCTTCCAGATAACCTAGCGTTCATATCTTGTAAATGTTCTAAGCCTTTTTGCATGAGTTTATATTCGTCACTATTTTCATCACCTTGAAACTCTGCAATCTGTTCTTCAAGTCTATCAACAGCGTTATCAAGCATTGTCCATAGGTCTTGCTTTCTAAATATATGAGGGAAATAATTATCTTTCTTTAAAGAGAAAAACGAATCTGGTGTACTGATAGAACCATCTTCATCTGGAGAAGTAGGAGCACTATAGTTTACTTTAGACCTCATACCCCCTATTGAAAATAGGTTATTCATGAAGTCTTCCATCTCTACTGCATCCATACCAAGTTTCTTTAATCTATTTTCAACTTTAGTTTTTAAACTGTCTAGTTTTTCTCTGTTAGATTTCTCAAAATCTTTAACAGCAGTACCCACAGCTTGATATGTATCTCTCATTTCTCCTAGTGCTTGCCAAAAATTATTATAACCAACCTCTGTCGCAGCTTCACCAGTTGTAGTCTCTTCAATTAATTCTTGAGGAGGTTGTTTTTCTACATACTGAAACTGATGCCAAGCTTTTCTTGCGCTACCAGCAAGCATCTCTTTGGTCTCAGGGTCTCTCAATCTGCCATAATATTTTTCTTCTTGCGCTCTATACCAACCTTCAGCCATATCAATGTTATCCCACTCTGCCATATCATATTCACCATCAGCAAAATTAGTTCTCTTAGCAGGGTCTTCATTTTTATATGGTTCTTTGCTTAAAAGGATAGCAGTATAAGTTTCTCTACCTCCTACCTCAGTATCTTTAAATAAAGCATACTTATACTGACTACCATCCTTGCCTCTAACAAAATGAACATTGGGAGTAGACCTTTTTTCATCATTAGTCTCTCCATATTCATAATCTTCTTTCATTTCCTCTAATAAATATGAAACTCTTTTCTTATATTTCTTTTCATATTCTCTTCTTTCTTTTGATTCATTTTTTATTGTTCTTTTTATTCCCCTATCCTCATATAAATCAAACTCTGGAGGAATGATTCCAAATTGTACATACCTAACTCTACCATCCATTACTTCGTTAATAAAATCTCCAACATAGAATCCAACCATACGATTTCTGACTTCAGTTGCATTAGCATTTAAATGGTCTTTATTTAATGCAGATACTTCATCGTTTATAGTTCCATCTTCGTTATAATATTTAACAAGATATACAGGGACTCCCTGTTGAACATCTTCACCTACCAACACAACTCTTTCACTTGGATTTGGAGCTTCTACTTTGGTAATAAATCCTTCTATACCCCAAGCACTTGCATTATTTAAATTAAATACTGACCTTATTTTAGGGTTGTCCATTAGATTGTTTTTAAATTTCTCTAATGTGCTTCTTATTCTATTAGCATAACCCTCATAAGATGAGATTTCATTATCACTAAGTCTCAATCCTTTTCTTATTGCTTTCATCATAACACCAAATCTATCTGCCTTGATAGATATAACTTCTGGTGTAAAGGCTGCAACTTCTCTAGGACTTAGCTTACCTTTCTTTAAAATCTTTTCTCTTTTTTCAGTAATCTCTCTTACTCTTGTTAAAGTAGACTTTACTAATCTTGGACTTTGGAGTATTGTTATTGGGTCTAGATTTAAATTAAATCTTTTAGAAAAGTATACCCTCCAAGCATCAACAGCATCAATTGGATTGCTATCAAAATTTAATTCTTGAGCTGAACTAAATATATCAGCAGACATCATATCAAATAATGTGTTATGGTCTGCATACTTAGCTTCTTCACTTCTTAATAACTTAGTAGCTTTCTTTCTTTCTGACCTAGTTACAGCATTATCTAATCTTGCTTGTGCATTTTTTATTCCAGACTTACTAGGGTATCCAATAAAACTAGCAACAGCAGATATAACATCATTCTTAAATGTGTTTATATCTTGTTGAACTTGAGTTTCTATACCATCTATAACTGTTTTACAATCTGAAGCCATTACTTACACCTCGGTTGAATTTGTTGACCAGCTTTCTTATATGCTTTACTACCTTGTATGCTAAGTTGTGAAAGTTTTTTATACCCAGCCATTGCTTTTTTATTCCCAGTTTGGGCTGAGAAATCAGACTCTTTTAATGCTTTTAAATTCTTTTCAAATAAAGGTAAAAACTTTGTAAGAACTCTATGACTCATTAAATCAATAGGCATAAGAGTTAATACATTAGTTCTTTTTCCAATCCCTTTTAAAAATAAAGAAGTCACTAAATCTTGTACACTATCTGGTAATGATAACCAATCTTCTACATGGTCTTCAACAAATTTATTAAGAAATTCATTGTAATCAGCAGATATATGTAAAGGAACATCATCAGTAGACTCTCTTTGGGCTTCGTGATATATATTCCAAAAAGTTTCATTGAAAGATGTTTTCTTTGTAACCTCACCTTTTTCATTTAAAACATCTATTCTATTAGAAACTAAAAATTCGTAAGCCAAAGATAAATCATTGCTACTCCATTTATCTGCATCAAAAGATGGGTCATTACCTAATTCATCTACTGTAATACTATGAGCTGCTTGATATGCTTCTTCAGACCAGTCAAGAAAATGGGAACCAGCTTTTTCTACATCTTGTATATCACCTACCATATCATTGTAAGCAATACCAACACTTGCTATGAGAGATTCACCTGGCGTTATCTTACCATTTGTTTGTATTAAGGCAGGTCTTTCTAGGTTCTTAGGTTTAAACCTCATTCTTTCTACCATTTTTTGAAATTCTTTTATCATCTGAATACCTAATTCTTCTTTAGGTGCTTTCTTATTTTCATCTGTAAAGAATCTTGATGTAAGGTCTCGACTATCCTCTATAATCCTAGACATACTTGCTACATTTCTAGCTGTAGTTAAACCAGATCTTTGCCCACTAAAATTTTGAACTTTAAATACTAGTCTCATAGTTTTTATATTACCTTTAGTAAGCTCTTCTCCATCACTTCTTTTAAATATTCTTCTAATTACAAAATCATTATTCCAACCAATCTTACTTAATAATCCAAACTTCTTATTATCAACAGCCATTTGCAATAGTATTGCTAGCTCACCTTCAACTGTTGTTTTAAGATACATTGGTTCGCCTTTATTATCTATAGATAGACTTCCAGCCACTTCTCTTTCTTCAATTGGAGCATCTCTAGTTGGAATATCAGATATAATATTAACTTCGTTTCCATCAGCATCAACTATTGTATCTCCATTTCTATAAATAAGGTCTATTAAATCTCCATTATCTTTATTTAATTGATTTTCATCTAACTCTATATAATCCATAACAACAGAATCACTAGGATTTTTAGCAGATATAAAACCACCTTCCATACTATTAAGATAAATCTTAGCTTCTTTATAAGCTAACTGAGTCATAACAACTTTAGCATTTGTAGCCCTACCTTGAGCACCACTTACAGCGGCTTCACCTAGTATAGCTGCGTCCCTAGAGTCTTTACTTACATAGGAAGTATTTGAATCTTCTACATCTTCAAGTTTTTCTCCAAACATAGGAAGAGCAACAACTGTATTTCTATCTTCAAAGGTTTCACTATTTTGCCAATCTTGATATGCTTGTAAAAATTCACCACTAATAAACTCAGCAAATCCGTGGTCTCCATCCCAGTCACCATCAAGTACCTCAACGACATCACTATTCTTTAGAAACATGGTGTCTCCATGACCACCTTCTACCAAAAATTGTACACGCCTTGTAACTACACCAGTAACTTTAGCAATAGGTTGACGATGAAGTATAACATTGACACCATCTCCTTGCATCAATGCTTCATTAAGAGCATCTAACTTCTCTTTTTCATCCATGTTTTTTGAAAAATGTTTCCAAAGACCATTAGCATCCCAGTCTTTTGCATATGGAATAGCATTTACAATAGAGTCTCTATTTAATGAAGCCCAATGTTCTATAGCTTTAAATCTTACAGTTGAGTTATCATAACTAACAGCTACATTACCATCATCTATAAGATTATTAAGATGCCTTGCTGGTTTTAGATATGCATGAGTAGCATTTCCTTTAGCTAATTGTCTACCTTTATAGATACCATCAGTAAAATATCTATTCTTTAAATAAGATACGAATAAATTTGTAATATACTTATGAGCTACTCCCTCACCACCAGTTTCTTCAAGTAAGTCCATCCACTTTTCAGCATCTGTTGGTATTCTTCCTTCTTCCCTAGTCCTTTTAACTGCATTTAAAAATGTCTTAGGATTCTTTCTCATTGATTTAAGCATAGATAAATAATCTTTAGCAACATCACCATAATGTTTCATTATAGCTTTTGCTAAATTCATAGCTTCTGGAGTGTCAGGGTTTTCAATAATAGAAGGGTCTAACAATATCTCACCGAGAGCTATAGGATGAGCTGCAGTATTAGATGAACCTACTGGATTCATAATGATTTTAACATCACTTTCAAGTAGGTCATGTATAACATAGTCATCTCTAAACTTCCCAGCCCTTTGTTTACTTTCATTATTGGTATTCAAGTGGTCAAATTCACCAGTTACATTACCATTTTCATCTAGTGCTTCAAAATATGTACCATCAGCACCCTCGATAACCCTAGCAAATGGAAAGTTTTCCCCAGGTCTATAGTATTCTTCACCTTTAAACGGAACCATTTGAAGATGCTTCATTGCTATATAGTCATCTTCTTTATTTTCATTAAATGTTTTATGTCTTATAACAGTTTTAATAGCTGATAATTCTGGAGTTCCAATATTTTCTCCAAGTCTATTAAACCACCTAGAGCCACTTTGAGTATGTCCATCTCCATCTCCAAGAACACCACTTTCTAATACTGTACCATCATCCATAGTTTTTCTAACTATAGTACCTCTTGGAACAATCATAACTTTAGAATTTAAACTACCATCTCCTGTATGTGGATTATAACCATTGGTAAGGTCAAGCCTTAGCCTATTATAAGTATCAAGAATATGTTTTTCATCCATAGCATAAGTATCATACTTGATTGCTTTCATATATTCATGTATACCTATAGCTTGTTGTATTCTCATATTTTTAACATATGGAACAATTTCTCTTGCTACTCTTATTTTAGAATCTTTTAAAGTTTCTCCCTCCAATAGTTCAGGAGTATAAGTTTTTATAAAATCAACAATCCATTTCTTAACAGCTTTATCTTTTCTCAGCCAATCTTCAAGCATTACTTCAACATGGTCTTTTCTTAACCTACCTGCTGCAACTTCAGCGTTCAAGTAATTCTCGAAGTCAGCCTCTGTAAAGTCAGCATATTGGTTATCTGCCTTACCCATTAAAATAGAATTATCATTTCCACCTTTCATTCCAATAATAAATAATAAATTAGCATCATCTTTGCCATGCTTTATAACTTGTCTTATATAGCTTTTATGTTCAGAATCTTCTATACTGTTTAACACTTCCTCTGTAAGTTTTGTACTTGCTTGCCAATATATATATTCACCTTCATCATTCAACCATTCATTCATTATATCTTTCGTTCTAAAATGAATAATTTTTTTATTATGCTTTCCAAGTCTTAAATCTTCTTCAAAGAAATTTGTAGTTTCGTACTGAGATTCTTTTGTTTTAGTGTCCAATCTTTCTACTGGGGAAACCCTAACTCTTCTTTTTGTCTTTGTTTTTTTCCCTGTTGGTAGTATCAAAGACCTATAAACCCTAGTAAACAACCCTTCTTGTTGCTTTGGAACATATCTAGGTATCTTATTTCTATCTTTAAGATATGTTATTTTTAAATCATTTAAATCATCTTGATTATATTCTGTTTTTATATTAACTCTATATGATTTTTCTTTAGCTTGTTCTTTAGCCCAATCTTTAATAGCCTCAATATATTCTTCAAATGTATCATTCTGTTGAGCCATTTCAGAAAGAATTGGTACTTGAGCTTTTGATATATGTACACCAAATACTCTATGAAAAAATTCTGATTGATGTAAATCTGAAGGAATGTCACTAGAGCTATGCCTACTGCTATTCACACCAGTATCATTGCCATCCTCATCAGTAGCTCCTTGTTCTTGAAACTTTGCATAAGGGTCATACTCTAATCCTACCTTACCTGCCCATCTACCTTGATAAAACTCTTCAGCAACAAAGTCGCCAAGAGCATCGTCAGGTACTTCCCTGAATATATTTCTTAATCTATTAGCAAATTGTTTTAACCATATTTTAATCCTGTTAAGAATGCTCCTGTTTTGTATCCTATTGGCATAATACTCGCCTATGTATTGTACAAGTTTCTCTTCACTTCCAAATTGATTAATAGCTCTTTTAATTAAATCTGTATCTTTAAGTAATCCTACATATATATGAGCATATTCGTGTGGCATAGTATCTAAAGTAGCATCTGTACTCGACCATAAGGCTACATTACTTATAGCAACACCAACAGCTCTCTTACCATTCTCTTCCAGTACTCCTTCAAATGTAGCATCTGTTATGTAATTACCAAAATGTCTACGAAGTCTTGATACAATTTTTTCAGCAAGTTCAGCATTAGAAGTTATTTTAGGTAATGGAGATACTTTAACCTCTTGGAACATATTTATATTTTCATCATCATCCTGTTCAATATCCCCTGTATTAGTATCACCAGTTTCTTCTTCTGTATTACTAGCCATATTACCAAGAACTGTATCTAGGAAATTACCTATTGTTTCATCATCTGGCTCTTCTCCAAGACCTATTGGAGTTTCATCCTTTTTTTCTTTTACTTCTTCTTTTGGAGGAAGTTCTTGAGGTATGTTTTCTGAAAGTTTATTAGGCTCTATAATTGAATCAACAAAAGCTTTATCAAAATCTAAAGATACACCAGATTCAGGTGTTAAAGATGTTATCTTACCTCTCTTATTATATTTAACTTGGAATGGAAATATTGCTATCTTCTCAACTCTAACACCATATTGATTCTCAACTAATCGTTTATAAGCACTTAATTGAGCTTCATGTTGTTGTTTTTTACTTCTTTCTATTCCATTGCCCTTCCATACTTTAGTGTAAGCCCCTGTTTTTGTAGATGCTTTACTTGTTTTGACATCCCATATTTGTATATTACCAGTTTTAGGATTCAAAACAAACAAGTCTACTTCCCCAGCTACACCACTTCCATCATCCCAAACAATAATATTATTAGCGAGTACCCTAAGACCTTTGGCATCTATTTTTTTCTTAACTTCTCCTAAAGCTCTCATTAAGTCATCAAATGCATCTTTAGACATATCTATGTCTGTATGTACTGGTACCTCACCATCTGTAAAGAAAGCACGAACAAGACCATCAACTGTATTACCTGCTTTGATTGCACTTTTGTCTGGTTCTCCACTATATGTAGTACCTATAACATTTGAAACCCTTTGGTAACTAACTCCATCAATTAAATAATCTTTAGTTCTTTGTTCAGCTCTAAATTGATTTTCATTTACTTCAGATTCTAATTCTTCTATTGATTCTGGAGCTGTAGCTACGTCAGGAGCACCTTCAGGTAATTCAGGTTTACCTTCTATATCTGCTGTTGTAACATCATCTTTAGATTTTAAAGTTGCTCTAGGTCTTGCATATCTTACACCCCCAACTATTCTTCCTTTAATAGCAGATATAAGATTAGACCTTTCATCTGAAGTCATATCATCTATGTTTCTTTTACCAGTAACATTTTCAGAAAAATCCATAAACTCTTTATTATCATCCCAAGCTATGCCCTTAGCTTCGGCTTCTCTATGTACATCTTCAGCAGTAACTTCAGCAGGAGTTGTTAAAGTTTCAACTTTTCCTTGTGAAGCTTCTATATTTGATAACATTCCCTGCAATACCTTTACATTAGCAATCTGGTCTTCCCCAATTTTCCTATTCATTGCTGATGTTCCAACTTCACGATTAATATAATTAAGAATTGCACCTCGCCTACCTCTTTGTACTTCGAGAGAATATTCAATACCTTTTTTAATATCAACTCCATTACCTTGAATATCAACAGTCGAAATAAACTTTGCTGGTAAGCTTTTAAATACTTCTTGTGATTCTGGAGAAGTAAGTTCTTTTGGTATTTCAACTTCTGCTAAAGTTTCAACTTCTCCTTTTAAAGCTTTCTTAAGCATTTCTCTTTCATTAGGGAGCATTTTAGAAATTGAATCTGTTCCTATAAGTTTCTTAGCAAAATCTTTAAATTCTTTACTATCAATACCTCCTTCAAATTTATTTTTTGCTAATTCGGCTATAGATTCTGTTGGTGAATCTGGTGCTTTATCTGGCTCTCCAAATATATCAGCTTCAGTTACTTCATCTGTAGTAACTTTAGGTTCAGGCTTAGGTGTTACCTTTTCTCTAAGAAGAGCTTCTACTTCTTGATTTTTATCTTGCCTAACCATCTCCTCATTTTTAGTTAAAGGCTTACCTTCTGCTATCTTATTAGCTATATTTACAAGTACACCTTGAGGAACTTCACCAGTTTGTACAAATTTCTTTCTTATAGATTTAGTTATAACTTGAGGTTTTACTTCTTTAGGAGCTTTTGTTTCAACATCTGGAGTAGTTTGTTCTTGTATTTGAGAAGGTGTAACATATTTAATCGGTCCAGTTAGTTTACCATCTTCTCCAACTTCTCTTATCTTATACATTTTTGGACCAGCACCAAGAACAGCAACTTGTTTACCTTCAAAGCCTTGTATATTTTTACCTTCAAGCTTGTCAGGAAGAGTAATTGTTTTACCTTTTAATGTTTTGTCTGGTACATTTACTTTAGGTTTTTCTTCTGCAACATCAGCACCAGTAATCTTTTTAATTATAGCCCTCTGAGCTGCTTCAATATCTTCTGGTTCTTCTTCTAATTGTACACCTATATCTTTATCTGAAGGTTCTTCTTTGGGAACAAATAAAGATTCATCTACTGGCTCTTCTAACCAAGCTGGGGAAAAGTTAATATCTGGAGCTTCAGGTGACTGAGTTAAATCTGCTGGAGCTTCTTTCTCTACAATGCTACCCTTTTGAGCAAATGCTTTAAGAGCATTAATCATCTCTTGAGTATCTTCTGTATTTATCTGTCTTTGATTTGGATTTTGTTGGTTTAACTTTTCAGTAGCTAACCTTAATATTGAATCTCTATCTGGATGATTTTCTATTGCAGATATAACAGTAGGGTCATCAACAATTAATGAAAGAATTGCATTTGAAGAAGACTGTGCTTGTTTATTTTTTGCAATAGACTTAGAAGTTTTATCATCTCCCTCTTTAAAATCATCCCAAAATTCACCCATTCTTTCTCTTGGGTTAGCAAGAGCAGATAAATAATCATCTACAACATCAGCACTTGGTGGTCTAGCATCTGGATCATCTGGGTCAAATGGTTCAAAAGCATTAGCTGCAGCTTTATTCTTAACAGACTCTAGTATTCTTTCTGATTGCCTTTGAGATACAGCTTTACCCCGCCCAGGTAAAAATATTCCAAATGGAACACCCATGACACCACCACCATAAGCTTCTTCTAATACACCTTCTGTTTTAGCTATTTCTGTTAGTGTCTTTAAGAACTCTCTATTGTTTTCAAATCCATGCTCTGTTGCATATAAACTTGTTTGTTCTAATGTAGCTTGAGACCATTCAGTTCCACCTTCAATCATAGCTTTTTCTACCATATTGGTCAATCTAGCTACGTTATTCATACCCATTCTTGCGATTGTTCCCTTATTAGCCCCAGACTCTACAAGAGATTCAGTAATTTTTCTCATCATGGCTTTCTCTGGAATCATTTCTTTAAACCCAGGGACGCCTTTCATCAATGACCTAGCACCAGTTCTTTCAAGCATTGAAGCTAAGATACCATATGTAGTAGCCGCTAACCCAGCGTATTCCCTAGCTTCTTCTGGCTCCATACCCATATCATCAACCATTAAATTCATTTGTTCTATATAATTACTAGAGCTTTCTAATAAGAACATAGGAGCAAGAGAGGCAACTGTTGCTGTCAAAGACGTACCACCAGTAGAAGGAGCAAGTGCGATACCCATAGCAGTGCCAGCAACACTAGTTGCCAAAGAAGGAATAACTTCAGACATAGCCCTCATAGTCGTGTCAAATCCAGTCCAAGAAGGCTCATCTTCTTTCCATGAATAATAAGCTTGAAGTTCAGGGTCTCTAGCTACGCTTTCAGCTACAGACTCATTAGCCCATTTTCTTAAATCTTCAGATGCTTTTACTGCCCATTCAGAACTTGAAAGAGCTAAAGCATTTCCAACAGAACCAGCCACCAAGTTATGACCCATAGTATCTGCTGTATGTATCATTCTTTTTAAGAAACCAGCAGAATCTTTCTTCCCTTCCATTTCATACCTAGCAACACCAGAAGGCAAAGAACGAAGATGTTGTCTTCGTATCTCAGCCATCGTTTCATCTGTGGCTTGTATTACTTGTTGTGGACTAGGTGTTTCTCCAAGCTCTTGAAACCTTTGAAGAACTTGAAGCTTAACGGTCATTCTATCTGGCAGACGTTCAGCCATATATTACCTTTATCGTAACTCTTCTATTCTATCGAATTGAGACCTATGTTTAAATCGTGACCCTATACCTTCTGAAAATCTAATTTGAGGAGCTTCGTCTAAACCTATCATTAAAGGCTCTCTACCACTTCCATATATATAATAATCCCAAAGACCAGAATCTCCTATTTTCGCAGCTACATCTCTTATTTCTTTTAACTCATCTACTAAATCAGCACCTTCTTCATGTAGAGTTTCCCAACCTTCTCCCATATATGAATAAGAATCGAAATAACCTTTACGATAATATTGCAATTGGTCATCGCCTTCAGCCTCTAACCATTCTGAAAACTCATCTTTCTTATCTCTTTCTATTTGCTCAAGCCTTGCTATAATCTCAACAGCCCTTTCAGACGCAGGAGTACCATCTCCTTCCATACCAGTTTCATAATAAGCAGTACGAGCTTGTTCATCTGTCCAATTAAATGAAGGTCTCATTGCTTTTCCTCTGTACTCATTCATGTATCCAATGACATCGTTACCATAACCAGCATCTCTAGCATTTTTATATATAGCTCCATACTCCATATTAAATTCATCATTGAATTGTTGCATTGCTATTAGCTCATCTACTTCTTCTTGGTTATTTACATTATCTACAATTTCATTGCCAAGTCTATCTGTTCTTGCACCAACATTACGACCTCCACTAACAGGGTCTGCATTAACACCAATAGAATTTAATAATAAACCTTTTTGGTCATTAATCCCACTATACAATTCTTTAGCTTTACTATATTCTCTAAAAAATGATATAGCTCCATTAATAACAACTTCAGGATTGGCTAATGGAATTTCTATTCCTAATATTGTACCACCATCTAAATCTAATTCATCTATTCTCTCAGCTGCATATTTAAGCTGACTATCTTCATGTGGCACAAACATAAACTTCTCACCATCTTTTCTTACAAAATCAGCTTTACTTGATTTGTATTCAGGATTATCTTTTACAAATTTATCCATTTCAACTATTTGACCACTATACCATAAAGCTAATGACTCGTAATCATTACGAAAACCAGAGTCAATATCTTGCAATCCAATTTCATACTTATCAAGTTCTCTAATAGCACTAGTCATTCTTTGTTCTAGCTTAGACATATATTGTTTTGAACCAGCAAGACCAGACCTATCTGGTATTGTATCTCCTTGAAAAAATTCTAATACTGGATTGTCCTCTATTTGTTTAGCTGTAAAATCAGAACCCATTTGAGTAACAACCCCATTAAATTCTTTAACATTTGCATCAAGTTGTTTCTGCATAGCCTTTGCAGTTACTTGAGCTGCAGGAGGAAGTAATCCTATTTCTTGTTGTCTCTTTATTACATTTGCTCTATTTGCTTGAACAGCGTATACATCATTAAGAACTTGCATTTGTTCTTTTGTATATTGACCAAAGTGACTTCTTAATCTACGTTGTACTTCAGCTTCATTTCCTCCAAACTGTTGAACAGTAGCGTTATAATCTTCTTCATTAATACCTATGAAGCCAGCCATTTCCCTTTCATCTACAACCCAATCTCCCATCACACCTTGAGCCATTTCTGATTCATAGAACTGTTTAGACATTTCTTTTAATGAATTATCTACAGCGTCGTATTCTCTTTTATGTTGATTTAATACAGCAATCCTTTCTTCTAAATCTTCATTTTGACCAGTAACTGCACTAATTTTCTCACCAACACTAGCACTTGCTAATTGATTAAAATCAAGTTTAGCTATATTGTCTTCATATACAAGGTCTAATATTCCCCTAGCGTCATCTGTTTGGTCTTCAGCTTTTAATTGACTTTGTTCTTGAATAGAAATTCCTAATCCTTCTAAACCAGTTTCAAGAACTTTAACTTCTTTTTCCAAAGCTCTTTGGTCTTGTAAAGCAGAATTAAGAAGATACATATTAGCTTGATGTTTCCTAGCTAAAGCTGTTTCGTGAGCACGAGCTTCTTCTCTTCTTGTTTCAAGATTGGTCGCCAAAGTAAGCTTCATGTCAGCATCGACTTCAGCTTTCTTTTGTCTTTCTAAAGACGCTAATAATTGTAAAAATTGACCAGCCATTATAACATCGCCAATAGTTCTTCTCGTTGAGCTTCAAGACCACCCATAATTTCTTCATGTCTAAGAAATGCTGACCTTTCAGCTTCTTTATCTCTTAATGTTATTTCTTCCATGCTCATATCGTAAGACTCTTTTAAGTCTCCCATAGTTTCTTCATACTTTGCTTCAACATCTACCTTAGCTCTTTCAGATGCTCCTCCCCCGTATCTGCTTTTTCCAACTAATTGGGTAAGGGCAGTTCCAACTTCCTCTTCTAATCCTTCTGCTTTTTGCCCAGTTCCTAGCTGAAGTTTCTCAGTAGCAAGAGCAGTTTGTTGTTTAATCATATCCAACTCATCTTTATAAACAAGTTTTTCAGCATTTAGTTGAGCTAGTATATCTTGAGCTTGTCTTTGTCTTAAATTTCTAATTTTCGTTTGTTCTTCTTTACCAGCCACAGCAGATTGATGAGACCTATAGCCTGAATAAACAGCCGAACCTGCTGAAACTGCTCCAGCTATTGCTGTTACACCAGCCATTATAAAGCCTTCACATAGGTATCTAAACCTATGTCTCCACTTTCATATTTTCTACGTTTCATAAATTTTTTTAATTTATTATTTTCTAAAAATGTTAATACCATTTTATATCCATCTCCTTTAGCTAAATCTTCTATTGTTTCACACAATAAAGATAAAGCTTTAATAAATTGTTTAGGCTTTGCTTCAGGATTCTTTACAATCCATTCTACTAAAGCTGTTAATCCATTTGTCTTTACATACCAACCAGCCACAATTGGCAAGTCTTCATCCATTATTAGAAAGCCAGAGTTTGTCAATAAGTATGGATGTACTGGTTCCCAATCGTGAGATTTCCACCATTCACTTATTGTTTCATAATCGTCTGAGTCTATCAATTTAATTTTCATTTTAAATCTTCATATCGATGATAATCAAAATCTTTAGGGTTTAACTTCATATCCCTTAATCTTTGATTAAACTCAGTAAAACTTTCTCCTTCCATTGGAGATGCTACATCTTTTTCTGTAACATATTCAGCTTTTTGTTTATTTAATTGTTCAAGATGGTCTAACTCTGCTGCTTTTTCAGCTTTTGTTTTAAAGTTTTTTAAATATTCTTTATGTTCAGGACTTCCAGTTTTGACAACTGTTCCATCTGGTAATTTAAAATCTATTGGTTCTGGTGGCTGACCACCAGTAGCATTTTGTTTTTGTTCTTGTTGATTATTATTTTCAATAACTGTAGTTCCATCTAAACCAGCAGAATCAGATTGTTCCATTCCAGCAGCTTTCATAGCTTCTTTTTCTGCCATTGCAAGTTGGTCTGAAGTTATTCCACCTACTGCAGTTTCTGTATCTGTACCAATACTTTCATATAAACTCTTGTATCCAGTAATTGTACCAGATTCATCTCTTATAGCTGTTCCCATCCTAGTAGCAGCAACAGAATCTGCTCTACCAACATTCATTAAGTCAGCAACAGAAAATTCTTTACCCCCTATAGTTTGAGTTTCAACTTCTTCACCAGCACTCTTAAACCATCTATCCATCCAATTATCAGCTCCTTGATAACCAGATTCTTCAAATGTTCCCCCCAAACCAGAACCTTCAAATACAGTTCTAGCTCCTTCTTCAGCTTGTTCCCAAGACTTTATATTCTCTCCTATCGCTGATGATAGTTGAGCGACTCCACCAGCAATGCCCTGAACTAAACCTAAACCAGATTGTACAACAGCTTCTTCAGCAAGCCTTTCTTGCCTATCAGCCCTTACTCCAGCTGTATAGTCCCTACGAACCATTGAACGACCTCTTATAGCCGAACCTAAACCTGAAGGTGCTTTATAACCATTTGACATAATCGAATCCATTTAAATTTAATGCTTGTAATTTATATTTCATAGTTTAACTTAGGTCTACTTCTACTTTCCAAACTGATGTCGCTAACCAATATGTAGTCCCAGAAGGGTCTGTATTTGCTTGAATACTTATACCAGTTTTCTGTCCAATGTCTACAGTTAAGCTATCATAGGGAGAGTTAATAAGAAAATCAGAACCATTTACCACAAAATACTTTCTATCATCTGTTGATAAAACATTTCTATGTGTATAACTACCCAATTCATTTATCGCAGTATCACCATCTTTTACAAAATCTATAGTAAATGTAAAGTCAGCATTTGCTGTTACCGATACTGGTCTAACTAGAATTTTGTGAAATGTCATTTTAAAAGGAGGAAGGTATGCATCAAAATATCTCATATTAGTATTTTCTTCATGTGCTCCCCACGGAAAATAATGTTTATCAGTTCCTATATCATCTTGAAAACTATGCTGAAATGTTCTGTAGTCTGTAAATTTAGTATAGCTTAAATCTCCAGCTTCAACACTTCTAGGAGTTATTTTATTAAGAGACTTATCAATATTAGCTGAAGAATTGAACTGAGTATGAAATAATTGACTTCCTTGTTTTGTATACATAGCAACGCCTTTAGAGTTTCTAGCAAATACTATTTGTCCATCTCTCATTGAAGATGCTGAAGGAGGGCTATTTCTAAATGTAATATTTTGTTGCACTATGATACTCTTTTATGTATAGTTCTATATTCAAAACTAATATCATTAATAGAAACTCCATTTGCAGTACCTCCATCATTGAAATATAAAGCTATACTTTGACAAGGAAATGGATTGTCAAAACTAAAAACAGCTACATTCCATTTAGATTGACTAGCAAGAAATGAACCAGTTAATGCATAAGTGGAAGCAGAATGAGGAGTTGAAATACTCGTTTGAGCAAATGTTGTATTTCCATCTGCTGCTACTTTTATTAAGTTATCTAATTGACTACCAGCTGAGTTCATATATGTTATATATATTTTATATATCTTTTTAACTCTACTAGGGTCATCAAAATCATAATCTTTTGTTATAAATGATGGTGCTGCAGTCGCAACAGAAGTTGGACTTAATTGTTTAAATGCTGCCTTGTATGCATATATAGACCTACTAGAACTATGAGCAATGCTAGATGTGGAATTATACCCAGGTTCTACAACAACTTTATCTGATATTACATTTTTAACAAAAAATTCTTCATTTCCGTCTCCAACTTCAGGAACAGAGTCGTCACTAGAATCTGCTGCTACAAGCCTATCTCCAACTTGAATATTATTTGCTGCAGATGCGTTCAAATCAAGAGTTATATTTTTTATAGAAACTTCATTTATATACCAAGCTGTTTCTACTGCTGTTCCTGTACCATCACTACCATCGTGATATATCATAATACAGGGGTCTGCGCTCGCAGAAGAACATTCTACATCAAGGGTATACTCAGTAGAAACATTTGTTATTGTTCCTATGTCAACAATATTACTAAAAAAATTAAGTTTAAAAACTATATTTTCAATATTATCACCAGCACTACCAGCGTGTTGCAAATTAATAGTAACTCTATAAAAAGAAGATGCAATTATAGCAGCACTCGTTAATTTATTAAGAGCCAATTGAGCACCTTCTTTATTACCATTATTGTTAGTATGGTCTAATTCAAGTCTATCATTAGCAGTACTATGAGAAAAAGCAGGGGCTACTCCATCTGGGGAATACTCAGTCCAATCTTGACTACCAGAGTTAAATCTTATATTTTTAGTATCAGTTATAACATCAACATCAAAATCTGGAAAATCTGTTCCTAAATTTAGACCAGTATCAACATAACCTTCATGAGCTATTACAACATTATCATTCCAATCCTTAATTGGATTTGTATAAGCAACCCCATCAGTAAATATACTATCATTATAAGTCCAAGATTTAGTCATGAAATTATATATATAGCATATATCTTCAGTACTTCCACCCTTAGTAGGGTCTTTCATTATGTATATTTGTTTTTCTTTTGGAGCAAACATTATTAATGGATTTACAGTATAAACAGCAGATTGAATAAATGACTCCCAACTAGGAGGAAGAGTTGCCCCATGATAAGAATTTTCTGTATCTTTTATTTTTTGCTCTGTCAAGTCAGTAACATTTTTACCATCGTAATAAAAACAACCGCTTCTATTAGCCCAAACTATTCCATAAGGAGTATCTATAGCACTAGCTGGATGCTGTAAACCATTATTTTTCATTGTTTGCTCTGGAAACCAGTTAATAGGTTCTGGTTGAGCCACATTCCAAATGTGTACACTATTTGATTTAAACACAAAAAGTTTATTTGTAAAAAATTTTATTTGAACAATATCATCCGAATCTCCTTCAGATACATTAATATAATTAAACCCAGGGATAACATCATATTTTCTATATTCGCTATACATAACTCTATCACCAAACCTAGTTAAAGAACCAGAAGAGTTTTCTCTTAATTTAACATTTCCATACCAAGCTCTTTCCCCTCCAACAGTAGAACATTTATAACTTTCACCTAAATGACCTATGCTATTTCTAATCATATCTGGATAATAATTATTAATATCTTCATATTTATATGGAGATACTTCTTCAGAAATTAAGTTTTTAGATACATCACCACCCCCAGGTACTGGATGAGATTGTATTTCTCCAAGATAAAAACAATCATTTGGAACAACTCCACTTGCCCATATTTGGTCTGCGTCTGTAGCATCTCCATCAGTTTCAGTACCAGTTACTTTTCTCCAAGTGACATAATCACCAGTTAAACTAGTTCGACCACCTTTTGCTAAATCAATATCAACTAATAAAGACCAATTCTCATCTCCAATTTTTTTAATATAAATTCTACCACCAGTTACTCTTGCTGGGTACGGTCCGAAAGCCGCTACCCTTATTCTTAATCTCATGCCTTCATTGTTCTGAGGAATAGTAAATTTTTTAATTGTATCTGTGTTTACATAATCTTTTTTAGTTCTTAATAAAGATTCTTGGTCTCCATCATATATAAAAGATTGAGCAAATTCATAATCTCCAGATTCATAACCTAAATAACCTTCACCATCAGTATCATATTGAACAGTAAAGTTAAAACCACATCCATATTGAACTATATTTGGATAAGCATCTGTATCTATAGTTGTAGGATTAGTAGTCCCATATCCTCTATAAACATACATTCTATTATTTTCTATATCTAAATTTCTAACAACCATCCTTTCAGCGTAAAATGTAACCCCAGAATCAATTCTTCCATTTGTATTTGATAAACCAATAACAGCTCCAATAGGGATTTTACTGATAGAAGAATTTCTTACTTCTATATAAGTTTGAGTTGCAGTTGGATTTTTGTTTGCATCTGATTTTATTTGACAAGCACCTTGAGGGTCTGTTTCGTATACACCAGTTGTACTTGAAAGAATATTATTTAAAGACCTAACTAAATGATAATCAGTATTAACTTTTTGGCGTTCCCCTGCTGTGGTTGTAGTATCTGAAAAACCATAAAATTTTGTATCATCAGCTCCCCCAAGAACAATACCATCTAAATACCAATTGTCATTTGAAAATCCCCCAGCTGATGAAGAACCTATTGTCAATAATCCTCCACTAGAGGGCTTTGGTAAAGTATTTATAGATTCTTGCCAGCCTAAAAAACTCCCAGTTCCATGTGTACTAGCAAAAGAACCAGAGCTATTAAATTGTACAGTTTCATAAAATTTATAATGTTTTATTAATGAGGTATTAGTATCATTAGAATCGCAAACTCTTAATGAACCTTGACCAGCGGTAAATACAAATTCAGCATTACTACCAGACATAACTGGACTTATTGCATTTGCAGTCCAACCACTTGTCCCAACTTCAACTCCTGGGGTTCCAGATTCTATTACAGTCCCAGTGCTAGAATTGGTAGAGCCATTATAAGACCAAATATTTACAGTACCAGAATCTTCATCTCCTAATGCTACTAATTTATCGCCAGTTGTTCCTACTGGAATAATATCTACATCAGTTTGGTCTAATTCTTGTGTAATTGGAGGACCAGTCAATCCCATATAGGAATGACTTCCATCTGTTGTTATTGCATTTACTGTATATATACCATCATTATCATCAGTATTTTTAACAATTACAGTATCCCCAACTGAAAAATTTGAAAATCCAGTTTCTGTATTTAGTTTTTTTACAAATTGACCAACTGGGAGAGCCATTATAAACCTGAAGGTGGTGTAGGAGCAGTAGGACTACTTAAATTAGCCTCAGTTCCACCAGTATGAAATTCAACAGTAGCACCAGTAAGACCAGTTCCACCAGAGACATCATGGTCGCTTTCAAAATAAAACAGATTTCTACCCCCAGAATTCCCAATAATAAAAGAACTTTTACTAGAAATACTTTTATTTGATACTAGACCATTATGGGCTATCAAGCTACCAGAAGGTCTTAAAGCTCCAAGTTGGTCTACATAAAAGTTGTTTAAGTAAGCAAACTCTCTTTTATCAATATCTCTAGGGTCTTGTACTGAATTAATCCCACCAGAAAAATCTCTAACAGTAAATATTTTCTTAGGCATATCACGAGCCACCATCTGCTAATATTGCAGCAACATGGCAATTTACAGTACCACTATGAGTCCCACTAGGTTTACCAGATGCTCCAGTCATTGTAACTGGTATAACATGGACAGAGCCAATTGGAGTTAAACGACATTTCATAACTAACATCTCCCCAGCTCCTATAAACATATTACCAGCACTATTCCAAGCGGCTGTACCAGCGTCTATTCTTACAGCTATTCCATCTGTTGCTGTTCCAGATATATTTTTTATAGCTATCCATTCTACATCATCATCAGCTACTACGATTGCAGTTGTTGTACCAAGAAAATTTGTTGTTCCAAGTAAATCACCACTACTACCAGTAACTCCTACTTCAGCAAATACCCATTTATCACCAGAATCTGCAGGTGTATAATCACATATACCAGATATTTTAGAACGTATTTCATCTAAAAATATTTCAGTAGATATATTTGAAGTTCCAGCGTCAGCCATTTATTAATACCTTTTCTTCATTTTTTTAGATGATTTCTTACCTTTCTTAGGTGGTCTACCACGCTTTGAACCATAAGTTCCTTTTCCTTTAGGCATAATTAACTCCTTATTCCCATTCTTGTTTCTAGTTTAGTCAATCTTGACTCAATAATTTCTAACTTAGAAAGAACTTTTAAAAACCTTTTTTGAGAATTAGATAATTCTTTCTTTGGTTTAGTTTCTTCTTTTTTAGAAAAAGCATTAGTAATTGATTGCATATTACTTACCTTTAAAAACGCCTTCAAGAACATCTGTAACCACGTCAACTACTTTTTCAAAGAATATTTGCTCTTTATCTTCAGAAACAAATGGGATGTCGATTCTTTTATTGATTGCACTAGCAATCTTTTCAGTCATCTCATCTGAGCCTAGATGCTTTACAGCCTCTTCTTGCATTTTCTCTGCTTGCTGTTCAGCAAGTTTAATTAACATTGATTTAATATCCATGTTTTCTCCTTTTATTTTAAAGCTCCAAGTAAAACAGTTAACAAAGCCATTCCTCCTAGCATATAATTACGCCAGTTTTCAAGAGACCTTGTTCTACCATTTGACAATCTGAGCTGTTCTTTTATGTCAGGTAGCTCCCTATGTAGAATAGTTTCTATTCTAGTAAGTCTTTCTTTTATATCAAGTCTATACTTATCAATCGGTTCGTAGTCCATTTTCTTTGCTCTTTATTTCCATTATTTCGTCTCGAAGTAAAGCCATCTTTTCATTATGTTCTATTTTCATTTCTAAAGCCTGAACTCTTAACTCCATTTGATACCAGCCCCAAGCGACTGCTCCAAGTACGCTAATAATATTAAAGATAAATTTTGCATCTAGTTTAATGCCGCCCATTTATTCTGCTCATTGAGCCTTTTAATTCTGATACTTGATTATCAAGGTCATTTATTTCTTTTGTAATAGCGTCGAACTTTCTATCTAATTTATCATCAGATGTATTCCATCTGCCAATTAATTTAATAATCATGCCTTCCATGTTCTCAAGTGTTTCTGATTGACCTCTGTTTTCAACTTTTAATTTTTCTAATGCTTCTTGCTGAGTTTCAGATTTTTTAGATAAAGACATAACTAGATATACAAACATAACTCCAACAACTCCAATCATTCCAGCTTCGCCATATACTGCCATGAAATCCATTTAAGCCTCTGCCATTTTTATAGTTGGATTATACATCCTATTTTCCCAAAAAAGAACTGTTAATTCCTGCATTTCTTTTAAATCATATCCCATAAGATAAAATATTGTATTCACTTTTTCTTCTTTTTTGCAAAAGGATTTATATTTTTTTCGTACCATTTTAGTTCTGCTTCCATTTCTTGATAACGTTGTTGTTCTTCTTCTATATGTTTTTCAACTAATTCTGTAATTGTATTATTTGCATCTGACATTTCTCTTTCTAACTCAGTAATTCTCTGAATGACTGAATAATATGAATACACCAATCCCGCAATAACGACAGCTGACTGAAGTAACCATTTAATATTAATAGATATAATGGCGTTATCATCAACGACTGAACCTCTATAACTTCGTGCTGTTTCAGGTTTTCCACTCAAAGCACCATCCACCAAGCCATAGCTGTTTCAACTATTAAATCTGAAGCTGTATTATAAGCCCATTTCTTTTTAGAACCATAAGGTCTCCAATCTTCAATTATCCATTCAAATATTTCCCATAATACACCAATAATAAAGACACCCATTACACACCAAAAATCACTCCAATGTAGCCATTGAAATATCTTGCATAAAAACGCACCTGCAGCAATATGATACGCTGTCCAACCATCAAGTTGACCAGTTCTTTGTTGCCATGATACTAATTTTGCTATTGGATTATTCATAATAGCTTTTTCCTTTATATTTTTAAAGTCACATTTAAATTCATTTTCTACATCTCTATGAGGAAATTTTTTCCCCAATCTAGCTAAACGAGTTCTTCTGCTCACCCTCTGTAAGCTATGCACGTTGCTGTGGAATTTGTATGATTAATGATGCCACTAAAATTACCATAAAATATCTCACCTGGCACCATATAAAACCAACTTGTAATGCTATCTCCAATGTTTGAATTAACTTTTAATTGTAAAAATTCAACAGCCGCGTCACCACCACCTTTACCAAGTGCTTGTATTGCTATCCAATTGCCACTATCGGGTTCTGATGTATTTGTATCATGTTCTGCAATTACGTCAAATCCTAACTGCCCTATAGCTAAAGAAGTAGCTTCTGCTGCTGTATACTTTCTCATTCCTTTTTGAGCCATATTAAACCTTTATATGTTTAGACACTTCTTCAGTACCTTTATATTTAGGAACTATCCTTGACAATAATTCCGATTTAGTTTCACTAGAACTATAAGAAATTCCTCGTTTATCATAAAAATCTTTTATTTTTGCTTTAGTATTATCCATAGTAGGATAATCTGATTGACTTGTAGCTACTCCATTAATCAAATGATGACCTCCTACTACTAACCTACCATGTCCATCATCATGCTTTTTTTTACATTCTGATACATAGTATTCTTCTGCAACTTTAAAGCTATTACTTTTCTTTGCTACAGTTCCATCTACATCTACAAAATAATCATAAGACGAAGGGTAAGCCAGAGTCTCTTTCGTTCCATCTGGATATGTTTTTACTCGGGTTGCTCCTGGGGTTGTATTTTTATGGAGTCTTACTCGATGACCCTGACTACACCTTCTTACAATCATGCTTCTGCTTCTACCTCTTCAGGTTCTAAAGCTTTTTTAAGATCTGCAAAACCTTTTTGAAACTTCTCTACAAATACTTTTTCACATTCAACTAATTGTTGTCTCATGAAAGCATTTGTATTCAGCTTATTTTGTATGTCTCTTACATGGTCTTGGTCTAATGCAACCTGACCTGCAAGTTTTTTTTGTGAATCAGTCATATCATCGATAAAAAAGTCTTCTCCATCGAGTTTTAAGACTGGCTTTTCTTTTTGTTCTTTAGCCATTTCGTGACTCCTTGTTAGTTAATTAAAGTTTTTTGAAATCTGCTATTGCTTTTGCTAATTCATCACTTTCTGCTTTTGCTCTTGCCATATCTTTATCATAACGAGCCTTTTCTCCTTCTAAATCAGATAGAGACCATTCTCGTTTTGAATCATCTAAGGCTTCGCCAGTTTCACTATCAAAGCGTTTCTGAGCTAAGACAACATGAGCTTGTTTTGTTACATTGTCATCGCTATCTTTTTCTTCAGCAACCTTTTCAAATGCAACCTTCTTTGCAGTTTTTAGTGTACTATATTTAGACCATCTCATTATTAATCCTTTTTACTATCTTCATACGCTTTTTTAACTGCATCTGTCCATAGACTATTTGCCAATGCTTTTAATTCATCAGATTCACCACTTACATCAGCATCTGGCATAAATGATGTTCGGTTATATGAAAATGATATTTCTTTACCATCTTCTTCAATCGCAGTTCTTTTTCGTTGCTGAATAATTTTGTACTCACCACGAACTTCATAATCGTATGTTACTTTCTTTTCTAAAGCCATTCTAACTCCTTGTTGTTATTCGTTTCCAACTATATATCTATATAGTATTGAATTATAAATCTTTGATAGTTTATTATACAGTATAAGTAACATCAACAGCAACCGCCCAAGCCCCATCTACATCTGACTCATCTAAATAATTTCTATCTCCATTATCTTCAATTTCTACTAAAGTAAAAAATGCTTCACCTTCTTCAATCGAAACCATCACAGTTCCATCTATCGTTCCTCCGTGATTATACAATACACAGCTTCCATACGACCTTGCTCCTAACCCAGTTGCATTTCCTGATGTAAACGGCAACGAAACTCGAATTGTTCCCGATGAAGAGTTGTCTGAATCAATACTAAGAAGTCCTTGCACATGAACAAGCCTACCTATTTTTGTATATCGAAAAATATCATTTGTACTATTTACAACAAAATTGCCAGAGGTTGTTCCAGTCACAGTAGCCGTGTGTTCACCTTCTTCATAATCGTCTTGCACATTTGCTCCACCGCTTGCTGATTGAGTTGCTGGAAATGATACACCAGAACAATGAACATGAGCACCACCATCTGAACCTGCATAAACATTCAATATAGATGCATTACCAAGTGTTACTGAGTTGTCTCCAACGCCTTGTGCATCTCTACCAATGACAACTTGATTTGTAGAGTCAGCGGCAGATGTTCTTGCATTATCTCCTATGACTATATTTTGAGTACCACTTGTCAACTGTACTGTATCGTGTCCTGCTTGATGCCCAATTAAAATATTTAAAGCCCCTGTAACTCCATAACCAGCCCTATATCCTACCGCCACATTCCCATTGCCACAATTTGCAGATAAGGATTGATAGCCAACGGCAGTATTAAGTCCTCCATCATCAGTTGCATCTAAACATTGATACCCCACAGCAGTGTTCCCAGCACCAGAAGTAATCGCATTTCCTGCCGCATATCCCACTGCAACTGTCCCATCAGCGGCAGAAGTCAGGTTTGCTCCACCAGCATCTCTCCCAATTATGACTGCATTATCTACGTCTGTTGTGGCACTTCCTGCGGCTTGTCCGATGATGACATTGCCCCCTCCAGAAGTAACTGCTACTCCTGCACTTGCACCAAGTGCTACATTATTATCGCCTGTAGTCAATGCACCTAAAGAATGTCTCCCTATTGCGACATTGTAATTTGCCCCATCAAGAGCCGCATCCATAGTATAATTTCCAATAGCAACATTATAACTTGATGCTGTATCAGCCCATGTACCACCACCAGAATCAACTCCAATAAATATATTTTCGGTGCTACCTAATGAATTATTACCAGCATTGGTATCATCCATTGCACCATAGCCGATAGCCATATTGTATCCACCAGTCGTATGAACTAAACCAGCGTTGTGACCAATAAAAGTTGAGTATCCAGCGGTTGTGAGAGCATTCATAGCCGCATATCCAAGTGCTGTATTACCAATTCCAGATGTTAAACTTTCACCAGCATCACGCCCCACAATAGTTGTTCCATTAGCATTGTTGTGATTGATGGCTGTTCCAGCATTGCGACCTATAAGCACACAATCAGATGTTGTAGTTATCGCATCTCCTGCGTTTACTCCAATAACTGTATTTGAACCGCCTGTACTAAGAGATAACAAAGCATTTGTTCCGAGGGCTATATTATTATCACCTTGAGTCAATGCATTTAAGGTTGCATATCCAACGGCTGTATTATTAGTAGCATCATCTAAGGTTGCACCACCAGCAGAAACATAACCTATAAAAGTATTATAATTTGTACCTGCATCTATGTTTAAACCTGCGGAATGCCCGAAGACTGTATTCTGTGTACCAGCATCATTATTAGATAGTGAGATTCGGGAGTTGATGTCAAATTTTGCAACAGATGTGAAAGTAAAAGTACCAGTACCAGTTGCGGCACTTCCAAATGTATGAACTCCACCTGCTTGGATATATTCACTTGCTTCATCATCACTTATTTTTGTCCAAGCAGAACCACTATGATAAGCATTTTGTAATATTTTTAATTCGCCACTTGCACCAGCAGATGTTGTTGCTTCGATTGCTCCATTACCACCAATTTGGACAGCAGACATAGCACTATTCCAAGTTTGTGGCGTAACTCCAATTCCGACATTGCCTGAACTATCAATTCTCATTCTTTCAGTCCAACTACCAGAACCATCAGCAGTGGTCAGGAATCTAATCCTACCCGGCATATCATTTGCTCCGGGTGTACCATCTACCTGTATTTGAATACCACCAGCAAATGAATTAAAATCCCCATCTCCGTCATAACCATATGCTTGAGCTTGCCACAAAGTGTCTCCATCCTGAACAATCGCTGGAGAAGCCTTTGAACCACGGGCATGTCTTCCCGCAAAATTAGGTTGACCAGCATCATTTCTATACGATGTAACAAATATTTCTGATGGCCCCCCATCCTTTACTAATTCCAGTTCAGCCGCTGGAGAATTTGTATTAATTCCAATGTTGCCATCAGCAGTAATTCTCATTTTTTCAGTTTCAGTATCATCCTTAGATGTTTTAAAACTTATAAAAGCAGACCTTGTGCTTGAGCCTGAAAAATTCTCTTCTCTTCCAACTTGTATTTTAGCGGCTGTTCCACCATTATGTCTAAATCTAAACCCAACTAATTCATCTGTTGAATCTCCAGCGGCACTATTATCAAGAATTATTTCTGTAGCACCACCATCTGATGCACTTACGATATGAAGAATATCACCTGGTGCTTTTGTGCCGATTCCAGTATGTCCCGACTCATTTACATATATTCCATTACCATCATCTGGGTTATCATCAATACCAAAATACGCAGTATCTGCTGAGTTTAATAATAGCCCCATGTAAGCGGCTTTACTGGAGTGACCAACTCGTATTATTGAATGTTCTCCATTAGCATCTATCGCACTTTGAAAATTCGCTACTGTTACATCTGAATTTGCTGTAGTTTCGACATCTAATTTAAAATCGGGGCTTGTATCGCCAATTCCGACATTGCCCAATGCATCGAAGCGTACCCTCTCAATTAAACTTCCACCTTTAGACCTTCTTCCTGCGGGGTCGGTTGTTCCTCCGGGTTGAGTATAAAAAGCAAGACCACCAGCATATGAAACATTACCTGAATTAGTATACATATCAACGCCTGCGATATATCCTTGAGTCCAGTAATCAGAACCATTGTAGGTACGAAACTCAAGTAACCCTCCAGGATTATCCGTAGCACTTTGTTGGTTTATAATCAATCCAGGTTTTTCTGAGCCATATGTTGTAACAGTTCCTTGTGCTACGCCAACTATATCAAGGCTACCCTCTGGATCATTGATACCAATACCGACATTGCCATTAGAACCAATTCTCATCCTTTCACTTGGAGTTGCAGAACCATCAGGCGAGGTTTTAAAAACCAAATCTGCTGGCATATCTGTGCCTGTTGATGATGTTGCTATACTAACAGCAGTTATTTCAGCCCCGAACCTATCGTTTGAACCATCAAAACCAGAAAAGTATAATGTACCTAATAGGTCTCCACCAGCAGTATTAATTGCTGACCTACTACCAACCGAACCTCTGGCTTTTGCAAAATGTAAGACCGGTCCTGTTACAGTATTTCCAGACATTTCCATTGTAATATTTCCTGCAACGGCAGCAACACCAGTTGCAACGTGAAGCCCTGTTGCTTGTATTGCAGATGCCGCTGAACCAATATTGACATTACCATTATGGTCAATGGTCATTCTCGCATCAAGTGTAGCACTACTATTATCTGTTGTATGAAAAACTAACTTAGTACCTTCAGCACTACCCTCAGTCCACGCTTCAGTTGTTAATGCTTCTATTCTTGCACCATATCCAAAGTTTGAATGAGCATTCTCTGTTCCTACAAATGAAATTTGCCCTAACCTTTCTCCAGATGTTATCGTACTATCATTTCTAATTATATTTATACCAGCACCAGAAGTTGAAGATAAGGATAAGGTGTCTTGTGGATTTGAATGTCCGACACCTATATTTGCCCCAGTAAAATAAAAAGAACCAGCACCAGTATAAAATTGCATTCCATTAGCATTATTATAACTATTAAAGTACCCCCAACCATTATCATCGTAACATCCAGTCAGTATGTAATTATCACCAGAACCATGAATTTTCAACCTTTTAGTTGTTCCCTCACTTGTAAGACCGACTCCATCAATATCAATAGCATATCCTGTACTATCTTGTGTAATCTTTAATGCTGTAGCACCAGTTGCACTTGCATGGTCATTATGTACAAGCATCACATTTCGAGTATTAGTATCAGATGAATTACTTGCAACTCTTAAAGCATTTGCAGTAGTTAAACTATCTGCATCTATGTTGACAGCATCTCCAGAGGTATTAGTTGCACTTACATTAATAGCCTGTTGATTTGTTCCTTCGTGGTCTATATTTAAGGCTATAGCATTCGCATTTTGGTCAATCAAAACAGCAGTACCAGCACCTGTATTTTGTTCTACCTCAAAAGCAGTACTTGCGGCAGTATTAGTAATCTTCATATCTCCAGTTAATACTTCTGAATATGAAAATCCTCCACCACCATTTACAGTTAAATCACCATCAATGGTAACATCACCAGATATTGTACCCCCTGCCGAGCCTATGTCATGTGTAATTGCGTCTGCGAAACCTCTATTCATTATTTACTCCTTACATATGTACAATTTTTAAATATTTAGCAGAAGCTGATGTTGCTTGTTTTGCATGGAATATTATTGTATCACCAACACCTCTAGGGACTTTTAGAAATACTAATGTATTAGCTGGTATTGTTGGGTCGTTATTAGCTGAGATAGTATCAGACGTTGATGAATCAAATCTAAATAAAATTTCTGATTCACTTTCAATGCATATTTGATTTGCGGCACTAACATCTGAAGTTACATGAGCAGCTGAACTAATTGTTAATCTATCTTGAACGTCCCACCCTGCTGCTGTATCTACATTTAAAGATTCGTGGGCCCTGAATTTTTGAAGTGTTGCCATTTACTTCTCCTTTTAATTTAATGCTTGTCTTGCGAGGCGAGAATGCTCCTTATACAAGCACATTAATTTAATTACCTTACTGCAAAATTACTAACAGGAAATGTTATTGATATTTTCCTTCTATTACTTTGGTCATCTGCAATCTTTTTATAAAAATCTCTCATAAAATATTCTTTCATATTAATATCACCTTGCTCTAATGCTACTTGAGCTTTAATATAATCTATAACAGCTAATGATAATAATCTGTTTAAATTCATATGTGATGTTTCGTCAACACTTGAATCTGCTACAGGTTTAGGTATTTGATATACAGTAATACTTTCTCCAGCTGATTCTGCTGTAAATGTAGAAGATGCAAAAACAAGAGTGTTGCTACCTGAGCTTATTGATGTATAAACACCATCATTGCTAGCTGAACCTATAATTCTTACTTTATCACCAGTAGCAAATCCATCGCTAGTACCAGCTCCTGTAATAGTAGTTGTAGAAAATGATATATCAGTCCCAGATGCTCTTTTAGTTGTATCTTCTAATGACTCAGATATAAATGGCTCATATAAAGCTGTGTATTCAACTCTAAGACCATTAGTTATATCCTCATTAGGATAAATAAGTTGACTACCGTAAAACTCAGAAGGAAGCTTTACTCTATAATTAGCTACTGTATCGCTAGCCGCTGTTTCAACCCATTGCCATAAATGTACTTTTCTACCATACAACTCATAGAACCAATTTCTATCTGTATCGTAACTCATTATTCAGGGTCTGTATCTTCTCTCATAACAGATTCAGAACCTAGTCTTCTGATTCTTTTATATTTTTTATCATTAGTATCTTTTACAGATATTGATTTTACAGCAATAACGTCATTAGGAAGATGATACTCTCTTTGACCATCTATGATATTTTGTTTGTCTTCTACTAATTCTTCAAAATTACCAGATTTAATTATATTAATAGCGTCTTCTATCCATGACTTAACCAATAAAGTATTTTTACCGCCAGTACGTTCCATTACTTCTAATACAGTCATTATTGACCAGCTATCATTACGTTAACAGTTGCTTCTCTTGACCCATTGCTATAATTAGCGTCATGAATTCCAACAGAACCTACAGCTTCTCCCATATGCATAGGTATAACTACTGATTCACCAGGTGTCAAAGCTGCGAATATCTCACCACTAACTGTTACATTAACAACACTATCAGAACCTAATTGAGATACATATTCAACAGCTACTACATATGCAGTTGCAGGAATTGTACCATCAGTCACATCAGACGCTTCTGTCCATCCACTATCATTTAAGTAATCTACTGATGTTGCTGACACAACAACATTTTTCCAATAACATACATCATCATCATTATAAGCTGTTGATATATTATAATTTCCTCCCCATGTCCTTGAATCTGCGTTCCCATCTAATATTTTATGAGTATAAGATATTCCTTGTACTGTTACATCATTATCTTGAACCACTTCACAAGATGTATGAATTCTTATTTGGTTTGCCATATTTTACGTCCCTTCTCCAGCAGCTATTTTAGTTGCCATTGCTTGTCTAATCATTTTAGAATTATTTTGCATATAAGAATTTACCTCCAATTTTGCCCAATTATAATATTTTTCAGCTTCTTTTGCATAGTAAGCTGCGTTCTGTGTTGCAAATGTAGATTTTTGAGCTTTCTCACCAACTTCAGATGCGTACTTTTGAACATTTGAATTATATAATGCTAATTTACTTTCATATTCTTTCATATTCTTTTGTAGAGAATTAGCATAATTTTGTACTGTCTTATCTATATCATCCTTATATGACTGTAATTCAGTAGAATATTTTTGAATTTTTTGAGCATCATCTTGAGAACTTAACTGAGCATCTTGTATAGATATTTGTAATTGGGCCTGATATTCAGAATTCTCTTTATTAAAACTATTTAAACTATCTTGCAATTTAGACTGATATATCGCCATCTTTTGAGATTCTTCATTTTGCCAAGCTTGTACAGATGTAGATAACTCAAGTTGATACTGGGCCATTTTTTGTTGATATTGCTGTACTTCTTTAGATACATCAGATTGATAAGTTTGAACTTCAGCTGAGTATTTTTGAAGACTTGCTGCGTATTCTTGATTCTCTTTTTGTAACAACAAGTTAGTTTCTTGCTGAGCTTCTTGAGCATTTATCTGAGCTTGCTGTATAGCTTCTTGTAACTTACCTTGGTATTCTGCGTTTTCTTTATTAAACTCATTTAGTTTATTTTGCATTGCTTGAGTATAAGCATTTATATATGTAGAAATCTTTTGTATTTGAGCCGCTGCTAATTCTGTATCTTCTTCATCTTCTATTAAATGAGCAGCTGTAGACCACCATTGGTCAAATTCTATAGCATTACCATCAAAATCATCAATAGTATTTTGTGCATCTAATTGAGTTATCGCAGTTAATTCTATAGTACTGTCACTAGCTACAAGTGGAGCTGTATAAGTAGGTGGAATACCTAAATTAGATATATTAATTGAATCTACATCAGGCGTAGTAAAACTTGGAGCTGCAGGAGCTGAAGGTGATATAGATGATATTGAAAATGTTCCAGGGTCGCTTTCACTAAGTCCACTAGAATAATATTTAAAAGCTGTCCTAGATTCTAATATTGGAGCAACATATGTAGGAGCTGTAGTACTAAAAGAAACAGAACTACTAGATAAGCTAGGAGCTGTAGGAGGAATTGATGATATATTCAAATCAGAACCAAAACTTGGATTAGATAACGGGATTGGTACTGTAATATCTGACCAATCTAAAATCTTTGAAGATGCTAATTTTGAAAATTCTTTTGAAGCTGCGTGATAAACAACAGCATTTCTTAAATCACTATCATCATCTATTTTTGAATAATCTATATAATACACATATCCAGCATTGCTTCCATCTGTAACTGGAGCAAAATGTACAGCTCCTTGTTTATGATACCAAACTGGATGTCTAGCTGTAGCGTATTTTAAACTTGATGAATCTAATGCCCATGCAGCATCAGACATCGGTATTTCTCTGCAACTATATCCATTTCTTTGTACATCTATTATTGAATCGTTTACTGAAAATGTTATAGCAGTTCCATCAGTAGAAGCAGATGAAACTTTTTGTGCAAAACTTAATAAATTTTTTGGAATACTAGATACTATAGATTTTTGCGCAGATATTATAAACTGGTCATTAGCATCAGATACACCAGTTATATTTTCAATATCTAGTTCTATGTTTGTTGTAGCCATTTAATCTTATCTTTAAATAAGGCTATGCTGTAACTCAATATTAGAAAGGAAGCTAAAAAATACCGAGAAACAGCATGCCTTATTATTTTGTTTTAGGATACTGTGAATCCTGCACTAGCGTGTTGACATTGACCTTTAACAAACCAATATGTACCATCGCTAATTAATTCAAGCCAATCACCAGCTGCAGCACTTGTACCAATGGTAACTGTAGTGCTTCCTGATACATTAGTTGAATCATTATCATCTGTAAATACACCATACAACTGTGTACTTTCAGCATTAATAGTACTAGCGGCAGTCGAATCTGTAACAATGAACTTATAACAAACTCCAGCTTTAGGGGCTGGCAAGTTAATAGTTCTTGCTACTGTAGAATGTACAAGATACGTTCTACCGCTTTCCTTAGGTTCGAGATCATGTGTAGAAGCAGCTGAATCATTCATTCTGAAGATATATTCTCCATCTTGATAATTTGCTCTGCCTTTTATTCTAGCACCTTTACCATCAGCCATGATTTACCTCCTTACTGTAATCCAGTTTCGAGCTCTTCAAGAATAATATCGCAAGAAGCTGCACTGGAGTGAAGCATAAACATGAATGGTGTAAACACATCACCAGTATCGAATGTAACATCTGCCGTAGGAGATGTAGTTACCGCTCTTCCATCAAGGTAATATGAAGCAACACCAGCTTTAGAGATACGAACTTCTAAAGTATGTGATTCTCCATCACCCCAATTGTCAGTAGTATCAGTAGTAACAGTAGTAGCATTATTTAAAATACTTTCTACTTTAATGTCTCCACTAATTACGTTTAGACATGCTACGTCAGTATAGTTATCCAATGCTGCATTTGAAGCTTGTGATTTTAGTCTAAAACCAAAAGCACAGTCATCTGTAACACTAACATCTTCAATACTAAACTTCAATTTAGCATAAAACGCAGGTCCGCCAATCGTAAATGAATCAATATTCTTTAGACCTTGACACCCTGGATAACTCATAGCCCATTGAAAACCTTCATCGTCAGCTTCATCACCTTCATAATTCATTCCAGTAGATGCAACTGAAGGACCGTCAATAGCCTGAGTTCCATTATATGAAGCAGCTAACTGCAAACCATACAATGAACCTTTACCAGCTGGATACTGATGCAAAACAACATCTTGAGCAGCACCATCAGGAACGTCCCATGCTGCTCCCAATGCTCCATCATCCATTAGTATCGGAGGTCTTTCAAATGTCCACTTATGAGTATCATTTACCAAATTGTCAATAGCGGAGCCATCTTTATTTTGTCCATACATTGGTATAGCCATCATCTACCTCCTTATGACCAGTAAGCATGGGCTTCTGGCATTTGCCATTCCATCCCAGCTTCTGTTTGAATTAAGTCAACCCTTCGGTCAACACCACTGTTTTCTAAGGTTTGTACACCAACATAGACAGCCGTATCACGATTCAATCCGTTACCAACAAGAGGTCTGTATTTACAGTACTTCATGTTAACAGCAAGAATCTTGATAGGATGACCATCAAGGTGAATATTCCTAGCAACATTCATATCACCAAAAGGTGTAGAGATAACACTAATGTCAACTCCAAATGTCTTCTTTTTACCTGTAAGCGACATATCAGCTCTGAAATTGGATGAAACTTCAAGATTATTCGAGAAGTATCCACTCAACTTATGTAACCAATTGTATGTCGGGGTATCACAGAAGAACAATGAAGCATTAGCATTATTGTACCTTGGGTCAAGGAAGTTACTAAGGTCGTCTAAGAAATCGTCTTGTGTTTTAGTTGAATGAGTCAAACTAAAAACATTACCATAACTTGAAACGAAATCAACAGCACCTTGTGTATACCATTCATCACCAGAATCATACTGAGAACCAAACAATAAACTTTGTTCGATATCCCATTTATGTTCAATCAACTTTTCTTTCCAGACACGGGCCCACTCATTAGGTTCATACTTTAGGACAGTAGCACGAGTTGTGTTATCCATCGCCATAGCTGTTTTCCAAATTTGAGTACGACCATATCCAGTTGTGAAAGGTTGGTCTTTCCATGTTTCTGGATAACCACTACCTTGTGAATGAGCTGTACCAACTACATAAGAACGCATTGGTTCTAACACTTTAGCAATCGAAGCACTATATACTTCACCAAGAGGGTCATCAGCTACGAAAGAACAAAGTTCTTTATTCGCTGCTGCGTCCAATGGTCTTACAATAGTACCAGTGATTGGTGTATAATAATACGTTTTAGCAGATTCTACAGCACCATCATTTAATCCACGACCAACAACACTTCCAGTACTGGTGTTTGCATGAACAGTATCAATCTTAACAATGATATAATCTTGTTGATTAACACTTGTAACTTCAGATCCACCACTATGACCGCCAGTATCATTACTTGTCATATTTACTTTGACCATTTGACCAGGTAAGAAAAATCCTGGCTGCGTACCATCGTCACCAACACTAACTTCACTATTGGACTGTCCAAAAACACTTGATTGGTTACCTGATGATTTATAATCAGTAGCCATGTGTAATTTTACTTGTTGTCCAGCAGTTGTAGTAAGAGCTGCTCCGCCTGAAGTCAGTAGTTCGGAACTCGCAAAAGTATCTGCGGAACCATTATAAAAACCGACTACATACGCATATCGTCTGTAAAATGAAGGTCGTCTTTCTGTATATTTGAATTCTGGGTCATCTGTAGGTCTTTTAGCGACTTTTGAAACAAACCTAAAGAAAGGGTCTTGCTGAATTGAAAGTTCAGACACCCTATCTCCAAAGTTATATTTCCGTCTAAGGTCACCAGTATCTAAACTGGAAGACGCAGGACTTATACCGCTAGGAGAACTATTTTCAGTTAATCCAGATTCCAACTGAAATAATTCAGCCATCTTTTTTAACTCCTTATTTTAATTAAGGCATTTAGCTTAGCTAAATACCGAGTCTAATTCAGAGTCAAGTCCTGCTATAGCGTCAAATACTGAATCATCCGCTGATTGTTCTACCTGTGCACTTCCTGTTGTAGCAAGAGAACGAGGCTGTTCTTGAGCTTTACGCATCTGGTCAGCCATTTGTTTTCTTGTACTATCAGCAATATTAGCATCCCTGTTTTCACGATTCTTTAAAAAGTAAATATCTTCTAGCTCAAGTGATTTGGATTTAGCAAAGTCAACAAAATCTTTCCACTCTTCATCAGTCATTTCATGTTGCTGTCGAAAAGCAGTTTCTTTAGCCAACCTTTGGTTTTCAGTTCTCTGTGATTGTAAAGCTGTATTAAGTCTACGCTGTACAATTCCATCAACTGTTGCACCTAGCACTTTCGCTGAATCGGAATCAGGTGTACTGAAAGCATCATCAGCATCGAATACAAAATCTTCAGGTAATTCAAGTCTTTCTGACATAGTTTCAGGAGCTTGACCTCCACCCTCAAAATAATTCCGCACATGCTGAATTAAATTAGGGTCTTCTCTCATTGCATCGAGTATAGGCATATATGGTTCAATTTCTTTTAGCTGTCCGTTTAATCTTTTAGCTTCTCTACTTGAATCACTATACCTCTTTTGCAAAGCATCATCGCCTTGCTGCTGAACTTCACTAGGGCTCTGTGGTGTGTTATCACCTTCTACCGAGGTTGACTGTGTTAGTTCTGTTTCTTCTTGGATACCGCCATTTACAGATGAATCTAATGCACTAAAAAAATCATCAGAATCACCTGAGTCAAATACGCTATCCTGGACCGTACTTTCAGGGGCCGTTTGGGCGTTGCTTACTTGTTCTTGTTCCATTTGCTATCCTTTTTATTTATTAAAATATAATATATATAAAATACTATTCACAACTAATCTTTATTTTTCTTCATTTGAAGATACTTGTTGCTTAATAGCCATTTTTTCTTTCTCAAATTCTGTTTTTAACATACCTCTAAGAAGCTTTTGCTGAGCTTCTGTTTCTAACACATCTTTACGAACTTCGTTAGCAGCATCACCAACTTTCATTTTAATACCAGCTTGTACTAATTGACGTTCTAATGTTTCTATGGTCCCTTCTTTATCTTTTAAAGCTTCTTCCATAGATGATATTTGACCTTGCATTTGAGAATACATTGATTTTCTTTCCACAATACTCTTCTTATTTCTTATATCAGTTTCAGATATCATAGCTATATCATCAATCAATCCAGCTTGGAACCATTTAAAATATTCTTCTAATAAGGCCCATCTATTTACTGGCATTGTGGCTCCAGCTACGAGTCTAACATCAAATCTACCTGCGTTATAATCTCTAAATAATCCAATCGCTTTACCATAGTCATTGTATATAGGTACATTAATTCTTGATTCTTTATCAGCATCAGGTCTTTGACCAGCTTCTGGTTGAACAATCCTAAATACTTTTTCAGCTGTATAATGATTTTGAGATACCATTTGAAAACATTTACCAAGATGTTCAAGAGCAGGTTCCACTATAGAACCCATCCATGCTTTTAATCTACGAGTACCAAATTCATCATTCGCAAGTAATCCTCTATATGTCTCAGCTTGTTCTTGAGCAAATCCCATCATAGCTGAAGGAACACCAGCGATATACTCAGCATCTTGTTTACCTTGTTGAACAACAGAAAAGAATGCATTATTTATAGGAGCTGGTAATACAGGAGTTGGAGGATTAAATCCTTGCCTATATTTTAATAAGGCTCCAGGGGCCGATGAATATCGTTCCCATTCTTCTTCAGGTACAGAACCTTCTTCATACATCCATCTAAGATTAGAAGCTAAGTTAGCATTGTGAAGCATGATTTGATGAGCTTTATTTATTTCTTGTTGCTTACCAATAAGAGGAGTCACAGCACTCATAGGATACGGTGTTCCTGTATACATATAAGGAATAGGTATAATAGGATACTCTGAAATCTCTAATGTTCTTTCATATAATAAAACATCATCTCCTACAGAACAAACTAATACAATTCTATTTTCATAAAATTTTATTGAATCTACTATGTTATCTGCCATTCCACCACCATCAACAAGGTCTTTAAAACCTTTCTCTGACATTATACGCTGGTCTATAACAGTTGCAGCATCTTGAGCTTCAGATGTAAGTTGCATTTCTTTTTCGCGCATAGCTTGCTGAGACATCTCTTCAGCTTTCTTCATTTCAAGCTCAGCTCTTTCAGGTATCATTTCACCTGCTTCTACAGATTGCTGTATTTGCAAAGCTTTTTCTTTTAAACCTACATCTACTTCTTCTTTAAACTTATCCATCTCTTTTTGAACATGAGCTTTTATATTCTGCATTTGAGCTGGAGTTGGGTCAATTCTTATAAATACATTTCTGTATGGAAACTTTACTTTTTTATATGTCTCATAATATGGGATTATATCATCATCTTCAGCATCTAAATTGATACCTAGTGTTATATCTTCTTGTTGGATAGTAGGTGATTGGTCTAGGTCTCTTTGAGAATATGTAACAACTTCATTTGATTTTTCAACTTTCTTTATCTTGGCTGAAAATTGAGGAAACATATTAAGTAGTCTTGTACGAGATAAATTCTTACGAACACTAATAAAAGAAGCATCTCTAAATAAAAAATCTTTACTAGCAGGGTCTACATATACATCATATGGCTCAATTCTTTTAAATAATACTTCACCCATTCCTCTGTCCATATCTGGGTCAACATCAACCATAAAATATCCAATACCCTTCGTAAGAGCATCTAAGGCTACTTGGCTATATATAGATTTACCATTGGAAAGATGCCAACAATAATCTGTTATATCAGAATGAACTTGAGCAATATCTGTATCATCCCCTGTAACTCCAACAGCTTTCCATCTTGGATTGTTAGATGTCACAAAATATTTCATTATCTCAACAATAGGTGTAACCCTATTAATGATAAATGTAGGCATCCCTGATTCTTGAAGGACCCGTTCTTCTTCTTTTGTTAATTGCTCATTTAAATAAAAATCATATGACTTTTGAGATATTGATTGCCATTTTGTTCTATGAGATGTATTTGCTCTATCCCATAATTGTTTATTTATCTGGGCTTTTGTTTTCTTGGTTTTTCTTGCCATTATTTTTTATAAAAAAAGACTACTTGTGCCATCTTGATTTTTCTTCTGCTTTGCGCATTTTTGCTTTCCAATTTGCATCCGATCTTTCATCAAACAAATAATCTTCTAAAGTCCTTTCTCTTCCTTTCGTGTCCCATAAACCTTGTTTTCTTTCATAAAGTTCTTGAGCCTGTTCTAAAACTGCCTTTTTATCATTTACATGCTTTATAGCTTTTATAAATCCTGCACCATATTTTTGTATTTTTTCGTCTCTTTCACGATATAGTCTATCTATGTCTGCATATGACTGTTCTCTTTCTGCATCCATATTGATTCTATTTCTTACATGATTAACACATTTTTTCTTTTTATCACCTTTAAGATTTCCACATGCGCTATTAATTTGTTCAGATAATTTATTTTTTGCCATTTTTTTCTACCTTAGCGTTTTGAAATTGTGTCTCTTACTTTGGAACCTGACTTTTTACTTTTTCGACGCACACCAGTTATACAAAAACCTTTACTGTAAATACCACCTTTTTCTGTACAAGCTTTTCTTGCTTTTAAACTTTTTCCAATTTTTTTAGCACCTTTAACAGCTCCTTTTGCAATTTCAGCTCCAGTTAAAACAGCAGCAACTCCTGGCAATGACCTTCCTAGAGCTTTTACACCTTTTTTCATAATTTTTTTGCCAACACTTTTTGATGCGCGAGGTTTATATTTTTTAAATGCTTTTGAAAGCTTATCCACATCTGATTTCGGAATTTTACCTGTTGGAATTTTACGTTTTTTTGCAATAGCTGTTTGCGTTTTTGGCTTAGGTTTTTTTAATCTTTTCCCTGTGGCGCCTGCAATCATTTTATCATAGTCCTTTTTAATAGCAAGGAGTTCTTTCTTTGATTTTCTTCGTTTTATTTCACGTTCTTTATTAGTCATTTTTTATCTCCTTATTAATCTCTTAGTTCTACATGAACTAGGTCATCAAATTTGTTATCTTTTATTTCACCATCAGAATCCCAGTCACCACCCCAACGAATCTTCAATCCTAATTTATGTCCAATCCCTCTGAGCATACCACCCATATAGTGAAACCTTTCTCTATCATTCCAATCTATCGGGTAAGGAGCGAGGTCAACAGCTTTTCCTTCCATGTGTTTGGAATACTTTACTTTCGTTTTCCCTTGTGCTAATAATTCCTGCTGCCGCTCCTTACTCCGTAATCCTTCAATAATGGTTACATCCATTATTTTTATTAATTCATTTAGGACATTAACAAGTCTAGCATCAACACCTTTTAATCGCTGCTTAGAACGTTTACCAAATCTAAACATTATTTTTTCCTATTTGTCACTATGTTTTTTCCGTCTTTACCTCTTTTAGCTGGCTTGTCATCTGCTCTCGAGCAACTATAAGAACGTCCTTGCCAAGTAAAAGGCCCTTTACCTCCACCTGAACAAGCTTTTTTGAAAGCAGCTCTAAAACTACCAGCTGATTTTGATTCTTGTTTGTATTTTGGATATACACCAGCTTTTGTCAACTGAGAACCTTTATCGGCTAGGTCTTTTTTCGTTACTTTGGATTTAATACCCATTGCTTTTTTCTTAGCGGCTACTGTCCCTGGTGAACCTGATTTACCACCTTCTTTCATACCTGCAACTGTTTTTATTTTGCCACGAACTTTTTTCGTCATCTTTCTGCGGCGGGCTCTTTCTCTTCCAGCCTTAGTAAGTTTTTCACCAAGAACCCATTTATCTTCAGATGCTCGTTTTTTTCTTCTTTTTAATAAACTCATTTTATTGACTTTTTTTTGTTTACGCTATGCTACTATCCAGCTTTTTGCACGTTTTTTAGGCTTAAACCACGACTTTTTATCATCATTTCTACTTAAATCTGATGGAAAAGCATGTAAATTTGCATAAAAAAGAGCTTCTATAGTATCATCATGTGCCATTCTAGGTCCAAAAGTAACAATTTCGTTATTTAAATCAAACATATTTTCTCTAATATGTATAGTTCCCATGCTAAATCGACCTGAAAGACCACTATATATACGATTTATCTTCTGTCTACCTCCTGGCTTCTCTGGAATAACAGCAACATCAAACTTATTCAACCTTCTTCTTTCATCATTTAATGCTTGAAATACGCTTCTATTCATTGCTACGTCTTCAACAGTAGAAGATATGCAATGGTACTTTTGATGTAAATCCAGTATATAGTCAACAACACCTTTTCTATCTATTATCTCATTTTTATCATTCTTAGCTCCTATAGTAGGAATACTTCTATGTCTTTCGTACTCAAGTACATAAAGATTATTGTCGCTATCAATGGCAATACACATGATAACAGAGAAATCAGATTCTTTAGTATCAATATCTGTAGCAGGGTCACACCCTACAAAACAATTAACAGGAAATCTTTCACCTTCGACAACAAGAAAACTTTGATTTTCATCAGCATTGTAATCATAGTAACCTTTCCAATACTTTATATGGTCTCTTGTCCATAAAGCATCTTCAGCACTTTGGACCTCCATCATATACTCTTGATAGAATTTTGAAGCTTGACCTGAATCTTGATAGAATTTCTTTTTCTCTTCTAACTTAGATGATGGAAACCAAGATGACCACAATGGGTCTCCTGATTTAGTATAAGCTTTATATGTTATAAGTTTCCATGCGAAATCTTCATTATTTGATTGAGCTCTTGAATGGTTTATAAGAAGATTATTGATAAATGAATCATAGTGAACTGGTGTACCATTTACTCTTAGTCTCCCAGTATGAGGTTCAATAGCAGGATAGACAACAGCAGTTACAAGATTAGCATTCTTATCACGGGCCTCTCTTGTAATAGTATTTGCTTCATGTTCAAAGTCATCAAGTATAATAAGGTCATATCTTTTATGAAGTTTTGCACCTCCGCGAATACCAGCAACATTAGACTTTGATATAAGTTTACAACCATTAGACAACTCAATATCTTCTTCAGTCCATTTACTGCCTTTCATTTTACCAAAATAATATATGAATCTATCATTGAACTCAAGATGATGTTTAATATAGTCCATGTTACCAACAGATAGTTTCTGAGTTGCAGATACCCAAGCGTAGAATAACATATCATCTTTAGGGCAGAATACAAAGTCTTTAAGTATTGATGCTTTTGTTAATACTGTCTTTCCATGACCACGAGGTAAAATAATAGCAAGCTGCTTGACAGATTTATTATCTATCGCATCTGATACTTCGTAGTGGAAGGGGGGAGTTTCGCTGCGCATGAAGTCATCAGGAAGAAACAGCTTGCCAAATGATATTAAATCTTTACTTGCTAATTCAAATACTTCTTCAGCTTGAGATACATTTTGTGAATTAATATTCACTTAAATTGTTTTTTCTTACCACCATCATATTCATATGCATGGCCATTTTCTTTTAACAACTCATTCAAACTTTTTTCTTCGTCTTTAAGGAATATTTCTCCCAGTACTCTACCATATTTACCAGTACCATGGGACTTTATAGTAAAGTTCCCTTCATCTGTATTCTTTAATTTATCTTTTGTATATGCTTTTGCTTCTAGGCCCTTCTTCTTTTCATCAATATCTTTAGTTCGAGATTCCCAAGTGTCTACACCCATGAATCGTATACGTTTTTTTACCCAAGTATCAAACCCTAGGTCAATCATAGCATCACAAGTATCTCCATCAACAACCCGTACAAGAGTAGCATTGTATATGAATTTGTCTAATTTCTTACCCATCTATTTTCTCTGGTAATACAGCTTGTTTAGCCCCTTCTAATTGTTCTGGTGAGAACCCTTGAAAGACACCAAAGACGCCTACATCCTTGTGTTTAACAGTATTGACAGATGTTCCAATTATTTTACCTAATTCTTTTGTTGATTGTAATATGATATTATCATCTTCACTATTATCAGCTAAGCATTTTAGTCTATTAAGTACATATTTATGGTCAACGCCTAATTCTTTAGCAACGTCTAGTACTGTTTTTTCTATTTCTTGCATTACTCTCTCCTGTTTTAAAAGTACTAAAGCTTTCTTTTTAGCTTTGTTCTCATCTGAGACACCTTTAAAAGCATCCATGTAAGCTTTAACTGGACCCATGCCAGTAACGACATTAGTAGCAAATATCTTCTCATTGTTCGTAACCTTTTTCCTTTTTTTAACTCGCATATTCGTATACTTAATCTTTTTAGAAAAAGTATATCTATTAGGATGTTGGTCAAAGTCTGTATCCATGAATGTATTTTTGTTATTAACAAACGTACCTACAATCGTTCTGACATAATTCTTGGCCCACTTATAATTTTTTCTATCATTAGGGTGATTCAAATCAGATACTTTTAATAATTGAAGAATCCTATCATCATCACTATATACCCATTGATTCTCTTCACCATCTCTCCAATCTTTACATACAGGCAAAGCTTCTTCTTTGAAATGCTCTTGATATTCTTCTATATTGTCGAAGATATAGTGTCTTTTACCTTTAATTTTTCGGTATTCCATCCAATTCACTTATTTGATTCTTGTATCTAATGCAGTCTTCTGTCAATTTTTCTACTAATGTAGCAACAGGTTCTTCTACAAAATATACTACATCATCAATCTCAAGAGGGCAATCTTTATTAACTCTCTTGGATAGCATCCTCAAAATATCTTCTTGCAACTCTATTGGAAGGTGGTCTATGAAATCTATGTTAACAGCCATATATCTCACCAATCCTTTCTTTCTGTATAATTATGTTTTGTCTTGTACACTCTCTTCTTCCTTGGTTTGCTATAATAAGCCTTTTTCTTTATTGGTTTGAATTTATTACCAATAACCTCCCCATCAAATACCTCAATCAATTTTAATAATAATTTAGATTCTTCAATATGGTCAATATCTAATTCATGCTTTACACACCCTTTTTTGAATACATCAGTAGGAATATTCTTAGGGTGAAACTCATTGTTTCTCTTAACAAACCAATAGCATTGGTTCTTATGTTCTAAAAAGCAGCTGTTACAAGTTCTATTATTTTTATTTACCATTTGTTTATGTATATATATATTATATATATATTATATATATTATATATACTATATCCCCCTATTCTTTTCTTTTCTTTACTCCACTTTCTTTTCTTTTCTTATGAAAAGTAGCACGAATATACAAAAATGCCCATGTGTTAGTCAACAGTAGCATCATTTTGATATGGGGTGTTTTATACAGGTACACCGGTCTCATAGAGACTTTCCGTAAATAGGATTTACGTTATTTTTGATTTAGGAATTAAGAAGTTTACACTGAATAATAAAGGAGACATATATGTCAAATCTCACACCTAACCCTATCTTGAACGTACTGCCTCAACTGGCTGCTATTAAAGAGATGGGCTCGCGGTTCCCTTCGTGGCCTAAAGTAATGAACCTTGCTAATCAATGCATGTATGCCCAAGCAGGCATAACAGTTCTTACGGATTCAATGGGTAACTCGTTTCAGGTTCCTCAGGCTCAACTAGCTCAGATACAAGGAGCTCAACCTCAGGCTCAACTGACTGCTGCCAATCAAGTAGCTGATACTACTGATGAGATTCAGGCTCTTAAAGCTGAAATCAATAAGACTCAGGGTAGAGCTCTACACAATGTTGAATCTAAGCTTAATGCTAGATTTGATAAGATTGAGAAGTTTCTTGAGTCTTTACCAACTGTACCAGTGGTACCGGACTCCGCATAAGGCTAAAAGGGCCCCTTCGGGGGCTCTTTTTTTTAAGAAGTTCTTTGATATCTATCGCTTATACACCTGCAATGCTACAGCAACAGCAATATAATGCACCATTATAGTTGTATGCTACATATAATCTACTTTATATAGTACTTGTATTATACAAACATGGTCATGCAACATGCTCGTGTTGGTCATGCATTCTAAGCTCAGTATGAATGCTATATCGAGTGTGCGTCCCCTGAGTTTCCGCTTAGTGTTGGAGAATCTAAGTATTGACAGACAGAGCGTCCAAAGGCTAGTGTCGAACCTACTAGCCAAATCTTTATAGAATTTTTTATGAAATGATTAAAAAAGGAACTGTTATGAGAAAAGCAAAGCTAATAAAAAAGGAAAAGAAAAAACTAAACGATAAACTTGCAGCTGAAGGTAGAACAAAGAATCAAAGAAGGAAGAAGAAGATGAAGGCTGCTGTTGATACTTATGATGGTCGTTTAGGTGCATTGAAAGGTGAAACACTTAGAGAAAAATATCTTCATATGCATAGATTGATTGGTGATGAGAACACAAGGCTTAAGAAAGAAGCTGAAGAGAAAGAATCAAAGAAAACTGAATAAGATTAAAAAGATATGCAGGGGTCTATCCATTTGTTACCCACAACTACTTGTATCATATGGACCAACCCTAGGCCCCTGTATTTAACACATACTGAAATACCAAAAGGAGCACAAAATGAGTATTGAAAAAGTAAACCATGTTAGCTATGCTGTTTGGGATAATATAGGCGGTTTTTGCTTATTTATAGGTACATTACAGCAATGCAGACAATATATAAAAGAATGCAAGGAGGAATAAAATAATGATACTACCAAAAGTATTACATAAGGAGTTTCTTCATTATTATAATGAGTGTGAAATAGCTGGATGTGAAAATGATACAGACTATTATAGTGAACTTGAAGTTCGAGTATGCTTTAATCATCAGGATAATTATTTTGAACAATATAAAATTCAAAAAGCAAAATGGGTATCCAGAGAAAGTCGTGCGAGTGAAAAACATGAAAAAGATATGAGAAATGCTAGTAAAGAGCTGGATATTTATCAAAAGAAACTTATATATGCTGAAAGAGATATAGAACGTTTAAAAGAAATAATATCAAGACCATTATGGTCCATTGCTAAAGACAGGATTATAATTTTCTATTTAAAGCATATTAAAAGAGAAGAATTTAAAATAGCAATTAGAAAGGCTAAGTAATACAAGGACGCTTGGGCGATGGTATGCCATAGCCAATTTGCCCTTTCTAAAAGAGGGTGTCAATGATGGTCGGAATGTTCTTTTACACAAACCTGAGGCAATTCGGCGGATTAAGGCACCCTCTGCTTTTCGCATCCCAGCAATGTCTTTAGAGAGTAGTACTAAGTCACGTGGATATGTAGTGCGCAAAAGGTCAGACCTCTCTCTTTAGATATTCTAATAATAAATAATTGAATTAAAGGAGCAACAATGTTAAAAAATAAAAATCTTAAAGAATTGATACCAATATTTCATAAAATATTTCAAATGTTATTTACTGAAATGAGAAATAGTGGAATTAACGATGAAAGAGTTAAATGGTATGCTGATTCCATAGCTACTTTATTAAGCTTTACAATAGTTCTTATCTATGAAGATAAGGAAGAATTTGATAAATATGTGAATGAACTTGATGATAGATATGATGATGAATTAGAACAAAAAGCAAGGGCTTAAAGAAATATTATGAAAAAAGAAAACAGATATCAAATAACAGTTAAAGAATTGCAAAAGAATGTAAAAGATAGAATAGTAGATGTATACACACAAGGCGATGTAACTGTTGTTGAAATACCTAATGGTAGGGTAAAAATTATGCCAGAACATAAAAAACCGAATGTTAAAAGGGGAAGCAAATGAGTAAACAAAAACTATTTCCAAAACATAAAGATGATATAGAAATAAAACTTACGGAATGTTTAGAAAAAAAATATACTGACTTTAATGTAGAAGCAAAAGCAGTAAATCATGGATGGATACAAGCATTGAAATGGGTAAAAGGATATGATAATTTATTTAAAAATAATGATAAAGATGTTCCAGTAATAACTGGAGATAAAGATACGGATGCTTTATTGGAAGATGAAAGAATAGCTCAAGAAGAATTATGAGTTATTATAATCAATATTCTCCTATTACACCAATAGAATATAAGATAACTCTTTTATTGGTAATGGAAGGATATAAAAAAGATGACATACATTTTAGAAATGAACTTGGAAGTAAAAATAGATATCTAAGATGTGCATATTGGGAATACATCAAGACAGAAACATTAAAATATGTTGAAGAGCACGCCAATGTATCTTTTAATATGGAAGTCATAGAAGATAGTGATTGTTTAGATAAATATTGTTATAAATATAAAATAAAAGGAGATGTATAATGGGATTTGATTTATATGGAATGAATCCACAAGAAAATACAAAAAAACCAGCTATATTAGAAAAGCCTTGGTGGGAATGTGAAACAAACAAAGAAAAAGAAAATCATTCTATTGCTTTAAATGAATATGAAAAACAGAATCCAGGTGTTTATTTTAGATTAAATAATTGGGGATGGAGACCTCTTTGGGGATTTATTTATGCATCTTGTGATGATATATTAACTGAAAAAGATTACGATAATGGCCATGCTAATTCGGGTCATCGTATATCAAAAACAAAAGCAACAAGAATATCAAAAAGACTGCAAAAACTTGACAAATTAGGAATACTTGAAACATATCAAAATGAAGTTATAGATATTATTGAAAAAGCTGAAAAGAAAAATAAAAAGCTTAAATTATCTGTATCAGATAAAGAATACGACTGGGCGGCCCACTATCCATTTCGTAGAGATTGGGTGGTTGAATTTGCTAACTTCTGTGAGCAATCCGGAGGGTTTGAAATATGTTGACCGCTTGACAAATAAACTGATTTAAAGTAAATTCTATACATCAAAAGGAGTTGATATTGTTGAACTTAGAGACAATATATGATGACTACCTTGAAAGGCTCCAAGAAGAGCGTAAAAAAGAATATAAAGAATACGAAGAATGGTTTTCAGGTTCATCTGCTGGAAGTTGCTATAAAAAGCAATGGTACAAAATCAAGCAATTTGAGCCTGAACCATTTGACCTAAGAACTAAAAGACTACTAAGACTTGGTACTATAGTTCATGCTGATATAGAAAAAGCAATATCTGAAGCAGAGCCTGCTGATGGTGTTGAGGTCCTACTTGAGCATGAAATAAAGATAGATGAATGGAATGTAGTTGGACACTTAGACCACTGTTTCCTAAGAAGAGATGGTGATAAGATTGAAATGTATGTTAGTGATTTAAAAACACTCGCTGCATTCAGTTGGACAAGTAAGTTCGGAAGGAAAGCTAAAAAGCAAAGTATTAATATGATTCCTACGTTTGGACATTATGAGCTTCAAGTAGCAACATATGCATTAGGAATGTTAAAAAGTGTTATGCCTGAACTACCCAATTTTAATAGTGGAGACCATATTCATTATGAAATTGATAACTTGAAAGATAATATTTCTATCAACATAGTTTGGTATAATAAGAATGATTCAAAAATGAAGACAGTAGAAATATCTACAGAAGCATTACATGCTGCTATAGCATATTGGAATGATTTAAATGATTTTATAAATGAAGATAAAAACATTGAATCAATACCACCAGATGGAGCTATAGGTATACCAATGCAAGGATGGGAATGTAAATACTGTCAATATAAGAAACATTGTATTAAATAAAAGGAAGACAAATGGCAAAAAAAGATAATAAGATAGCTGTTCTAAATGAACAATCTATACAAAATATAGAAAGTCGTAGAGAGCATCATTCTTATCATAAGACTGTGAGTAATATGAAAACTCCACAGAAATATATAAAACAAAAGATGGGCCTTGATTATGTAGAGTATGGATATATGAGAGACCTAGCTGATAAGTTTTATCCTGGGTGGAGTTGGACAATCATAAGATGTGCAGCTTTAGGAAGTGAAGCATATGAAGTTCATGGTAGACTTAAATGGTTTGATAATGGTATATGGAGAGAAGGTGATTGTATTGCAGCTCATAGAATACAGAAGAAAAGAGGTTCTGATGAGTTTGTAGACGTTGGAAATGATTTAAAAGCCGCTAATACAGATACTATTAAGAAAGCATTTAATATGTATATGAACATCGCTGATGATATTTATCGTAATCAGATTGACGAATATGAATTAGAGAAAAGTCAGATACAACAGTTACTTGATAGTGCTGGTAATGTAGATGAAGATACTCAAACTATTATTGCTGAGAAGATAGATACTAGAGAAATAAATGCATATAACTTTGAACAATCATTAGAAAAGCTAAAGGAAATGAATAAATGAAAAGTATAAATAATTATGGAGAGATTCATTCTCTTCTACATGAAGATGAAGTTTATACAGTAGGAACGAATGACGGAAAAGAATTTAGGAGAGTAGTATACAAAGGAACAAAACTCTTAAATGGAAAGTCTATGATGGTATTTAAAACAGAAGACAATAGTCGATTGACAATAAATCCATCATTTCACACTTTCACAATAGAAGAACATCCATTACCTCAACCTGAGGACTTTGAAAGTAAAGTGGATGTTTACATTGAAAATAAAACAAAGGAGAAGTAAGGCATGGGCCGATTAACAATAAAGGAAGTAGACGAACTAAAAAAAGCTGGTGTTCTTGATAGTAAAGCTGTAAAAGAGCTTGAAAGTAAGAATCTTGTAGGCACTAGAACTCGTGGAACTAAGTATTATTTTAAGAATGGTAAAGGGAAAGTACATCCTCAACTATACTTTAAAGGGCTTGGTAAAAAGACAAAGCCATCTAAGGAAATGTCAACATTTAGGCAAGAGTTTAATAAACTGCTTGATAAATACGCAACTAAAGAACAGTAATTGGAGTATTGATGAAACAATTTGATGCAACGTTTGACGATGGAAAAGATGGATATCAGTCTGCTAACCCAGGCAAATATCCAGCTCATGTTTCAGGCTTTGATGTTAGAACATTTGAATCAGGAAGCAAGGTTTTCAATATTGAATTCACACTTGCTGAAGAATGTAAGAACATGAAAGTTCATAAACATATAAGAAATGGAAATGAATACGAACCATGTTTTCATAAAAATGAAGACCCTGAAAAGATTTCAGCTGGATTCATGAGTGGTAAGAAGTATTTCTCAGCAGGCGTATGGTTAACACCTAACTTACCTAAAGACCAAGGATGGAAAAACAGAACATATAAGGAATTCTTTACTAATATAGGTATTGAATTTCCAACTAACGAAAGTGGCACTATTGAATTACAAGAAGTAGAAGAAGAAGATGTAATTGGTATGCCATCTCTTGTTAATGTTCAACCATATTCATATACAAATAAAGATGGAAGTGAAAAAACAACTTTAAGAGTAATGAATGTGTTTCCTTGGAATGATGGATCTCGTAAAGAACCACCTAAGGATACTGACGTACCATTCTAAATGAACAATATACTAAGGGCTAAAGTGGATAACTTAAAAGGGTGCATCTGTTCTTTTAGGTTGGCTGGAGGTTCCTGCCATGCCCTTAGTTCATTTTGTTTTTATAAAGGAGAATTATGGATTGGGTAATAAGAAGATTAAGTAGAAAGGTTTCTTCTTCTAGGAATAAATCTAATAGTAGAAATAGCAACTTAAAGGAATCTAAGAGACTTAAACTTTGCAATATGTGTAAAAATGTATGGGAAATATCTCATACTGGAACCACGATGTATTATAATTCATTCCCTACATACAAACTTGAAAGAAGATTATGTAGAAAATGTATAGGAGTTATCATGAAAAGAAAAGAATTAATAGATGAAATGGAAGAACATATATATGATTTAGGATGGGAAAGAGATAGAATGACAAGTAGTGGAACTGAAACATTAGATAAAATGGAAAAACTTTTAATTAAAATAAAAAGAGAGGTTAGAAATGCCGAGAAAAAAGAGAAAGAATATTCCAAATAACTTTCGAGGAAAAGAAGATAGATTCTGGACCAAGATAGTTAAAGGATTAAAGAAATTCTTAGAATCTCCATTTAAGTAGTCATGCCTAAAGCATCTACATTAATGAAAGCAAAAAGGATGTCATGTTGTCCATTATGCCTTAATGTTATACCAAAAGGTACCAACATAAAAGTATATAGTAACGCATGGTATCACCCTAAATGCTGTGATGAGATAATCAGAGCAGTAGAATCAAAAAAGAAACTAAAAGAAAGGAATAGTTATGCCACATAAATATACTAAAGTGGGTTCAGGTAATGCATTTAAAAACAAAGAAACTGATGGAAATAGACCTCCATATTCAGGTAATAAGTTTGAACTTGAATTAGGTGGTGAAAAATATGAATTGCAATTAGCTATATGGCCCGGTAAAGCAAAGAATGGTAATGAATATCTTAGAGCTGTATTAACACAAGTAGAGGAGATTCAAGGTGAGTGATTTTACAGTAAGAGTAAGAAATGAAAGACAGAACTTGAGAGATAGAATTGAATGGTTAGAAAAAGGAATGAAAGAAATAATTAACCATTATAGTTACAATACAGTTCCAAGAGAAGTAAGAGACATTGCTAAATCATATCTTGATGGGGAACCTACAACTGCAGATGAATTCAACCCAAAATTAGAAGACCAACAAATGGAAGGTATTCAATTAAAGGAAGAATTAGAATCTGAATATGATAATCTAAATGCTGAAATGGAAGAAGGGTATGACGATATTGAGAAATTTAGAGAAGACCATCTAACAATAATAGAGGAAGAAGAATGAATAAAAAAAAATGGTTAAATCAAAATGTAATGGTTGATGAATGGGGTAGACCTCCTTCATTGGCAGACGTTCCATTAACCGTTATGAGTAGAACAGAAATGTTTAAAAAAAGAAATATGGACAAAAAAGAAATAGATAGAATATGGAATGTAATGAAAGAATATGGTTCAGATAAAACAGATTTTAATAAAGACCTACTTTTTGATAGAAAAAAAGGTACTTATTATTATAAAAAGGAGAAGAAATGATACAAGCATTAGCAGAAGTAATACGGATGTTTGGAGAATTGGTATCTTACATAGTTCTAAGTGGAGTTGGTCTCTTCTTATTAGCAATGTCATTGGTGATATTTAAAGACTACAAAGGGAGGAACGATGGATAAATTTTCAAGGAATGAAGTATTCTTATATCTTGAACAATTAAGAGATTCAGGTGAGACAAATATGTGGGGAGCCGCTCCATACTTAGAAAAACATTTTGAGATTGATAAAAAAACAGCAAAAGAATGGCTGTTGAAATGGATAAAAAGTTACAATAAAGGAGTAGAAGAATGAGATATTACTGGGAAGTTCTATTTAGTACTGAATACTTTCCATATTGGGAGTTCACAATGCTTATGATGTTAGCATTACAACTCAGCCAACTATGGAGACTTCATAGAATAGAAAATAAAATAGAAAGAGATAACGAATTGTTGCATCATATAATAGATGAAGTAGAGTTATAAATGAATTTAGTAATTAACATAATATTAATATTAGCATTGTGTTTTGTATTTGTATACGGACTATCTATGCTAATGTTTGATGAGGAGGAAGAATGAGTAAAATGTCATGGATAAGTTATCTGTGTGAATCTGGTAACACAAAAGAGTTAATAGAAGAGGTCGGTGAAGAACTTGCCAACCAATTCTTACATGCTCATAATCAAATGAGAGATAACAGAGACAACCCTGCATATGATAAATTGAATGAAATTCATGATGAAATGCAAAAAGAGGCAAAGAATGAAAGAATCGTCAGCAACGATTAAACTAACTAAATCCGAAATAGAATGGAATATACTTGCATTGGTCATAGCTGAGAAATCATCAGAAATGCATGACAGATTTGGAAATGCAAAGACATTTAAAAAACTAAGAGAGGATTTAATTAAAATAAAAAACGATATAATAGAAGGAGAAAAAAAAATTGAAACCAGAAACAAAACAGAAGAGAAAATTAGGACAGGCCCGAAAACTTGCGAAAGCTGCATTGATTGATAAACCAATTTGGAAACCTTCTAAAGGTAAAGTATACCTAAAAGATGTTCCAGTAGGAAGTTTATTCAAAACATCAGGCATTAAAGGGATATTGCTAGATATATCAGCTTCTTCAGCTTCTGTTGTTATAACTGAAAAATATGGGCCAGATAGTGAAGATTCATTTTATCTAGGGAAAAGATTGATAGCACCAACTACGGAGGTAGAAAAATTATGAAGAAATGCCCGTGTTGTGGATATGAGTTCGGAAAGAAATACAATCCATCAATGCAAATTGTAACATTACTATCTAAGAGAGATATGATAACTAAGAATATGATTAATCAGGCTTGCTCTTATATTCAATCTGAAGTACCTTCTGATGACAATATAAAGAAAAGATTTCAATTTATTCAGGGTATCTCTCATGTAGATAATGAAAATATCCAATACACAATAGCAAGATTCGTATCACAAAAACTTTTCATGCAAGGGTATGGATACAGTTATCTAAGAAGCATGATAATTAGAGAACACATAGATTCACCAAAAAAGAAACTAAATGAATTAAAGAGGTATGGAAAGCCTCCAAAGAAAAGAAAAAAGGAGAAAGATAATGCAGAAACATAACATTAATGATTCGTATTTCCCAGTAAAAGAAATACCAGCAGTTGGTAGACATTTAGATAAAGATGTTACATTGCTAAATAATACTGGATACAAGTTCATTGTAAGAGAAGATACTGGAAAAGTACTTAGTTGTATGACAGATAACTATAAACTTGTTACGAATAAAAGTATAATGGAAAAAGCGGAACCTGTTCTTAAAGAGCAAGGAGCTGTGCTTTCAGATGTTCGTGTCTTTGGAAATGGTGCAAGAGTAAGATACAAGTACACATTTAAAGATACAAAAGTGGAAGTAGAAAAGAATGATTGGTTGAACCCTGAGATAATCATTAACAATAGTTATGATGGTACAAGTGAAGTATCAGCAATGGGAGGAGCATTTAGAATGATATGTTCTAATGGTCTTATCATAGGATACACTATTGGAAAGGAAGGTTCAAGACATACAGTATGGAATAATAAAGCAGACATAGAAGCAATAGTTAAATCCGTCATTAATAAAACAACAACAGTATTTACTAATGACTTTCCTGCAATGATAGAGAAAGGTGTTAAGAAGAAAGATACTCAGAAACTTCTTGAATTATTCCCAGGATATACGATGGAATCAATGGTACAGTATATGTTGAATACGCCACCTAAGAACTATTGGGATTTGTTAAATGCTGCTACTTGGGTAACAACTCATGTAATGAAGCGTGAAGCAGAAGCAACTCATAAGTTTGAATCAAGGATATTTGATACTGTTAAGAATATGGCTGCAAGGGCCTAATGGACGTTGATTGTCCTGTAGTAATTCCTTATTATGGGGGAAAATTTACCATGAGTAGACAACTTGTTGGTATGATTCCCCCACATAGGAGATACTTTGAACCATTCTTTGGCGGTGGTTCAATGTTTTTCAGGAAAAAGAAAGCTGAATGGAACGTTTTAAATGATATAGACAATGACCTTGTGAACTTGTATTTGTGTGTTATTTCGAGGTTTTCTGAATTATGTGAGTATGTAGAGTGGCTTCCTAGAAGCAGACAAGTATTTGAAGAAGCTCAGTCATTGATAAAAACACCAGTAATAGATAATCCAAATCCTAAAAGAGCTGCTATGTATTTCTTTGCAGTTAGGAACTCATTTAATAATATACCAACAGGTTCATTTAGTAAAGACACTAAGTGGGATGTAAGTATAATAAATGAATTAAAAGTATCTAAAAAGAAACTGGATAATTGTACAATAGAGAATATGCATTTTGGTGATTTAGTTAAAAGGTATGAACCTAGAAAAGGTGATTTCTTTTACTTTGACCCTCCGTATGTAGTTACAGATAAGAAAACTAAGAAGAACTATTATAGAAATGTTTTCGATGATAAATTACATGATGAATTAAAAGAGATATGCGATTTTATAGATGAAAGCGACGCTAAATTCATGGTCAGTTATGATAATAAAGAAGAAATATCAAATCTTTACAAAGACTATAATCTCAATCATATTAAAACAAAGTATGTAGGCACAAAAGCTGAAGACCGAGGTAAGGTTAGGATAGAATTGCTTATTACAAACTATAAAATACAGGAGCAAGGAGTATTGTTTTGAGTTTAGGAGATGATATAAGAAAAGATATTGATGGCAATGTAATAGGTTGCCCTCATTGTGGTTCTAGGTCGATACATAAAAGTGGTTTTTTGTATAGAGCTAGTTCAAAAAGACAGCAGTATAAATGTACTGCGTGTGGAAGAAAAACAGTAAAACCTTCAATATTGGAAAAAAGTCCATTTAAAGTAGACAATGTTGACCCAGAAAACATACCAATAGAAGAACTGATAGTACATAGAAAGAAGCAGTATAAACAAAAGAAAATATCAAAAGAAAGCAAGAAGTTAGTAAGAATCAATATCAATATGGATGGGCCCATAGGGATTGCTCATTTTGGAGACCCTCATGTAGATGACGACGGAACTGATTTGTCTCAAATTATCAGATATATGGATATTATAAATGATACAGAAGGGATGTTTGCTGGTAATCTTGGAGATATACAGAACAACTGGATAGGGAGACTCTCATACCTCTATGGTCAGCAGTCTACATCTGCAAAGGAATCTTGGAGATTAACTGAATACTTCGTGAATAAAATGAATTGGTTATACTTAGTAGCAGGTAACCATGATGTGTGGAGTGGTGATGGTGACCCGTTAGAATTCATTATGAGAGACCATAAAGGATTGTATGAAAGATGGGGAGCAAGAATGAGATTATTATTTCCAAATCAAAAGAGTATTAGAATAAATGCTAGACATACATTCAAAGGTAACTCACAATGGAATACAGCTCACGGTGTAGCTAAAGCTGCGCAAATGGGATGGTCTGACCATATATTAACTTGTGGTCATACCCATGTATCAGGTTATCAGGTAATAAAAAGTCCTTCTACGGGATTAATAAGTCATGCATTACAAGTAGCTTCATTCAAGATAATGGATAACTATGCTGATAAGTTAGGATTAGACGATAAGAATATATTTAATTGTCCTGTTACAATCATTGACCCTCAGTATGACGATGATGATAATAGATTAATTACAACAATATTCAACCCAGAAGAAGGATGTGAATTCCTTAAATACAAAAGAAAAGAATGGAAACAAAAAAACAAGGAGGCTAAATGACAATAAGAATACAACCTCACAGCGAAGAAGCTGAGAAAGCACTTCTTGGTTCTGTTTTAACAGGTGGAAGTGAAGTATTTGAAAAATGTAAGCACTGGATAAGACAATCTGATGCATTTTATAATGATTGCCATAAGAAAATATGGATTGCAATGCACAGATTATATAGAGATAAAGATGGAATTGATTGTGTAACAGTTGTTGATAAATTCAAAAGGTTAAACCCAGATGAAAGTGATACAAGAGATATAACGTATTACATATCAGGATTACCAGATGAATCACCATCTCCAGCTTTAGTAGAAAAGTATAGCAAGATTGTATGGGAAAAATATCTTAGAAGGTCTGTTAGTAAAAGCGCTATTAATTTAAATAGCACAGTTCTACAAGACGATAACCAATCAATGGAAGAAATAGTAGGTGAACATATTAGGTTATTGGAAGAGATAAAGAATATACAACCTACAAAATTAAATGATATTGAAGAAATAGTAGAGAAAACTAGAGAATTGGTAAACTCAGGTGATAACATTATAAAGTTTGGTATTCCAGCATTGGATATACCAGCAGGCGGAATGACAAGAAAAGAAATAACTGTACTAGGAGGAAGACCTGGACATGGTAAAACAACATTAGTTGTTAACATTGTAAGGTCATTGATAGAACAAGGGAATAAAGTAATAATATTTAATAGAGAAATGTCAAACCCTGAAATGATAAGAAAACTTGTAGTAATGGAAGGAAATAATCTTTCGTATTCAAAAGTTAGAAAAGGCGATTTAAATGGAACAACGGATGAGTTCAATAAATCAATAGATAAGATTAAAGATAAGTATAAAGATAAATTACTTATGTTTGATGATGTCAGTACACTTGATGAAGCAATGCTTGAAATATCAAGACATAAACCGGATGTAATTATTGATGATTACATTCAACTAATTGCTATGCCGGAGAAACAAGAAAGAAGATTCCAGATAGAAAAGATAGTTCAAGACTATAAATGGATATGCAAGAAAGAAGATTGTTCAGCATTATTGGTCAGTCAATTAAATAGAGACATAGAAAAAAGATATGAACCTAGACCAAGACTATCAGATTATTCTGAAAGTGGTGTAATTGAGCAAACAGCAGAGTCTGCATTATTTGTATGGTATGGATATGTATTCAATGATGAAGAATATAGTCCTTATCAATCAGAAATCATATCAGCTAAGACAAGATATGGTAAAGTAATGACAGAAGAAGTAGGATTTAATGGTGATAGATGTAGGTTCTATGAATCAAAAGAGCAAGCATTAGAAGACACACCTAAACAATAAAGAGAATGGGCAGATGCAAGGCTAATGTCGTTACTGGTGGAGAGAAACAGTTAACTGTATTGCCATGGCTATACAAGGATACAGCGAAAGATTGCTGGGTGGGATTGTTTCAATAGTATCTGCCCCTTCCACTAAAAAAAGGAGATAGTATGAGTAAAACAAAAAAGAAAGATACACTTGGCATGGAGCCAGCTGTACATAGAGCAAACATAGAAGAAAGAATAGATGAATTGGATAAAAGAATTGATGATCTTATAGTTGATTTTGGAGACATAATAGATGGTATGCAAAAAACACTAGATAAGATATGTGTTCGCATGGGCCTACCAAAAAATTAATATGATTGCTGTTGGTATTGACCCTGGAAAATCTGGAGGTCTAGTTATAATTCATTCAAATAATAATGAGTGTTCTATGCATAAATGCCCAGAGAATGCTAGTGGTATGTCAGATATTCTATTAAGAGCTAAAGATAGTGCTTACTCAGATAATGTACCAATAATGATATCAATAGAAAAAGTTCATGCGTTTCCAACTGACGCTAGAAGTGCTGCGTTCAAGTTTGGAATGAACTATGGTATGTGGTTAGGTGTAATAGGGGCATTGAATATACCATTCATTGAAGTTGCTCCCAAGGTTTGGATGAAATCTTATGCCCCTTTACCTAAAATAAAACAAGAAAGAAAGAAAAAAATAAAAGAGATAGCAACTGATATATATTCAGATGTCTATAGTAATACAAATAAAATAACATATGCCGTTAGCGACGCTGCATTAATAGCTATATGGTGCTTAGAAAGGAGTAAAGATGACTAATGAAAGAAAGATAGAAGTTATGGACGAATTGAGTCTAATGAGAAAAAAAATGAAAAATGTTATGGATTCAGAATTTAAAATAATAAAAGAAGCAAAGAAGAATATTGATACGATTGATGAATTGTTGATAAATCTAAGAGGAAATAATAAGAAAAATTAATTGCCTTTATTATTCATATGGCATAAAGGGGTAGCTTGTATAGTGCCCCTTTTTTTTATGCTACCTGATTAGCCTGCCTATTTTTTATGCTATCAAGTAAAGATAACATTTGTTTGTTGCGACCCCTACTTGTCCTAGGTGATTTAGATATACCTTCGAGAGCAAGCATTATATTCTCACCTTCTGTTCTTATGTCTTTTGATGCTTTCTTTTTCTTCTTAGCATATGAAGGAATTGGTATTGATTTACCAACTACAGGTAGTTTACGAGCTTGTTTAATCCAAGCAAGTTTACGTTCTTTTAATTCTCTTGATGGATATATGCCTGTCTGTAATGAAACAAGGTCACCAAATCCAGCACCATTATACATTCTAGGCCCAACAATAAATAATTGTCTTGCTATTTCTGAATTAATAGTTCGAGCTACATCAAATACTTTTTCACTCTTTCTAGTACCCGAGTAATCATGGTAACCAGCTAAGTAACCTAATAACCCAGGGTCACCACGTTCAAAGTTTAAAAATAAATCATAGAAACCAAATACATTACCAAGTGTAACCATGTCAGCAACAAAAGGACCACCTAATGTACCTATGACTGGACCTTTACCAAAAAATGCTTGTCTCTGTCTCTCTTTATCGCCAGAAGCCATGTCTAAGAACTGTTTAGCTCTTTCATATGTATCATTCTGTATGAGATTACCGAACTTACTATTTGTAGCTGTACTTAATACACCGTCAATAAATAACTGCATCATGCCCAATCTATACAATCTCCAGGCCCTTTCAGATTTCCAATCACCTGCTAATATATCTTCAGCTCCACGTTTAGCTATCTTTCTTTGGTAATTAAAAAAGTTAATACTATATGTAGCAAACTGACCAAGAACAGCACCTTTAGCCGTCCTCAATGCTTTAGGCTTAGCAAATGGAGAATACTCATAGTGTATCTCTTTTACCATTTCAGCTGCAAACCTACCAGCTTCATTATTTATATGTGTTTCTACTTGCTTAGATATTGTATCACCATACTCTGTCTTAGTAAAAAATTCTGGATGTTGGTCTATAAACCTTTCAATATTCTCTCTCTCTGAGCTTAATTGTTTATGTCTTTTTGCAAATGCCACTCTAAATGTTAGATTACGATTGATTTTATTTTCAACCCATGACATAGGTTTACCAGCTTTCTGAGCAACTGTTTCCAAACCAGATAAAAACTTTTCGCCTGTAGTGTCTGTTTTCCATGTCATTACTTCTTGACCATTAACTCTACTTACTTGAGTATCTGGAAATAATCCTGTAACACCAGCTAATTCTCTAGCTTCTTCAAAGAACACACCATGTCTTTCCATCTCATTCTTTAATACCGTATCCATTTCTCTTGTTTTTAAATACTGCTCAGCCTCATACCATCCTTTACCACCAAAGTAAACAAAGTTTTGCAATGACTGGGTTGCATTTCTAAATGCTGAACGTATATTGAGACCTAGTTTAGATATAAATTCCCATGATGTTATTCCTCTAGCTAGAGACCTATATAAAGGACTCTGTATGTTATATCCTAGCATGGTTGCATGAGTATCAGTTAAATAATCTATATAAACTTTTGCAGCATCAGCTGTCTGCTCATTGCTCATATCTCTAAGCTTTCTAACTCCATCTATTAATGTAGCCGATGTATTTACAGTATAATTAAATCTAGTTACATCACGAATATAATTATCAAGAACACCAATAACATTTTTATTTCTACGGTCAGTAGGTAGAGCTGTTTTCTCTTTAAGATGACCACTAATAGGTACTCTATCAAGTACATTCTTTACCATAGAACTCACATATGTATTTAGTTGTTCCATGTTAACAGAACCAGAATCTTTAGTTTCATACACACTATCAGTAATAGCTTTCATTGTAGGGAATATATTAAGCAATGAAGTAGGGAAATAATTTTCAGAAGGCTTTAGATTATCATTCAATTCTTTCAGCTTATCTATAACATTTTTATATTCAGCAGCATTGTTCTGACTCTCAAGTACTCTTACATATTTAGACAATCCATTTCTTAGACTATTAAATAACTGTGGTCTTATTACTTGCCACTCATCAACAACAGGCTTAAATATCTTATATTTATCTTGTAAGATAAGTTTAGGATTTCTTAATACTTCATCAGCCATCTCAAATACTTTGAATTGCTGTTCTTTAGCAAGGTTAGCTAAGTTTTCTTGGTAGTATTCTTCAGCTGCAACTTCTTTAGCTGGGCTGGTAGCAGATTCTTCTAGTAATTTAGTGTATTCATTATATCTACGCTGTAATTCTCTCCTAGCTTTTGACATATTAGGAGCTTTTATTCTTTCAGCGATAGCCATTTCTTTAGAGATATTACTTAAAGAGTCTGCAATCTTTATCATACTTGCATTGTATTTATCTTTCTCACCTCTAAAGTAATTATGATTAATAACAAATTGGTCAAATGTTTTCTTACCTACTGGATTTGTTTTAAGAAATTCTTCAGGTAAATAAAACAACTCAGCAAGCTTACCAGGTGTTCTCTGTTTTATCTTTGCTTGAAATTTATCTATCCTTTTACTAAGCCTATCTAAACTCTTTTCACTAGGAGCATCTCCATAATCAAAATCTTTACCAGTAACAGCTCGATACATCTTCTTATATTCACCGCCACTATTAGATGTTAATCTTACTGTTAAAGGGTCGTCAAACCATTTATCTATTGTTTTATCTATTTTTTCTTGTAATTCTTTTGGTGTGCAAGCCATTAGCAAATCCCATTTTCGTTACCATGCCTAGATGATGTTCTTTTCATAGCCTTTCTATTTGATTGTAAGGATTCAGGGCCTCCGTATATATCACCAGCAATAGACTCTTTCCTTCCTGTAAACAAATTCCTACCATCATGTGGTTGACCATAAAACAACTTTACTTGATTCATCTTATGTCTAAAATACGAATTTATACCATGTACTGGTACAATTTTACCACTCATTGTAAGAGCATTTCTAGGTATTCTTCTCATTTCAACAAGAGATGATAGATTAGCTATAAGGTCAAGACCTCCGCCTGGAAGTTTATATGATATATAATCAAGAGATAAATCTCCTGTTAGACCTAATACATTAAGAACATTTTCATTTACTTTCTCAAATTGTTTCCATTCTCTTAAATCAGCAGGTAAAGATTCATTTATAGATAGTCTTTGAGCAATCGTGTCTACTTTTTTAACTAAATCAGATTCATATTCTATTAAAGGAGAACCACCTTCTGAATCTTTAAATGATAAAGCATTATAATTTTTAAGGTCTATTTGCTCAAAATTATACTTAGGGTCTATCTCACCTCTAAGCCATGCTAATTGATTGCTTATAGGTTTAGCAATCTCTATCATTAAATGGTCAGATAAAGTTGTATTTAATCTTTCAAAGAACCTAAGTCCCAATGTAATAAATTTAGTTTGACTATTAACTTTATTAAAACCAGGCATCATTGTACCATTATGATATGTAACAGTATTAGTAGAAATTTTAGGTGTCATGAGTGAAAGTACAAATTGCTTACCAAGACCAGGGTGACTTCCTTCCCAGTCATAATATAATTTTTCTAACTTTATTATTGCTTCATTCATTACAGAATTAGCATCCATGTCATCTGTTAATCTATTATTAAATAACTCCCACCATTTCTTACCATATTCACCTTTGAATTGTCTAATATCTTGTTCCCATTTCATAGCTGTAGATTTTTCTACAGTTGCAGGATTAAGACCTACACCAGTAAGCCTTGAAAGGACATTGTATGTAGCAAGTATTTGAGCATAATCATCTGAGTTAACACCTCTTATCTTTAATCCAAGTTGTTTATTTCTTGTATCCCATATACTGCTAGTTATTTGTGGTTTTATTTTTTCTATAGCTTTAAATCTTTCACTTCTACTTCTTATTTTTGAGAAATCATGAGTTTTACCATATTTATCTGTCCATGTTCCTCCTGACGCTAATGTACGATAAATCTGTCTTAGTATTCTAGTTCTTACAGCCTTTTGAACACTTTTACTAGCCATTACCTCTTTAGTTAGGTCTGATTTTAAATCTCTAAGCCTAGCATGGCTCTCTCCAAAACTACTAGCCATCTCATGGTTACCGTTCCTTTCCATCCTTCTTTGAGACCTTCGATATCTACGCATTCTATAGTCTATGCTGTTTATAGCATTTAACTTATCAAAATCAGAACTGAATCCTTCAACTATCTTTCTTACGGCTCCGTCAACATCTCTAGTATCTCCTAGTAAAAAGTCATATATAAATCCATCTGTTTTATATTGAACATCAGGGTTGACCTTCTTCATTGACATTCTATCCATGCCTGCAAGGTTAGCAATCATTCTATCAGCTGCTATCATTCCAGTATTTTGACCAGCAGCATCTACACCAGAAACTGCATCATCAAACCTAGTGTCTCTTAATCTAAATGGGTCTACAAAACGACCTTGTTCTTTAAAAATAGAATCAATATCATCACCACTCCATTTATTTTTAGAAAGACCTCTTCCATTTCTCAATCCCCAATAAACATATCTATTTAAATTGCTCATTATATAAGAATATCTTTGAGTATAATCTATGAGAGTATCGTAATCAACTTTCTTTTGTTCACCACTTTCAAATACACTTGTACGAAGACCTAAGAATCTTTTATAGGGCGTCAAAGCTAAACCAACCATATCTTGTTCAAGCTTATCAAGCCTAACTCCATTATCTACCCAAGATTTAGTTTTTTGGTCATACGTTTGCTTAGAGAATATACCAGGGTATGTTTCACCATCTCCAAATAATAACTTACTCTCCCACTGCTTGTCGAATGTACTTTTATCATAACCTCTTCCACCAGCATCAACAATTCTTTGTATATCTGTAGCTAATAAATATTCTACTTCTTTTATTTTATCAGCATCTCCTAATACTATTCTTCCTCTATCTAGTTTTATATTAAATCCTTCAACATCAGTATAATTTGCTCCACGATATGACTTTAAAAATTGTATTGTATTTTTGGCTTTAACAACAATACCTCTATACAAAGAACTATTTGCTTCGCTAAAATTATAATTCATTAAAGCTTTTCCATTAAATGGATTTAAACCATGTATTGATGTTCTTTGTTGTGTGCCTTTTACAGAAGGAACTTCACCAGACTTACTATCCCAAAATCTTAATATATCAGAAGGTGTATCCCACCAGTAATTTATCTTGTCTATATCAAAATCCATCTCAAGTCTAAACCATCCATCAGCATGATTTATTCTAGCTGCATTACCAGTTAAATCACCAAATCCTTTTAACCCAACAATAACTTTATCAGATGAACGAGTTGTAGGTGTTCTATGAGCAACCAGTGCTATTTCATATCTTTTCCCTTCTATGCCATCGTTAAAAGCTTCAACAGACCTATAAAGGTCATTGAGTGTAACAGCTTGTTTACCATCTAATAAAGATTGAATTTCTTTTGATAATTCATTAGCTCTGACTATCTTATCTTTTGCTGTATAATTATGCTCAATAAATCTTATTCTTTCTGGAGCAACTAACTTACCTTTATTTGTAGCATCTATTTCTATCTGTCCATATGTCCATACATCTCTTGATACAATATCAGCAGGATTACCTGACCTTTCTCCATTAAGCCATTCAGTTTTAAATAATGTATTTCTTAAATGACCTTTTGTTCCAAAATCTGTAAAATCAGGAACCACAACACTTTGACTGCCGTATTCATTACGAGGTGTTAAGAGATTTCTTTTGTCAATTAATTGACTTTTGATTTGATTCCTTACAGTTCTTTTGAATGGTATATATGTTGGGTCACCTCCATGACTTATCCATCTTTCAAACATCGCCATTTGGTCAGTATCGACATCTAATTCATCAAAGTTTATTTTAAGCTTTGTTGCTATTTCTGATGTTTTACCATCTCCAAATATTGTATTAGCCTCTGTTATAAAATCTCTTACTCCTCTGACTAATTGCCATTCGTAAAAAGAATTATTTAATTTAGGTGTATTAAAATCATTAGCTACTTGCAAAGGTAGAGTTGATGATTTCTGAGGCTTTACAGCACTTGCTATTGAGAAAGTATTTATAGGTAGTGTAATACGATTATTAGATAAATCACTTTCTGTTCGTATTAAGTCAGACATAGAATTAAAATCGCTCATGTATATTACTTTTTCAGAAGCACCGTCAGGAGATTTTTCTCCTGTTATGTCAGTACCAGACATCTTATTAGCAGAATCCATTATAACCATGTCAATCTTATGTCTTTCTAAGTATTTATCCCATGTTCTATCTGTTATCCAAGCTGTTTTATCTAAGAATACAGCATTGCCATTTGATGATGATGCTCCAACAGCTTTAAGATGTTCTACTCCGCTACCATGCAATCCAAATAAGAAATTAATAGCATTCAATCTTTCTCTTGTTACAATATTAACACTATCAAATCTGCTAACATCACCTAATCCACCTGGCATACTAAGATTTTCAGTATTGAAATCATTTAATGACAATAAACCTTTTCCTTCACTATTATATAATTCAGATTCAGCCTTTATCTGTTTACTTAATGATTGAAATAAAGAAGATATCATAGGAGGAGCTTCACCATCTATAGGGCTTTCATCTCCTAGTATATGGGCCTTCCAACCTTTCTTAGATAGTTTCTTTAATTCACTTTTAACAGATTGTTTATCGCCAACTACATCTTCACCAAGAAATTTAAAAAATCTATTATTCTTACTATCAAGTCTTTCGAGAAGGTCAATAGCGTCATTAACATATTCTTCTGTAATCTCTTTGGACGACCTATTAGAAAGTAGTTTCATATATCTCAGTTGCTTATTAGCAAATAACTCAGCATTATTCCAATTATCATTACTAACAGATTCCCAATATTCTCTGCCTTGAGCTTTATCACCAAAGATATTATTAAGCATCATTGTCATATCTTCAGTTACTCTTTGATGACTTGATTCTCCTCTTGTATACTCATATAGTCCAGTTTTTTCATTAAATGTAACTGAAACTTTTCTCCAATCTTTATATGTTGATATAGCATCAGGGCTCATGTAGTCACCAAGTTCTTTTATTCTAGCATCTACAATATTAATAAACTCATTAGTTACTCTATCTATCGCTATATACTTATTTACACCAAGTCCGTAAGGTATACCAATACCATCTTTCATATTACTTACAAAAGCAACAGCATAAGGTTGTTTACCAAGAGACTGACCAAGGTCGTTAAGAAGTTGGGCAGTATCACCTCCTCCTTTAGCAGATATAGCTGGTTGATTAGCTATCTTAGCAAAGAATTCAGTTTTTATAGTATTGTCAACGCTATCAAGAGCTATATCGTATTCTCTACCAGCTCTTTTATATTTTGTATCTATAAGAGTAAACTCACCTAGAAGGTCTTTAACTATATTATATAAATCATTCTTTTGAAATGTTTCTGTTGAATACTTAGGTTGAGCATTACCAAATGCCTTAATTTTATTTACAGTAACATTATTCTTTAATTGAGAATAGACCATAAGAGTTTCATGTACAAACTTTTCATGCATATCTCTATACTGAACAAGTCCCCATTTTTCTTGAGAGATACTATCCCCTTTGTAAGGTATACTAGCTCCTTTTTTTCTCATGTAATCATAAAAATTAAATGGATTCTTCATTACATCAGTATTTCCACCAATCGAAATTCCTAATGTAGTACCAGGCTCTGCTTTTAAATCTATATTATATCTGGATATATACTTATTAAGACCTATTGTAAGCTGAGTATCTACTGGATATCTACTTTGACTATCAAGCCTGTCTTTTTCCCACATTATTTTTAAATCTCTATCACTATTAAATACTTGAAACATCATATTTAAAGTTTCTTCAACATCTTTTATTCTTTCTATCATGTTTTTATCTGCATTGTCAAACTTGAATTGATTATCAGTTCTGTCAAAGAGTTTCCCTGCAACCAATGTCTTCAAAGCAATGGAAGCTGAAGAAGGATTTGTTAAATATAAATTTTGTATATTTTTCATTAATGAATGGACGCTTCTATGTTCAGCTGTTTGTTTATTAAAACCAGACTTTCCAACTCTTATCCAGTCAGCTGTAGCATCAAATAATTCTTGATGAGACAATCTTGATGATGATTCTTTTAATAGGTCTATTGTCATTTTAAGTTCAGCTAGATACTGAGCTGATATGTGAGTCTGACCTTGAGGTGTCATATCAAGATTTATAAAACCACCTTTTTTACCTGACTCTTTTATAAGAGGATATAAATGATTATTTAAACCTTCATGCATGTCAGCAATAAATTCACCTATAGACATATTAGATTGCTCAGCTGCTACAGATAATTGTTTTATATAATCCATATCTTTAGACATTCCAGAAATTTGATGCCATAATGTAGGGTCGCTCTTTAATAATTTAGCCATAGCAACAACATCACCAACAGCTTCAACATCTTTCTTATTATCTCTAAACCAATCAACCATTTTAATAAGATTGTTATCTATGACACCTTTTATATTTAGCATTGTCATTTGAGGCGATACGATTTTTTGGTCAATAAGATATTTAACAACACGCCTATCAACAGAATCTAATGGAATAGCTTGACCTTCAGGTGATGACTTTTGAAAACTAGAAATACTTCTATCTAATGTATAGTCAGCCATTTGATTTATTAAATCATTCTTAGCTTCTCCACCAGGCATTGTAAAGATAGGCATTGTTTTATCAACAAGCTTCATTAAATCTTGGACATCTTTAATAGTAACATCTGTCTTTATTACTTTTTCTCTACCTGTATTTCTACTTAGGTCATTCCTTAATACAGTTAACATCTTGTTAATAAAGTTATATTCTCTTGGGTAATCTTTTCCTTCAACAAGTCTACCTGCTTTTGTTAATTGAACACTATCTGCTAATTCACCTAATACATTAAAAACCTTAGGCATTAACTTTTGTATCTTAGCATAGTCAGTAGATTCAAATATATCATTTTTATTATTAGACTCAGGATGAAGTTCTTTTATAGCTCTCCAATGTTGCCTTACAGATTTTCTATTTAATACAAGATTTGTCCATCCAGATATCATCTCATCACCCATTCTCTGCCATCTTTCAACTGGTATTGTATCAGGAGATGCTTCAAGTATCATTTCAGTAAGAGATCTATCATGCTTATCCATTACTCCAGGCTCTACTAACTTACCTTCTTTATACTTACCAAATATAGCATCAACCATTTCTTGATTAAGTCTAATAGGCTCGCCTTGATGTTTATAATACGGACTAACAGTTCTCATTAAGAATGATTCTGGATGTATCGTATCGATATGTCGTGGAGGAAGTATAATAGTGTTATCTGAAAAGTCTAATGGTTGTAATATTATTCTTTCATTTAAATCAAAAGCATCTTTAGAGTATTTTTCTAAATCTTTATTATTATTAAGTATTTTATGTATCTCATTATATATATCAATAACAGCATCTTTAGACATCTCTCTATATCTAATCGCTTGGTTCTCTGCCGAACCTAATACAATATCAAGTATATCTGTAGATGTCTCTACACCTCTTCTACCAGTAGGTTTTAATTCTTCTAATGCGTCAAATTCAGTTTTATTTAAATCTTCTTTAACTCTATTTAATTGTTCTTTAGTTAATTCAAATGCCTCTTTAACCTCATATTCAGTATCTCTAGGCTTAAGGTTATTCATTTCAACTATAGCTGCAAAAGTAGTATATATCTCATCAGAAAATGTATCTTCTGTAGGTACTTCTTTTGTAACCTCTTTACCATCTTCAATAACTTTTACTTTTTCTTTAGCTGCTTCTTTTGTTCTTGTTTCTCTATTTCCTTCAGCATCTTCGCTAACATATTTTTCTACAACAAGACCATTTTTCTCAGCTATTTCTAAAAGCTTTTGCATATCTCTACTTGATTCATCTACTCCTGTAAAACCGCGTCTAATAGCAGTATGCTCATTAAATAATGCTCTATAAAGAGCAGCGTCTACAGCTGTATTAGTTTGATTAAGCCATGTATCTACTTGCTCAAGTTCTTTGGTATATGTGTAGGGCCTATCATCAAATAAATGTTCTACTTTACCAGTTTTTCTATTGACATACTCAAAAGGCTTACCTTTCTTTGTCATAAACATTCCAAGAGCAACATTGAATATTATATCTTCTAATGGATAACCGTCCTGAGACATCATTTCTATACCAGACCAATTAAATGCTAAAGCTCCAGTTAGCATTCTAGCTGAACTACCAGCTACATCGCCAGGAATTTCTTTTAAGAACTTAGGGTACCAACTCTTATATAATGCTGTTTCAATATCAATAAGTGAATCTTTAACAGTTTGAGCTCCTTTAGATGTTTTCACTAAATCATCTATGTCTGTTTTACTATGAATAGGAATCTTATAAGAGCTTCCTTTAACGCCTTCAACTGTTTTTGTTAAGTCTCTTAATGATTCTTTTTTCATGCTAAACATACGCTTAGCTTCTTCACCAATAAATAATCTATCTGCTTCATTCTTTACATCATAAGACCTATATCTACGTCTTGTTTCTAATGTTTTAGTAATTCTATTCCAAGCGGGCCTTATAATACCATAATCGCTACCACCAGGGATAAATCTTATTACACCAAGAGCTGAACCTAATACAAATGAATGACTTAATGTTCCTCCTAAACTAAAATCTACTTCATCATTAGCAAGTGAATTCATAAAATTTAAAGGTAATTCAACAGCTGAGAATAATATAGCTTCTTCTAATGCGTGAGCAGCTAAGTTACCAAGTTTTCCATTGCCCATATGAGCAGCTAATACTTGATGCATTTGAGTCATAGGAAATTTAAATGTACCACCAGCGTCATCTAAAACAGTACCTATCTTCTTAGCAAGGTCGTCACCTAATGTACCAGCAATTCTAGCTGCGTCATCAGCTGAATACCCAGCCTTTTCAAATGTATCTCTTAAAATCTTTGGAGTATTCTCATTAAAATTCTTAGCAAAGTTCATTCTATTTTCAGCTGTCCTAGCAAACATAGCTTCACCTTGTCTTGTACCTAAGCCTAATAAAGTATCTTTTCTATCTTGAACAAGGCTAGATAAGAAATCATCAACACCTTGCTTACCACCTTCTATTTCACCATTTCTAACTTTCTTATTTACCCATCCCATGAATTCTTTATCACCACGCATCATCTTAATAGCATCATCAGAATATGACTGTGCAAATTTCTTAGTACCAGCTCTTGCAAATGTCCTAACACCAGCATTTAAAACACCTCTAGCGGCTGCCATTGGACCTATGAAACCAGCAGCTCCACCAATACCAGTAGTTACTCTTTCTGCAAAAGTCTTAGGTTCCATTGCTTCAGTAAAAGCTTCACCACCTATTGCCCTACCTGCTAAGCCAGGAATACCAAGTCCTGTTATATCAAAAGCTGTCCATAGACCTTTACCGACAGCTGTCAAAACATTTGTTTGTTCATCTTCAATTTCTTGGGACATCCAAGCAGGCATTTCTTTACCAGCTGCTGACTCCCATAGAGAGCCGCCTGTTGTAGTTTTTAAATTAGGTGAGGGTCTTTCAGTAGCTAGCTTTGTTCTTTCTTCAAGCTGCCTTTTGAATTCTAATGTAAGATTGTCTGCCATCTAAAACAAACCGCCAACTCCAGTACCTTCAAGACCAGGATATTTTTCGGAAATTTGCTCAAACTTAGCAGCTTCAACAGCTCTTCTTTTCTTTGTAAATTCAGTAATTGATTTATTTAAATCATCCATTTCAGCTCTAAATAAAGATTCAATTTCAGGAGCTCTAACCAAAAGATTTTCTTCATTATCTGTTAATGTTATACCATGTCTGCTTTTTTGATTAATATATCTAACATTTAAATCAAGAGTATTTAATGATTCTTGCTTTTGCTTTATAGTGTTAGATAATTCATCTATATTTTCTATAGATGATGATATATCTTCTTCAGGTGACATAATTAATCCATCTATACCTGGAGATTCAGGAGGGTCAATACCAGCAAATGCATCTAATTCTTCTGAAACTGAGTCAGGTTCAAATATACCAATATCTCTTGTTATATCAATATCGCCTGTAGTTCCATATTCAGTCATCTCAGCAAGTAAATCATTTCTATTTTGCATTACTTTTTGAACTGATGATAAAGCTTTTAATCCTTTCTCACTATCAGCTCCAAGAGGTGTTAATGAATATAAAGCTTTTGTCATCCTTTTATCATCTTTAGATATTTCTTCACCTTCAAATGATTTTTGAACAGTAGAAGCTATATCTTCAGCAATAGATAGAACACCTTTTGTATTCTGACCTTCATAATAACCATACAAAGCAGAAGCTACTCTATTCGCTTGACTTCTATTTAGATTATATTGGTCTTCTAACTCATCTATAACATTATCAAGGTCTTCACCATCGCCAATATATGATTGATAAACAGCTCCAATTCCTGTTGTTGTTACAAAATCATCAGCATGAGATGTCATTAATTGTTCATTTACTGTATTTAAGACTTGTAACCTTTGACCAAATTCAGCTGACCTAGCTTGGTCTATCGACATTTTTGTTAAGACCCACTCTCTTTCAGCTCGTCTTTTATCTGCAGCATGAGCTCTTAGCTCTCTAAGAGTTCTTAATACTTCTAATTCTCTAGCCATTTTTATCTTGGCCCATATGGTGGTGTTGGTTCATAATCATAGTCGGTTGAATCCGATTTTACTTTACTATTAATAGATTTAGTTTTCTTTTTTCCATAAGAAGTGCAATCTTTTTTACTTTTATATCCTAATTTTTTCCAATTTTTGCATTTTGTTTTACTTGGCATATTATACCTCCTTAAAATATCCCCAAAAATTTCGATTCTGATTTTGCTAAATGAAGTTCTCGCTCAGCCCTTAATCTTCTTTCATCAGCATCTAACCTTCCTGTTTCCGATTCAAACCATCCTTCAATATCGCCCATCTTAGCTCCAATTTGTGCCCATAAATCATCTTTAGCTGATAAATATGCATTTGAAATATTCTTCCAAGTAGTAGACATCTTGGTCTCAGCTGTTCCAGATGTAGCCAATCCGCTTTGCTGAATCATTGTTTCATACCCTTCTCGTAGTTCATCTCTTGATTTACCAGTCGCAGTTTGAACTTTATTCATACCTATATCAGCTTCAGCGCTAACTGCTTTTTTCTTAGCTTCATATCCTTCTTTTAATGAACCCCTAGATTGATTAATAACATCTAATGAATCACGTATTAAATCTAACTGAACGCCAGCAGCTTTTTTATCCTGCTCATGAGCACCCCAACTGCCAACAAAACTAACAGCAGCCATTCCAAGAGTAAGAGGGTCTACATATTCTCTGTTTCCTGTATATGGATTTATAGTACCTGAACCTCTTTCTTTTACCATATCTTCACCTTTTTTACCAAAGGCGTCTATTGTACTAGCTTCAACAGGATTGACATGAGATGGTTCACCATCGACAAGTCTCATTTCTGTATCACCAGTCATAGCAGCTCTCTGCTGAGCATTTGAACCTAATGAAAATGAAGATAAATGATTTTTTGCTAATGTATTTATCATTATTGGATACCTAATGGATTAGTCATTCCATATTCACCTAGAATTTCATCTCCATATTCATAATTAATAGATTTTTTTTCTTTATTAGCAAGTAGTTCTTGATACTTAGCTACTCTTTCACTAGCTGGTTTACCTTTCATTTCAGGGTATTCTGCATATAATTCTTGATTAGCTTCTAATGTCAGTCCAGAGCCTTGCCTCCATTCTTCATACAAGCTTGGTTTATTTTCATTAGCTAAGTCTATTGTAGGTGTTGTTTCTGCTGTTTTCTTAGTAGCTAATCGTTTTTTCTCTTTTGCAATACGGTCTCTTTCTTCATCTGATATAATATTAGTTTTTACTAATTCATCATCTTGCTCTTGAGTAGAAATAATTTCATCTTCATCTTTTTCTTTTAATGTTTCATTCTCATCTTTTGCTTCTTGAGGACTTTTTTTACCAAAGAACTCATCAAACCTTTCTTGTTCTTTTTGTTCTTGCTTATAATCCTGAACTAATCCAATGGCTTCTGTTATAGCAGCTGTAGTATCGCGAAGCTGTTCACTTTTAAAATCACTTATCATAGACTCAGCAGTACGTTCTCCTTCTATCCCTGTTAAAGCTGCTAATGTACCTTTATATTTACCTTCAGCTGCCCCAGCTGCTTTAAATGTTCCATATAAACTAGATTTCGTTGCCATTACATTACCTTAGAGTTATACATTGATAATTTAATATTTATCATAGTATTATTCAAAACCTTCATTGAGACAAGCTATCCTTTTTAATAAGTCCTTGTTCTCTAAGAACATCTATGATTCTATTAACCCTGTGAGCTAAAGACGCTACAGCTAATTCAAATTCTGCAGATGTAGGTACTTTAGTTGAAACAGAAGCATTATTAGCAACCCCAACTGTATTTGGAATTGTATTAGCTGAATTTACACCAGTATTATCAACTACCTTAACAATAGGGCCTGAAGGTGTAAGTCTTCTTTCGTTAACAGAGCCATTTACTTTAATGAATTCAGTTAGTCCAGCCCCACCAACATCTCTTATTTCACTAACACCTTCTTTTAAATCAGTATGTTTTACCCTACCTTTTCTAAAGCTAGTTCTTTCTTGCTTCTTATGTAGCGAAAGCCTTTCTTGTCTTGTCATTGCCATTATTTAATATTCTTTAATCTATATATTATTGTCATATCATTTATTTCAAAATCTGAAGATGCTGTACCACCTAATCTTAATTGGAAACTATATACATTATTAATAGAAGATACTGGTCTTAATTCTGCTAATACCCAATCATCAACACCAACACTAATATTATAAAATGGTGTAGAAGAGTCAGTTGCTTTAGTACTAGACCCATCTGCGGCTATTTTGTAAAAATTAGATAAAGTATCATTGTCTCCATTAATAGCATATTGAGCTGTAACACCAGAACCATTTCCTTTATATGATATATAAACCTTATATATCTTTTTTCGTTGGCCTGGTTGACCAAAATCATAATCTTTAGTATGTAATTTATAAGTACCTGAGCCAGAAGCATCAGCTGCGTCATCCCAATAAACAAGACTGTTAGTTGTAAAAGGATACACTTGTTGAGATACAGTTAATCTATTATCTCTATCTATTACAAAATTGGTTTGTTTAGCATGGTCTGATAATTTAGAGTCACCTTTTGTCCAACTTAATGTAACTAAATCTAGTAAGTATATATCTCCAGGCCATGCACTTGCTATCGACCCAAAAGCTGTATTACCAAGTACAATTAATTGTCTTTTGTCAGGTAAATATCCAACAGAAGGTTTTGGTCCTATAAAAGATGCCCAATTCAATTCATTAATAATTTGTCTTCCACCTTTCTCAAGTAAGTCTGTTACTTTTTGACCGTCATATAAGTACGCTCCATTTTCATTAACCCAAGCAATTCCATAATCAGTCTTAACAGTAGCTGAAGGATGAGCAACTCCTTTATGCATGAATGTATCTTCTAAGAATTCTAAGTTTTGAGATACGTTTATCAAATGCATTTTCTTCTTTTTAAACTGAAGTATTCTATCTGCGTATTCTTCAAGCTTTATTATTTCATCGCCATCTTGAACAGATGCTTCAATAATTCTACTTAATGGGAAATTATCAAACTGGTTTACAGGTGATTTTAACATAGCGTCACCTTTTATTTCTTTAGATTGAACACCATGAGAAGAAGACCCTTCATAAAGTACTTGTATATTACCTATATATACCATTCTATTTACAACAACAGCAGTCTTATATTTAGATGTTATACTTAATTCTTCTTCTTCAAAACCACTATTTATTTGATATGTTGATATCTTTGAAGGTGAAACATTATCAGCAGGAGGTATTTCCCAAAAATAATAATTTTCATTACTTTGAGTTTGATAAGATGCATTATATTTCTGCTGATTACCATCAAGTGTAGCAACTCCAGTTACCAAATCAAACTTAGCTTGTAGATACCAAGGCTCAACTGTAGTAGTGACATCTTTCATATATAGATTGATACCGGTAACTCTTTTATTATACCCATTATCCATTCCTATGTGAAGTCTATACCCTGGTGAAGTAGCTGCATTAGTACTTGAAGCTGTTAAAGTTGTAGTAGAAACATTATTATATTCACCTAATGTCCTTATTTGACTTTCTTGTTTTTCATCATATATATGAGATATTCCAAACATATACTTACCAGCTGTGCTACCATCTGACCACAATGCACCATCTCCATCATCCCAATCTAAATAAAGAAAAGCATTATTAGGATTTAAGTATGCTGATAAATCAGGTATAGTTGTAACTTCTGTAACCTCTATATTTGTAAATATGATTGCACTTTTATTTATATTCGGATTCGTTTCTTCTATTTCACATATAAGATACTCATTTGTATCAGTACCAGAATCTCCCCAAACTTGATTTGTTAATGTATTAGCACTATTAAAATAAAAAGTATGGTCAAATGTATAAGTTCCAGGCCCATATTCCCCATCAACTACCCAATTAGAAACTCTATCATATCCATTTGCATGAGCTCCAGCCTGGTCCCATATAACAGTTGAATCTATAGCTCCATAACCAGCATTTTCTGTACCACTCGCATTTGCAACATGAGCAGCTGTACCACATCTCATTTTAACTTTTCTAACTCTAGGAGAATCACCTGACGCTATAAGCATCTGAAAAGAAACCTTAGCTTTCCCAACATTAGCTAAAGCTCCTCCAGTTCCACTAGCTAATACAGCTCTTGTTATACCAATCTGATATACGTCTGGGACAGCTGCTGCGGCTTGAGTATTAGTATCTCCATATAATGTTGAAAAATCAGTACCATTTCTATAATAAGACGTTGGAGGTCTTTCACATTTAGAGCCAGCTAAATGCCATTCGTTAATAGTTAAAGGTTGACTTATATTCTTAAATAGAGTTCTATATATATACCCATACCATTTATTAGCATTGGTATCACCAAAATTACCATCACTAACTCTTAATACACCATCTACAATATAAAACACAGGTCTCATATTTGTAGTATCACCAAGACTAAATACAGGTTTCCAAAGATCTGTATCGAAATTATATATATAGACAGTTGTAGTAATATCGCAGTCAGCCATTACAAGATAATCTGTATTACTTTGAGCCCCCAAAAAACCTGGGCCTTGCTCAGCTCCATTTCTATCATGACTAAATGCAAATAATCCAAATCCAGAACTATTTCTAATTCCATTTGGTACAAAACCATCATCTGCTGTAGCAGCAGGATGAGCAACTGTACCTCCCATGTTTCTTATTTTACCTATATCATGTACAACAGCATCTTGTATATCAGATAGTTCTGTAGTCGATATATCTCTAGCATCGGAAGCATCACTTAGTCCCCCATGAAATTCTTGTATAGGTTGTATCTGCTTAGGCATCGCCTTCTTGATACTCTATATCTTCTATAATTAATGATTGAGAATGCTCAGGTAAGTCGCATACGCAAGGTAAATCTTCATCTGGGTCATCATGCTCAAATAAATCATAACGAAGACCTCCTTCGGCTCCGTATATAGCACCACCTTCGGTGGATTCATTTACATATCTTTCGTTCTCTTGGCTTCTATGTCCCTGTATGGAACTAATGTATTCAGATATTGTTTTCTTTTCTGGCATCCACCACACTCCTTTATTTTACCTCTTGAAACTGTTTTGATAACTCTTGATACAGTATCACCAAGTCCTTTGTCATGCCCAAAAAGGTCAAATCTATTCTTTGACATCATATTATCCTATTATTTATTATTGAACTGCAGCTGATTGTTTAATGCCTTGACCAGGATTAAACCATGACCTTGTTTGAATCACAGGTTGACCAAGTATTTCAGACATAGGATGACTTTGTTGAGACATCTGTTTTATCTTTACAATCGTTTTTAATTGTTCATTTTTAACCATATCAGTATACAATCTTTCTAAATGACCTATTAAACGACTAACCTCAGGAATATGAACAACTAGATTCACTTTCTTTGATTGAGATGCTGCTTTATGCTGCGATTGCATTTTTTCTGCTAATGTCATAATATTACCTTTAGTAACTTTTACCCCATTTAGGATTTTTCCCAGGCCCTGATGTTGCTTGTTTCTTTAATTTTTTCTTCATTCTAACATTCTTGGATTTAGCCATATCCCACATAACCTTATCTTGCTCTTCTTGAGATGTAGAAGCTGGTTTTTGACCAGGATAACAAACTTTATGGGCCTTTTCTGGGCTCATTCCTTTAGCTATCATTTTTTCAACACATGCTTTTGGCATAATTATCTCCTATTTACCTACAAGTTTAGGTTTCTTTGATTTTACAGAAACTCCAACTTTCTGACCTTTAGGAACACATCTTTTTAACTTTTTACTGTAAACCTCATTAACGTGACATTCAGCACTTTGTGTAGGTTTACCTTCTGGTGTAGCCATATTATTACTCCTATTTAAACCACCTGTCTTTAATTTACTACCTTTTCCTGTATCTTTGGAAGAAACATTTGATAGTCCAATAACATCAGCCATTATTGACTTGCAATATAAACTTCTATATCACAGTCAGCTGTATCAGCTTTACCGACAACTTTAGTAATAGTTGAAGCGCTAAAATTATCAATATCAGCTTGGTCATCTATGCTTGATACATCACCAAACATTAATGTCTTACCAGCTTCAAGCTTTAATTCCCAATGATGAGAAGATTCATCTGTAAACTGAATAATAATAAAATTAGTATCATCAAGATTTGTTATCCTGCAATATTCAAAATCACCTCTTACAAATGCACCAGCACCAGGGTCAGAAGCAGCAACGTCAAATATACCCGTACCATTTGTAGAACTCTCAATTTTCATAATTCTATTAAATATTTCACCTACAGAAGCAATAGTAGTTGTTGCCTCAGAATTTCTAGCAACACCATTTAAAGTTATAGTTTCTGTTACTGATACTGTAAGAGTAGCTGCTGTTATCGTAGTAGCCATTTCTTTTTAAACACCTAGTCTTTTTAGTAAAACGCCTTTGATTATTTTCCAAAGCGCTTCAAGTATTGCTTTTTCTGTTTTTTCACTAATTATTGGAATGTCAACAGCTTTGTTGATTTCATCAATAATTTCATCTTTTGTTTTATCAGATAACAACTCATCTGCAATCATCTTAACTAACATTATAACTCCTTCATTTTCTTTGATTTTAATATTAGGTAATAAATGTTTATCGCAAACATAATACACATTAGTATACCAGATATTATATCTGTATAATAAACTAAACCTAAACTTGTACTAATTCCACTAACTTTTAAACTATCCATTATTAGTTTCTTCTCTTTTTATTCCGCTGCACCATCTCATCATACCTTTTCCTTGATTCATCTTTCTTTTTCCATCGTTCTTTGCTTTTTCGATTTCTAATTTCACGTTGCTCTCTTATACTTGTTCCACGCCTTTGACTTCCTCTTATCTTTTCATAAGGAGTATCTGAATCAACACATTTTTTCAATTTTTGACTATATACTTGTCCTGTCGGGCATCCAGCTTTTTTACCTTTTTTTTGTGACATATTTAACCTCTAACTTCTTCCATTTATACGGCTCATTGAACCTTTTAATTCTGATACTTGATTATCCAGGTCGTTGATTTCTTTAGTAATAGCATCAAACTTTCTATCTAATTTATCATCTGATTGATTCCATCTATTAATTAATTTAATAACCATACCTTCCATATTCTCTAGAGTTTCACTTTGACCTTTATTCTCAACTTTTAAATTCTCTAATATATCTTGCTGTTTAGCTGCTTTATTAGACATTTGCACTACCAAATATACAAACATAGCTCCAACCACACCAATCATTCCTGCTTCGCCATATAATTCCATGAAATCCATTATTTCTTCTTTTTACCTAATGCTTTTTCGTACCATTTTAATTCTTCTTCCATTTCAGCAAATCTTTCTTGCTCTTCTACTATGTGTTTTTCAACAAGCTCTGTAATTGTATGATTAGCGTCTGACATTTTTCTTTCTAATTCTGCAATTCTTTGAATAACTGAATAATATGAGTACACAAGACCTGCGATAACAACCGCTGACTGAAGTAACCATTTAATGTTAATTGATATAATGGCGTTATCATCAACGACTGTACCTCTATAGCTTCGTGCAGTTTCTGGTTTACCACTCACTTAACCTCCCAGCCACAGACTGACCATCCAGAATCACACCCTGTCAATATAAATATAATTAACAGTAATATTATAAGATGTTGATATTTCATAATCTATTTCATTTGTTATTATCATAGAACCATCCACCATGCTATTGCAGTTTCAACGAATAAATCTGAAGCTGTGTTGTAGGCCCAATTCTTTTTAGAACCATAGGGCCTCCAATCTTCAATTATCCATTCAAAGACCTCCCACAATACTCCAATGATAAATACCGCAAATACACACCAGAAATCACTCCAATTTAACCATTGAAATATCTTACATAAAAATGCACCAGCAGCTAAGTGATAAGAGGTCCAACTATCTAACTGACCTGTTCTTTGTTGCCATGCTACTAATTTTGCTATAGGATTATCCATATTAAACCTTTAGATGTTTAGATACTTCTGTATTACCACTCATTTGTGGAACTATTCTTGATAATAATTCCGATTTAGTTTCACTAGAGACATAAGAGATTCCTCGTTTATCATAAAAATCTTTTATTTCTGCTTTTGTATTTGTATCAGTAGGATAATCTGCTTGACTTGTAGCGACACCATTAATTAAATGATGACTTCCTACTATCAATCTACCATGCCCATCACCATGCTTTTTTGCACATTCTGACACATAAAATTCTTCAGCAACTTTAAAGCTATTGCTTTTCTTTGCTACAGTTCCATCTACATCTACAAAATAATCATAAGACGAAGGGTAAGCCAGAGTCTCTTTAGTTCCATCTGGATATGTCTTTACACGGGTTGCACCGGGGGTTGTATTTTTATGGAGCCTTACTCGATGACCCTGACTACACCTTCTTGCAATCATGATTCTGCTTCAACCTCTTCAGATTTAGGTTCTAAGGCTTTCTTAAGCTCTGCTAAACCTTTTTGAAACTTCTCTACAAATACCTTTTCACATTCAACTAATTGTTGTCTCATGAAAGCATTTGTATTGAGCTTGTTTTGTACATCCCTTACATGGTCTTGGTTTAATGCAACTTGACCTGCAAGTTCTTTTTGTGAATCAGTCATATCCTCGATGATGTATTCTTCTCCATCAAGATTCAAGACTGGCTTTTCTTTTTGTTCTTTAGCCAT